GGGTGTACCCATTAAACAACAGGTCGATATTGTCCAGTGCCTTATCCACATTAAACTCGTAGTCAGGTCTCTTCCTAGTCTTAATCTCTTTCGGTAACTCCTCAGCACCTTTGGCTACAGCCTGCTCGTACTCTTTCCAGTTCTCATAAGGTACACTTTCATCACCTTCAATCTTTCCGAATATCGGCTCTCTTTCTCTACTACTCATCGACATCTGCCTCGACGAACTCAGTCGTAATTCCAATTTTCTGTACGTCTCCGATGTCTGCACCGTCCACAAGTCTCTCATGTTGCTTTTCACTAATCTTGCTCAACTGATCAAATAACTTCGTCGTCAAGTCCACCGCCTGTGAACTCGGCCCTATCTGCAATTCAACATTCGCTTGCTCAGGTCCTTTAGTCGCCGTCAGCAACTCTTTAGCAGCAGCAATCCTGTCCTTACTGTACGCAGCATTCTCCATCTCTGTCGCGAGTACACTCACAGGCAGCAGGCTCTGTACCATCAGTTGCTTCACCAGCTTACTTCGTCTATACCTACTAGCAGCAGCCAACAGCGCGTTATACCCATCACTATCAGGGGCATCGTTCCACCGCTTCTGTACAAAGGCATCCTGTGCCCTCGCTTTCTTGTAACTCCCTATTAGCGTCTCTCCAGTCTCCAAATAACCGACGAACTTAATAGCGTTCACATACTCAGGTATACTCACCTTGCAGTCGACCATTACACTCTGGTAATCGATCAACGCGTCCATAAATGTGCTACTGTCGTAGTCCGGGTTCTGCATTACTTCATTTAAGTAATCAACAGTCTCCTGGTTAATTACCTGTCTCTTACTTGGTAACTTCTCTTTCAGTTCTTCTACAGTCAGAGTCTCTGACCTCTTTATTAATCCTATTCCTGCCATCGTATTCCTTTAACTCCCTCTCAGGTTGGTTATATGTTTATTTATATTATATGAACGGTCTCAATACCCAAGGTCTTCAATTCCTCGGCCACCAACGCGTCCTCTACTGCTGCTTGCTTTATACCGCCATCTACACACTCTTTATACAGGTACTCTGCTCTCAGCAATTCCGGCCTCTCGTGTTCAAATGACACTGTCGGCAGTTCCTCGCTATTCACTTTGACAATTTCAGTACCGCACACTGCGGGCACTTCCTGTTTTGTCGTGTCTACTAATACTCTCATCTCATTCTCCTTGATGACAGTATACTGAAAGGTTGCTTTAGTTTAGTTTAAGTTAGATGGCAGAGCGCTGAGCTACCGACGCCCATACCTTATGGTACGCTTGGCTTAGCAAGCCAGCCTAGTCCCCGACTAGTTAACGCTCTACAGAAATGGTGTGGCTGCTGAGAATCGAACTCAGATACCTCGGGCCACAGCCGAGTGTACTAGCCATTGTACTACAGCCACCATATGCATGATGGTTGAGGGAAAAGGTAACGCTCCTTTGTTCCTGCAGTCAAAGTGCAGTGTACTACTATTATACGATCCCTCAGTATGGTACGGATAGGAAGAATCAAATTTCCGACTCCTGTTCCCAAAACAGGTGTTATGTCACTTCACTATATCCATATATGGTCGTAAGAGTTGGACTCGCACCAACGGCCTCTAACTTTTCAGGTTAGCACTCTACTCCTGAGTTACCTTACGAATGGCACGGACGGTTGGATTCGAACCAACGGCTTCCAGCTTAACAGACTGGCCTTTTACCACTAAAGTACATCCGTACATTTGGTTGCGGGAGACGGATTTGAACCGTCGACCTTCGGGTTATGAGCCCGACGAGCTACCAAACTGCTCTACCCCGCAGTGCCTAACAATGATTTAATTTCTTGAATTTATATGCAGTATCCCAAGAAGTTAAACCTTCTTAGAAATTTCTTTTGAAGTCTCTAAGAAAGTTTACTTTCTCAGTCCATGAAAACTGAGTGTACTCATCTGCGGCTGATTATAATTACTAAAATTATACGAACTATATGTAGTCTGTGCCACGAGCATCTCCTTTTTCTTTAATGCCGTTATTCTACCAGAGGGAACCTTATAGTTCCCTTAATTTCCTGATCTCTCTTTTCAGTTTGTTAATTCGGGTACCATCCCTGAACCATTCACTCTGATGATAGAAAGCCTTCGGAAGTCTGTACTCCAGCATATACTCCAGCTCGTCCTCAAGTCTCCCGACCTCTGTCACAAGGCCCTTACTGACAACCAACCTAATCATAGGAAGGCTGCACCGTATACATCACTTTTACTGCTAGTTGACATCAATTTATCATGCTCCGCTTGTGTCATTGCTCCGCCAGTGGCTACAGTTATAACCTCTACCTGTGGTGGTACGTAGTTTATATCCACTTCTACACTTGGACTAAGCTCTGCTCTATTAAAGCAGTACACGCCTTCATTTCCATCATCTGTTATTATTGTCCCCACCACAGTCAGCATCTGACTTACATCATAAGGAACTATTGTGGTTCCATTTATAGTTTGTACGTACCTTTCTGTACTTTTACCCCCGCCTTTTGGGGCGTTCCCATACGCCTTCAGGAATATCTCATACTTCCTTAGACTCTCGTCAGTCCTTCTTAATGCTCTCATTTCTTTGTATATGTCTATCGGATGTATCGACGTATTTACTGTACTTGCATCTAAGTATATGAGCCTATTTTCTCCATCTATTGATGCTATCATAGTATTAGGTCCTGCTTATCATTGATGGTTCCACCGTACTTATCTTGCAATGCCAATATTACTAGTGTATATATTGAGTTGAACACCTCTCCCCCTGATACGACATCGTTACTTTCCGTCGATACTGGTAATGTTTTACCCATCACTTCACTTAGTGGCATACTGAATTGTTCCCACCTCGTTAGTGTATTTTTTATTTCGTAAGTATTTTCGTCTCTCAATACTTTCTGTACTGTTATCTGAACCCAAGGCATACTTCCTACCTTGGGTAAATCTATTGTTATTTTCGAAGCTCTTATTTGTTCTAACATATCACGCCTTTATTAGATGTTACTCTCTGGACTAGGTGCACACGTTACACTGTTCACATCTTGTTTTTTCATTACGAACTCTGTCTTAGCTGCTGTACAACCACCGTCACCTTCTACTTCGACTACCATTACTTTATCGGTATCTCCAGGCAACCCAGCCTGCGTGTTACCTACATAGTCGTACAGGAATGATATATCTGAACCACCGACACTACCTTTAACGTCAACACCATCTTTGTCTTTTACTGTCACAGCATTTGCTTTATTAAAATCCGCATCAGCTGCTCCGTCTTTGTAGTACACTTGGTACCAAGCGTTGCTGTCAGTTTTTGCACTGGTTCCAACTGCTATCTCACATGCTGGGTAGTATGCGTATGTACATTCTGTACCATCATCACTTGTTTGCACAATCTTTTGGCTCTCACTTGCTGGCAATCCGTCTATGAACAACCCTTGTTTCGTAACCATTCTACCATTAGCGTCTATACTATACCATTCACTTTCACGCTTCCCGTGTATTATACTAGAGTCGTTACCTGTACCTGTGTTTATGTTGTCATCTGTACTTGCAAATGCATCTAGCTTTGCCATTACTTCCTGTACTGTTCCTGCACCTGTGTTCAGAACCACATACGTAAAGGCTTTGTCTGCTCCTGCAAACCCACTTCTAGTAACTGGGCTACTTAGCTTAGCTAGAGTCATACCATCAAATGGTGCTACTGGCGTTGAGTATACACTCGTAAACGTGTACCCTGCGTCTGTAATCCATTTCTTTTCAGACTCAGTAATCGCAAAACCACCAATATCGGCATCTGTTGTATCGTATGGTAGATCCAGCAAACTCTTACTTGAGAACGAGTACCCGAATGTTCTTACACCAATATTGAACACCCCTCTGTTATCAGCTCCACCATTTGTGTATACCAGCACTGGTTCTGAAACTGGCCCAGGTCTATCAAAATCTACAGGAACCCCATCAGCAAAACTGTAGAATGGTTGTGATGTTGGTTCAATGTTACCAAGCGAAATAGCTCCGTACCATATCTTCTGTATCACATCACTTGTGTCAACTTCATTCCAGCCTGACGCATCTGTCTTTTTCCACTCATTTGCTGTCGCAAATGTTCTTCCATTAACAAAGTTATACGCTCCAGCTCTCTTATACGAACCCTCTAAGAACACGTCGTATTGTCTTAGTACTTCATCAGCCCCTCTTCTTGCTCTCTCGAATGCATACAGCGTTGCCAGCGTCGGTCTATTATCAGCTGTTAATCTATTTGCTTCTAGCCCTGAACCATAATCCACCTGTGCTACTTCTGTATCGAAGAAAAACTCCAGCTTTCCACTTGCTACATCGAAGTATACATTCCCATCTGGCGTCCCCGCTCTACCTTGTGTACTCTGAACATAATCCCCTAATACTGCACTCATCTATTTTCCTTTTTATTATATATTTGTGTCTCTAACTAGTTTGACTTTCACGTCCCTATGGTTCCTATAACCCCCTCCAGAGGGTCTTTCACATACAACCTATACTCTGCACCTACCGGTATATCTTTCATCGTATACGTCGTCTCAGGTGCTTGTAAATCGACTGTCGCTCCAGCTGTTATACAAGTAATTCCAGCCACATTTGTCACTATCGTTACTGTGCCAGTTGTAGCTGTTACATTTATATCTTTTGTGTTGTTACTAAAGCTTATATCATTAAGTGTATATGTACCAGCACTTGCTATCTCTATACCGTACAAGTTATCTGTAATTGAACCACCCGTAATAGTACCATTTAGCAATATTGCCCCTTGCGAGCTTGTAGTATTTTTGATGTTACAGTTGTTTAGGGTTGCCCCATTTTGTAGTATTTGACTACACCCTGTATATGTTACACCTGTGTAGGTTTTACCACTTACTAGGCTTACATCAAACTTACCTAGTGTAGTACCGTTGTACTCTATTGAGTCCCCAGTTCCACTTTTCCAATATCCACCTTTACTTGTTGATATTAGTGACGTTGTTATCTGACCATTTGCATTATTAGTCTCAATACCTACTTTTCCACCGTCCACATTAGACAAGAAAGTGCTTACACCGTCTGCTTGTAGAGGGGTTATAAGTGACTGAGTATCCATATGTATATTACAACTTAATACCAAATCTCGACTTAATACAAATTGTGCATCTGCATTATTTGTTAGGGACTCTGTGTACGCTATACCCTCTGCTGATACTTCTGAACTCAGCATAGTTGCTATGTCGCTAAATGTTACTTGCTTACCCTCTCCACCGCCTGTTATAGTCTGCTTCTGAATTAGTGATTGTCCGTATGTACTACAACCATTTCTCTGCGTATCACTACTTAACCTAAACATAATTCCGTACTTCTTAACTGCTGTCGCGTCAAAGCCCGGTACTTGAAACATTGGAGTATCTACACTACTCATACTAATTAGATTATGATATATCGCCGTAGCTATATAACCGCTTATATACTTACTTCTAATTTTCCATAGCTTCCATCTGTTAGAAGTATCTATTGCTAGTACATACATATAAGCGGTACTAACACCAGTTGGTTTAGTCCACACTGCCATAAGTTCATCCCTCATATCTTTAGGACTATCAAAAGTCTTTACACTACCTACTAAAGCTTTTTTCCAGCCTGTATATCCGCTTGGTTCTTTTGGAGTTGCTGGATAATCATTATCTGCATCTATATTATGTTCATAATGACACATTCCATAATTATTAAGCGTTCCTGTTATTGCCCCACCACCAGTAGGTGTCACAGTAGTACCTGCTTCATATTTATGTGCATGACTAGTAAAAGTATACCAATACCCTTCATTTTCACTATCTGCGTTACTTGTGTCTCTCACCCAATAAACACTACCATCAGTTAATCCAATAGCCTCATAACCATTAACTTTGTATGACTTGTAGTCAGCTAATTTTTCAGAACTCTTAATCAACCCTGTTACATTGATTTGGTAAGCTGCACCACTACCGTAGCATAGAGCAGTATTTCCGTTACATTCAACAGTCTCATTGTCGCTTTCACCACTTCCTGTGTAGTCACTTATAGTTATGTAGCCTTTACCACCCGACGAGGATTGGTATTGTCTATAACTTCTAAAAGTAGCTGTATTACCACTTCCAAAAGTTACTGTATCCCCATCAACACAACCACTTAATGAACTCGCTTGGTCAACTCTTATTACGTATGTAGTTCCAGTATACGCAGTTAATGTCACGTTTAAAGGTACTCTAGGCTCTCCAGTGTCTATATCATAGCCGCTTGCATATATATCTTCCATCCATTGCGTGTTATGGGTTATATCGGTTATTGGTGCAAGTGCTTTTACAGGCTGTATGTCAAGTGGTGGTAATCCACCCTCATCACCAATTATAAACCCTAAAGCGGTTGTTTGGTCACTATCTACGTGGTCTTGAAATGCAGGTATAGTTCCAGCTCCTGTAGTTACATACTCATAAGCTACACTATCATTTACGTCATATACGCCGCTGATTTGTCTTTTATCAGGATGAACTCCCTCTTGTATATTATCTGCATCTGAACCACCAAGATAGAATACTAGTTGTCCTGCTGCTGTTGCCTCTAGTGCAGGATAGTCTATATTTGTATTTGATGCACTTTTTTGCTTAATTGCCCCACTATCAACAAATTCCCAAGCCCCATCAACTCTGATACACATAGTGTGCATATATAAGTAACCTGCAAAAGTATTTGAGTAACTACTACATTGCTCTCCATCACTTGTAGCTACATGGTAATACGCTCTTACTTCAAGTGAGGTATCTTTTGGGTCTGTATTTGGTATTTCACTCCACCCATCGTCGATAGTAATTTTATCATCATCATTCTGATTCCACATCATAATAAGCACATCACCAGCTTTCACGTCTGCTAGGAATGGAGGCTGTATATTATTTCCTAGACTATCTGTATTTAGTATGTACTCGTATGTACTACTTATCTTATATGCCATCAGTTAACCTTTACGCTATATATACTATTATTGCTATGAGAACCAACACCACCCCACTAAGTATCAGTCTGTGGTTCTCATATTTCCTTTTCGGACATGTTTCTTTTGTATATCCATACATACACTTGCTACATCCCATCTTTGAATCCTATTGTTTTTCCTAATATATACTTAGCAAATCGACTCTCTACTATTCCTAATATTGCATAACTTGATACACCTATGAATGCCACTATTCCATCTCTACCGCCCATATCCTGTGGTATGAATGTTGCTAGCGAACTTGCTACAAATGCTCCTATGAACATATTTATCACCACTGCGCTATTCGACCATTCTATTTCTTTATTCATCTTTTTTGTTTTTGAGTAATCATACATATAAGCCACGATTCCTCCTGCCCCACCTAGCATTACATTCTTTAGTGCTACTGCCACCTCTGTTGCTATCTCTATTCCTTCTCTAGCGGTCATCTTTTTTTCTCCCGTGATTTGGCGTATGTACTGCTATTGCCAAATTTAATATTATTGACATGAATCCTATTGCATACACCAAACCGCGAAATCCAGCATACCTATTTCTTATTTCATCTTCCTGTATCCCTTGAACCACAACCAACTGATGTGGTCTTTTTCTATTAGAGCCACGTTGTATTCCTTTGAACCCTAACGTTTCTTCTGGTAATATTTTAAATTCTAGATATTCTTCCGAGTCATCAAATTGCCAGCTCAATTTTGTATTCTCATCACTATCGTATCCTTGTCCTAGTACTGCTAGTGCTTGTTCACATTGCTTAGGTTCTGTGTGTAACTGGCATTCACTTTCTACTGTCATAAATTTACCACCCTCAACAAAGCAGTCTAGGCTAGGATCGAATACAAATTCTCTACTACCCATATCATACGCGAATACATCCCCTGTTGGACTTACTCTACTTCTCCTAGCGCACGTTTTCAATGTCTTTTCGAGTTCTTCATTGGTCCCCTCTACCGTCAAGTCATTTACGCAAGCCTTTATTTGTTCTAAATTGTATCTTGCCTGCGTTCTTGCACTGTTTTCCAGGTTATACGCCCACCACGTGTCTATAGTGATTGTACTCATCACTATTAGTACCACCACCATTACATTCTTTGTTGAGTACTTCACTACTACCCTTTACTTACTTTAATAGGCACGCCGTCAGCCCATTCTATTGTCACAGTTTCACTAATGCCGTCATCCTCATTAAGTCTCACTACCTGTATGGGTACTCCCCCTACAAACGTGGGACTAATTGTCCACAACTTCTTCGTCTTCCCGCTGTCAGTCCACTTTTCTATTTTACTGGGCAGCCCGTTACTCCACGTAATTTCGGTATGCCCTTCCCTCTCGTCAATCTGTGCTCCCAGGTTCTGTTCTATGATAATAGTCTGGCTAGGGCTTATACCTTCTCCACCACCTGCTGAAGTGCTTCCGAAGTTTACGTTCTTTCCACCCTTAGATATCATCTCTACCCTTTATGTACACATACTTCTGTGTACCCATACTGTCTCTTTGATGTCTTAGGCACGGGCTGTATGTAAAACGTCTCGTGGGCAGTAATTGTATCCTCTTCATCCAACAACATCCCGGCACTACTACTATCTATACCGAACCTAAGTCTAATACTTCCTGTCATGCCTGCGATAATGATAGTACCCGCAGTGTTCACTACGCTTATCCACTCGTTATCCGATCTATCAAGTACAACAGTCTCAGTTACCATATCTAGTCCTTTAGTACGAAAGCGGTCACTTTATTTCCGCTACTTTTGACTACAGCTTCGATTATCTTTTCTGCCACGGTATTGCCTATACTGTAGTCGGTACATCCCTGTATGTCTTCAACTATATACTTTGCTAATAATATTTGAAACTGTCTGCTAGTTCTTTTTAACGCAAACTTACATAACCATTCATACATGGTCTACCTCCTGCTACTACTTTATTGACCATTATACCTTTTCTTCGCTGTTATTTACCTTAAGCTCCTCACCATCAACCACTCGCTGGTATACTTCTAACAGATGCTCCTCATCATCAATCTTAAACATCTCTGTGTACCCAGTAAACGGTTTATCGAACTCTACCTTCATATCCCTGTAGTATGCATGCATCATCGCCTCCTTCTTGAAGACCATTGTCGTCCGTCTATGCCTTTTCGGGTACACCTCTGGGAATATCCTATACACTTTATAGTACCCGGCAACAATTTCCAACACTCTGTCAACAATAGTCGGCCTCTTGGTGATACCGATCTTCACTAACTTACATCCTTCATGCATTACATACAGCAAGTACAATATCCCCTCGTCATCTGCCATCTCTTTCTTACTCACTCTAAGTTTAGGCAACTTGATCAATGCGCACCTCGATCTTTCCATCAACCGCCCATTTCTTGACGGCATGTATGTCAACAATCTGTCTGTCATCATCGTACGCATACCCGTTCATAGAGTCTAACACAGCTTTCTGCAAATTATCAATGTCACTATTAGAGTCACACCACTGCCCATCATACTCCGCTTTCTTCTTCTTGCTCCATGACTTAGCCATTGGTACCCAGAAAACAAGGTCTACCTTCAGCAACCCCTCCGTCTTCTCCATACCTCCGACCAGTTCCTCCATGTCCTTCTTAAACTTAGTATACTTCTTCCCGTAGTACGCCCCCCATCTTGTAACTCTCGGTCTACTTGCTGGTACGGGTTCGATGTCGAAGGTTGTTGTTCGGGTACTCACCGCGCTACGCTTGGCCATTGTCGACCTTTAGTCCGCTCGGTGTTTCTCTGATGACGCGTCTCTTCAGCAGTTGCCTCACCATCGACAGTTCCTCTGCCGTCGGGTGGTACCCATCATTCCGCAGTATACGTTGGATCAGTACCTGGTCGGGTTTGTCTACCATCAGGAATATATCCAGCAGCTGCGCCGGTATTGTTACACTGTTAGGCTCCATTACTCATCCTCTCCGCTGTCATTCTTCGGATTCTTCCAGGCCTGTACTGCTTGCCTGCCTATAAAGTAGTTGTCAATATCCGACCCCTTTAACAGCAACAGGTAATCTTTATCTGTCAACTCTTTCTTAAGTACAGCTAACCGTCTCTCTGTAACATCTAAGGCTTCTGCTATCTCTTTGTCGATAAATTCCCATCCAGTACTCTTACTATAGTAGTACACCAACAACTTAAAAGCACCGGCTGATAAGTCCTTCATTGCAGATAATGCCTCGTCACTTGGTATTCTACATCTATACGCTGCTTTTGCGTGCATCACTATACTCCTTTTCTTGATTTTATGCATGTTAGCTCCTTGGCTACTTATTTATGTGCATATTATACTGCAATACACCTGAAAATAAGCTTGTCTCATTAATAGGTTTTTTGTGGGGGTCAAACGCACATTAATGTGCGAATAGGTACTTATTCACGCTCATTTATATTCACTCGATATCGGGAGCTCTGCCCTCTCTGTAGGACCTACGGATCATTTTGTAAGTCTTCCCTTATTAATTAATAATATATACACTTCTAACGGCGGGTACTCGTTATCGATAACTTTGCAGGAATTGTACATATTTCTTTCCATGTTCGGAAATACGTAGTTTATAAGTTACGTATTTTACTGTACACAGCAGGCAGGGGTTCCAAGGCTCGTTTAAGAATTCCATGTGTGTACATTGTTATTTTTTCGTGGAAGGGCGGTGTACTTAAGAATAATTTAAGAATTTCATACCTGTAATTACATTTTTTTGCGAGTAGGGGCAGTTCCCTACTTTCTTTCTTTCCCTGCTGGGGTGCCCCCCCTAAGACAAACTGCTCACTAAAACCGTTCACAGTTCAATTTTTATTAAATAGATAAACTATTAAACCTAAAGGATCTACAATGAGCAAGCTAATTGATACACTAGTCGAAGACGAGATGACACTGACAACCAAAGGTTGGACAGTGGCAACTAAACTAGCAGAGCGTATGCCTGCTGAGTTAACTGTACCAGCCCAATGGGCAGTACTGTTCCTAGCTTCAGAGGGTCTGAAGTTAGACAAAGACGAGGATAAATGCCTCTTCTTCCTAAGTATGGCTAGGAAGCTATACACAGGTGAAATAGTGCGCGCTGCGCCTATCGATGTCAGTGATCTACTCTAACGAGTAGGTCCCTTTTTTTCTTTCCTTACAGTCCATGGTCAGAGAGAACGGTTTAAATACCACCGTACATACTACACAGCCCATACTAACAGACCATACTAACAGACCATACTAACTACTACACCGACCATGTACACATCAATTTTTATTAAATAGATATATTATTATATGTCTAACCGCAACGGTGACTAGGGGCGGTATACAAATAATTGTAGTCACACAACCCACATCGGGTAACTAAGGAGACAAAATGGAATTAGTATACATAGTAGGAATCATCGCGGTAATCTTTTACTTCGGTAAGGCTATCAGTGCAATGGCATCATCAGCAGAGAGAGTTGTACAAACAGGCGCTAAAGTAGTTGATACAGTTGCAGACGTCGCAGACGACACAGCTGGTACTTACGCGTTCGACCTTAAACTAGACAACGCTGAACACCGCAACGAGCTAGCAGTTAGAGCACAAGCTATGACATCTATAGTTACTATAGACGAGTTAGACGCATTGCTAAAAGGTAAATCACCTAAGGCAGCGTAACCAACAACTGATTCCCGTCTCAGTATAATGGCGGGACAATAAACCTAAAGGAAACGTTATGTCGATAACACCAATAGTAGTAGGTATTAGTATATGGGTACCACTCATATCATTAATACAACAAGTACTATAACAGGAAGAGGGCAATCCCTTCTTTCAGAGGGTCAGAGAGAACCGCAAGAGGCAAACCCTCGCTAACAACAAAAGGACAACCATGTTGAAAATACAGCCGTACAAGCATCAAACCGAACTAGACGCACAGCTAGAAGAAGAGGCATTCGTCCTCTATACAGGCATCAGTACAACGGAAGCTCACCTCATCTGCATCGACAGTAATGGTATGGTAAGCTTCAAAGACGAGTTCTGGAAACCGTTTCAACGCTGGCAAAATAGCCCTAGTCGGGGAGATATTAAAATTAGATCGTAGGAAATAGCCTCACGTAGGTAGAGTAAAGAGACTAACAGGCAGAGTAGCTACATTACTCTAGTTATTCTAATTACTCTAGCTATTCTAGTTATTTTAATTATCCAAGTTACCCAACCCTGCTTAAAAATCAACCAGCTACCTAAAATCAACTGCTTAAAAAGTAACCAAAAGACTTAAGGAAACCTTAATACATACCAAAACCTATGTCAGCTATTAACACTGAACTGTGTTAAATATACAGCTGACCAACCAAACTATACGATATTCCGTATAACATCTTGAAAGGGCCATTATGATACTAAATCTAACTCAACACCCAGCAACTGTAGAACAACTGAAAGCCGGAGTAATCGACCTAGGTGAAAAAGAAAAAATGACACTGCAATGCTTGCTAACATTCGACGAATTACCAACGCAACAGGAAATAGCTAAAAGAGCCAAAGCTATCAGCGCACTGGCAATGCGTGAACACGTCAGTAACGTAATGGTAGGTGGAGCACCTTACTTAATGGCACCGTTAGAGACAACACTCCGAGCTATCGGCATCAGCCCAATGTACTCGTTCTCTCAAAGAGTGTCTGAAGAGCAAACTCAACCGGACGGTACGGTTGTAAAGGTAAACTCGTTCAAACATCTGGGCTGGGTGATACCGTGAGTAAGAAACAGCCAAAGAGAGACTATAACATCTACCTGGCTAGTACCGGACAGATATCTCTCAAAACACGGTGTGTACCCGATAAAACAAAGTATAAACGCAAACTCAAACACAAAAAGGATTGGAAAAATGAGCAAAACTATCAATAATATGGCAATGCTGAATACAACAGTTAACGACCTGAATGAAATAACAGATTTCAGTACAGAACTATGCTTCACAGATGACAGCATCAAAATCGTGATCAACGGTATCGATGCTGAAATCTGTTCCAATGTGAAAGCTGTTATCGCTGTACTGAGAGGTATGGAGATATGCACGATAGCACAACAGCAAACGCGCAACAGTGCTACCGCAGAGCGTACGCAAGACGAATGCGGGGATGATAGGGAAACGCTAGGCGATATCATTCGTAGAACAATGGGCGACGAATGGTGAGTATAAACATCCTAAATGAAACTAACATCGAAGGAACGCCAATGCATTAAAACACAAGTCAACCACGCAAATCAACCCGCTGTAATAACACCTTCACCGGCAATGACCGGCAACAACAACAAGGAAAACAAATGGACATCAATCAACTAATCGCAGACAAAGTAGCAACGGCACAAAAAGCTAAACAAAAGTCAGTAGAGACAAGAGTGAAAGCCCTACTAGAGGACACTAATTTTATTGAATCACAGAGAAAGCTAACAGCAATGAGTGCCGAAGTAAGCAAGTTACAGACTGCAATGACAACATTAAATAAACTACCGCCATTCATCGCTAACGACGGCCGTAAATTTAACCTCAACGTATTCTCTGTACCTTTCTTTGGTATCGGCTTAGGAGAGCTAATAGGCATCGTACAAGGCAGTAGAGGTGCATTTACTGATGAACTACAAATGCAATTCGAAGCTGTTATCAACGTTCCGTTCATCGAGTTACAGCAAGCATCACTTGCACTAGGCTCACCTGCTTACTACAAAGATGGTGACGTGTTCCCAGCTGTAGAGGGAGACTACTACGAACTGGTAGAAATCATCAAGTCACTAGCACTAAAACTGGAAATACACGACTGCTCAATGGAAATGAGTAAGGCTAAATACGACCTGTGGTTCGCTAAAGCAGAAGCAACTGCCAACCGCAAACTAGCTGAATTTAACAAAGCCGCTGACCTAATAAAGACTGGCGATAGATTCACACTAGAGGACTAGATTAGCACAGAGGTACTCATAAAACGGTACCTCATAATTAAGGAGTTAAAATGATAGACATCCACAATACAATAACAATTCAAATAGAACAAGGCCGATTATCACTACCAACAATAACTGGCTATGCTGATGAGTTTGGTGACGACATCCAATACTTAGCGGAAGCATTCTTCAAATCTCTATGGTATCACTACCTAAAGAACGCTGACAATGCTACTACTTCAACAGTGTACTGGGCTAAGAGATTTGCTAACCCTAAAGCTTTCAACGTATTACTAATGACACTAAGTCAAGCAGGTTGGATAACAGTGCTAACTCAACCATCTAGAAACTGGTCAGAAGTACAATTAAATGAAGCAAAACTGCTGGAATATGTGTCAGCTACAACGTTAGAGTCTACTCGTAAATTCGCTAAACTACAAGAGTACACCCTTGAGACATATGACGCTACATTCATTGCTAAGGAAGACTATAATGGCATTTACAGACCTGGCTTCGCAATGGCATCGACTGTACCTTTTAAATTCAATACCAGTAGAATCGCAGCTAACATGGGCCTGTTCACAAGAGAAATAAACAAGGGCATCAACAAAACTATCGAGAGGTACCCAGGACTCCTAAATAACAAGGCTAACTACGCTACAATTTCATCAGAAATAGTAGAAAGCTATGCTAACCACGACGCTACTTATATGAGTGGGCAAAATAGACTAGACCCTAGAGGTAGAGACATTGCTGGCTATCTAAATCGTGTAGGTAACCCAGTTGGTTACAAGGTAATGAGACAAAACCTAGTAATCCCTGAAGGGTACCGCAACAAAGCTACTGCTAAAGGTGTCAAAAACAAATTCCTAGCAATAGCAGAACTCAGCGGCTTTAGGGAAGGTACTGTAGAAAGTAAAGTTGCACAAGGGCGAGAATGCTACTATACACGTAAAATGACAAATAACCCAATACACAACATAGGGTTAGAAAACACTTACGAAGACCTAGATAACGCGTTCGGCATCGCTAACAACCGTTTCAAGCAATTCATCATCAAACTCTACAACGACAAAACTAGAAAGGGATGTTATAAAATTACATTATCAGCATTAGAGGCAAAAGTTGAAACACTTGAAGACTACAACTGGATGTATCCAATAGAAATCGACATGTCAGCGTCAGTCCTTGGTTACTTGGGCCTATTACTTGGACACGCACTGTACTTAGAGAGATGTAACATCATTAAATCAGAAAAGCTAAACGACGCATGGGGAAGTGACAAAATCACAAACCGTGACCAATTCAAGACAATTATGAGAACTCTATATGGCAGTAACTTAAGCCCTGTGAAAATGTGGCAAGAGATGGGTATAGACTACACAGCAGAAGAGGTAGCAGCTTTCAACGCCGAACTACAAAACGGTGAATTAGCACTAGCTAAAGCGTTTAAAGACTTTGTAATTAATAACTGTAACCCTGCGGCTGTAATGCACCTAGAAGTAGACAATGAAGTTATAACAACTAACTGTAACCACTTCTTCAACAAAGGTGAAACAACAGTTGCGTACGATTTATACGACACTGCTACAAATAGCATCAAGTTAATCAAACACACGGACACAATTAAAATACCTGACCTTGAAAGATTTCGTAAGTACATGGTAACTGGTATAATCCACAGAGTAGACAACCAGGTAGAAGACAACACAGTTAGAGAAGTAATAGAAAAATACGGTTGGGCATTACCTATCCATGACGCAACTATACTATGCTGTGAAGCAGCAGATTTCTGCAGAGATATCTATTGCAATGGTGCTAACGAAAACCAGCCATCGTTAAAACATACCTACGTAAACCGTAAAGCTATACTAAGCAACTACTTTCACTCTATAGGCATTCCTGCTACAGCAATTGTTAAATGGAATCAAGAAGTTGCCAGTAAAGTGCTACCAGTAGCAGAAGACTTTGAACTAAACCCAATGGTATTGAAATAACATACCACATACACAGTGCAGAGGTCCTGTGCTGTGTTCAATAATTAAGGAGAAAATATGATAAACTTTATAAACTTAACGAACCATACTGTAAATGAAATGGTATCAGGCCGCACAATACCACCGAGTGGTAGACGTGCAACAGTGAAAACAAGCAAAACAACCCTAAGAACAGTAGATGGGGCACCGATTTACCGTACCCGTGTGTCAACAGTTGATGGTTTACCTGACCCAAGAGAAGGTACAATGTATATAGTATCTAGTCTAGTGCATAACAGAGTACCAAGAGAAAGACAAGACGTAGTATCACCAGGCAACACACAACGAAATGAAAATGGCGACATAGTTGGATGTCTTGGTTTTAAGCAGCTCTAAGAATAGTAGGTAATCACTTAATTGTGGTTATCTATTTATTTTTTTTTTGTTACTTTATTTTTATCAAGAAGAATACGAATATTTTACTTAAGGAGTACACCATGGCCTCTCTTAACCTGATCTCAATCATAGGTTTAGCAACTTTCTTTAACTTTGCTATCATTTTATCAAAGCTTAAGCATGCTAACTACGCAAATGCTGCTGCTGACTCATTAGTATTTGCCAGCATTTCATATATGTTCAGTAATTCTACGTCTGCCTTAGCTATAGGTATGATAGCGTCTATGCTGTTTTCCCTCTACCTTATTAAGTACCCCTTACACTTTAATATAAACAATACGACTGCTACCCCGTTTACTGGTCTTAGCGGTACATCTACAAAAAGGAGAATATAGTTATGGATACAGTAATTATACTTGTTGTTCTTGTATTTATTTTTTTCTTGTTGTCTGCTTTCAGAGAAGTCGCGGAAACGGCTGAGCAGTCAATATCAATATGGGCCAAGAACCAGAAAATAGATAACCAAAAGGACATCACAAAGACTATTAAACGTCTGGAGGACTCACTGAACATCAACAACGGCTGGCACGACCTCGACGAACTTGCCGACATAATTGAGCAGTATAAACCAAAAGACACACTAGATGAATAATACGCATGTCAGTGCTGTCCTTGGCTGGATTGCATTCTTTCTAGCTCTAACAGTACTACCTATAATTGTCGCAGGGCTACTGGGAGGTGTAGTGTACGTAATAGCATATGCGGTATTTAACAATGAGCAAGTAACCGAAGACCTAAAGGACGTAAAGAAACTTAGCAAGACCCCTAACTGCAGAGTATCTCTACAAGAACTCCAAGACCTCCTCAAAAACACTCTCGACACACCCTTAGACCTGCCAATAGATATAGAAGACTTAGATGACCAACAAACAGCCTACGCTTTCCGCCTCATGAAAACAGACTACTTAAAGTCTACTATGTGGGACACTAAAAGAAAGGCAGTACTAAAGAGAGACAACTATGTGTGCCAACGATGCGGAGCTACCGATGTAGCACTCGATGTGCATCACATCATGTATAAAAACGTACCATCGGAAACTGAAAAAGACTTAGTAGCGCTATGCAGAACTTGCCATACAAATACACATGAAGCCTATGGCTACCCTAATACACACCAGGAGTACATGGACTTTAATGCGGACCCGCGAAATTAAGCACATCCAAATAGAATAACTCTGTATTCCCGGTAGCTAATAAGGGTTTCCCCTTGTACTTGAAATGCTGATACTTAGTAAGTATTCGCTGTTCTTCTAGGCGAGCGTCATTACCGTTTATATAAAGCACTTGGGCCAAAATACTAATCTTTTTACGATCTTCAGGGCTATACCGCTTTTTAACTGTTCTATTAGTAATTCCTATCTTATACGCTTTACCGTTATTAATAGAAAGGTAGTATAAAATAGCGGGCTTATTTGGGTTAAAACCACCACTACTACACCCAGGACAAGCAGTACCTGCTAAATGGTTACGAGGAGTTTGAAAAAATTCCCCATGTTCCTTACAGGTAATACAAATCTTAGTATGTGCAGACACATAAGGACCGTAAGTATAAGCACCGTGGTGCACCTTATTAGCCTCATGTGCAAAAGTGTTGCTAGTCTTTCTTTTCTTGTTACCCACTAAAGTACTACTGCACTTGGTACAACCTTTACCTGCTAAATGGGAGTTTGGGGTTTGTTTAAAATCCCCATGTATTGGACATGTTATTACAACTTTTCTGTGCGCTGTACTATACGCAACTTTGTTATACTTATACTTAGAGGCGTGTACTGTAGTAGCTTTACTTATGAAACTACTAGTGTCATAAACCCGTCCAGCACACATCTTGCAGCCAGAAGTACCCGTAAGATGTTGGGCAGGTATAGTTGTAAAGTCCCCGTGTTGGCTACAAGTAACCACTACAGCCTCACTACTACAAGTATAGTTAGTAGACGCATAAGAAAACATAGTACCATATAATTCTTTTGACTTTGCTATAAATGTAGCGGTAGTTCCTGTGTATATACCACTGCACAATGGGCAGCCAGACCTAGCATTGACAAGCCTATCCACCGTAGTACTCCAGTCCCCATGCTTACTGCATGTAGCAATAAACTCTTTCTTAACCCCAGAAAATATAGCATTATCATAAGTGTATTTAGTACCATGCACCTTAAAAAGCCTGCTAGGTAGGTTACTGAACGTTTTAAGAATAGTTTTGTGTGTAATACCTTTAGCTAATACCATTGTAAATCCTTATACGGTACAATAACATAACTAATCTTAATACACGCTTAACATCACATGGCTGACTACATATTAATCCCACACGAACCAATGTCATCACTCATCTCACTATGTAGAGAGTGCCATGACAATGAACATTTGCTTTATGGGTACCCATCCAGCTACCGTGACTACGCTGCGTGGGATCACAGAGTACTGTAAGGAAGAACATGAAACGACGTAAATACAAAGGCAGGTATCGTAAACATATCTACATCACACAAGCACATGAAGACAAAGCACTGCAAGAAATACTTGATATCTGTAATAATACCATTCTTACGTATATACCGGCGTTAGCAGGATTTCTTGATGGAAACTCGCTAGGCACTCTCTCACAAGGATTGTATAGTCAACACGTTATCAACTAAACAAGGAGTACCAATGACAGAAGAACCCATGACATTCGATGAGATTGCCCAACAACTAGGAGTATCCAGACAACGAGTTCATCAAATATATCAAGCAGCAATGCTAAAACTTAAAAGGAAAATAAATGCAAACTACCCGGAACTACGCCCCAGAAGTCGAGTACCTAAAGGCTCTTATAGACGGTTTCGAGAAAGCTCTCAGTAAGAAGACACAAAAGGAACTATATGACAAATTTGTAATAACTACTCGTCTAAACAATCGTCGTCTGATTACTAAACCAATATTCATTAGAGACTTCTTACGACCTCTTATCGCACTCCAATTACTTGATAGTGAGAAAGCTTGCTACTTTGAGGACCTAAAGATGACTGACATTAACTATCTTCTTCAACTAACCAGCCACCAAACAGCTAAAGATGTAGAAAATAACGTATTCCGTTTCTTACGCCATCCAAAGAACCAAAAGAACTTCAGAAATGTCTACGACACACTGAACATACTATTACAGGAAGTATAAAATGGAAAGTGATATATACCTTATCTTAGTATTGGCAATTATTTCACTACTAATAACGTTTATACAAACCTAAAGGAACAACACAATGAACATGATAAACTTAACGCCGCATACCGTAGTACTCGTAAACGGAGACCACCGAAGGGTGTATAGAAAATCAGGCCCACCAATCAGGACTTCGCTAGATTGGGTACACAAAGGTATGCTAGATGGCTTCCCCATTCAGTCAACTCGCAACCTCATTGATCCATTACCACCAGTCATCAAGGATACATACTACATAGTATCCGCTGTAGTGCTCCAGCAGGCACAATACTTAGGTAGACAAGACTTTGTAGCCCCAGACAGCAATCATGCCACCAGGGACTCCGTAGGTACCATTATATCGGTTCCAGGATGGGTAGTGTAATGTTACAGATACTTGTCAACGGAAAACCCCAAGAGTTAGGCGCCGAAGTACCACCAGTAATCACGGCCCTTGCAATAGTGTTTAACCCACACCCAATGGTGCCAGTGAGGGTACCCATACAGCAAGTCCCTAAACTCAAGGCTTGGCTAAACCAAATTATCAACAACTGTACTTGCTCTCATGTGTCTTACAACAAGGTACTAATAGCGACTACTGACTGTAAATTATTCCCAGAAGGAGAATTAGAATGATACTTTCAACAGCAACATTACAACACCTACAAGCGTTCTCATGTCAGGTATTACACGACGCCGACGAATTACGTAAAATGACAGCCGAAGAACTGACAGAAGTGACACAAGAATTAGCTGAACTCAAGACTTCAATATTAGCAGATATATGCCGTCATGAATCAGCAAATTTAATATCAGACGAAGCTGAAACAATACCAATACCTTAACACTTGGATTTTCGATAATCCTTAACAGCTTTAAACACACAAGTAGGCACTTAGTACTACAAAACTTAAACAAGGAAAAATAGCATGAAAACGTTCAACGATGGTGATAATGTACGTCTAGTAGACAACTGGGAGATTGTCTGCGATAACATAAGAAACAAGAGAATGGCAGTACACGCCAGAGCATGCGGGGGTTCCGCTGATATACTAGAATTCCTCGGTAACACTACAAATGATTTAGTAGTACATAGTACAGACAGCGATGGGGATATACTATTAACCCAAGGTACAATTATATACGCAGACTGTTTGGAACTAGTTACAATGTCTGACGATAGTGAAGAACATTACTAAAAAGGGATAACTTATGAAAATAACCTAGGTAATACTAGGAATCCTTATAAGAGTTGCTCTTTGCGAATAAAAGAACAACGTTAAAGCCCGACGAGGTAAGCTAAATTGTTCTAAAGTAGCTACGAGAAATACATTTCAAGTAATACTACGTTAAATTATAGAAGAAAAGGAAAAATAATGCAACCTTTCGACATAGCTGAAGTAGTTGACTTAGACCAGTTTCTAGTTGATCATCATCCACAAGATGAAACTATTACAGTACCCGCTAACTGGTTACATAAACAGCTGACTTCCATTATTAAACTTAAAAGAACCAATACAGAGTTACAAAAACAACAAGAAGTAAACAATAAGTACTTAACAATGCTACAAAACAGAGTTGATGCATTATTACTGTCATCTGAGTTACAACAATCTAAACGAGTACATAAGTATCTCGATGTACATTCGTAACAAGGCTAAACCCTCGCCGGTAAGATAAGGAGAGATACGGAGTTCATTACGTCAATCGTACAGGGTGATAACATCGAGTATGCTCGTAAAAAGCATACCAAAACTCGATAGTAAGTAAGGAGACATTATGACAACTAAAACGTTATGGAAACTATATTACAAAAAACTAGCAACAAAGACAATGACACGTAAGTGGCTTAAACACTTCGACCAAATATTTGTACGTCTACCAAGAAAACATAAAGTGTAACCGTACTTACAAAAAATGCTACTTAACTAGTAAAGGAATAACAGTGAAATATACATACAAACCAATAGAACAAGCTCAAGTAGGTGACATAGTAGAAGCAAAGAATGCCTATAGAGACATAAAACCAGGAGAGCTACGTCAAATTGTTGAAGTACCTAAAGAAGGTATTTATGTAAACAGCGTTAATGCTGTTATCCAAGACTTTGAATACGTAACTAACGGCTGGAAACTTATTGAAACATTGCCTGGCGAAGAAGCTAAAGTTGGTGATACAGTTGTTAAAACTACTATTAGATCTCACCATGCGTATGAAAAGCATGTAATAGGTACGTTGGAACAAGTGAAGTGTATACACACAAACGGAGTAACGATTTCTTCTAATAACGGCTTTATTAATTTTAAAGACTTCCGTGTAATTTGCCAAGAAACCGTAACCACTAACCCATTCAAAGTAGGCGATGTAATTCGTAGAATAGCTAATGGAAGTAACTTATGTCCTATAGACTCTGAACATACGGTATGTAAAGTTGTTGGAAAAACTGTGTATTATACAGATACTTTTACGTCACACTACGAAAATTGGGAGTTAGTAAAATCTGCTGACCAAAACTCACTTCTGCCTAGACAAACTAAAGAATACTTTGATGCTTTTCAAATAGTATACAAGACTGGAGTTAGATTGGTATACACTTGTTTACAAAAACCCTCATGGGTACCTCTGGTTAAATGTACTAGTCCAGCTACTATAAGCAAGCAATTACGTAGAATACAGCTATCAAAAACATTTATTCCTGTGTATAAACAGGCAGACTTGCCAGAAGGTTGTCCTGATGATCAATTCTCTGATGAATACTGGGAATTTTGGGAAGAGCTTAATAAGACACATACGCTAGAATATTTTGCTTATGGTACTACCGAGTGGACACCTGTAGACATAATTAAAGATTTAAAACAAGTATACTACTTAAAGGACAATAGACCTAGGTTATTTAAAATTAAAGTAAATGACACCAAGAACGGTGAGTTCAGTGAATCACAAGAACTTAAAAAACAAACACAAACAATAAAGGAAAGAACAATGCAAGAAAAAGTAACAGTAGAAATAGACGCGAGTATACTTAGACAAGTAGAACCACAACCAGAGGCGCCTAAAACAGCTCTGGAGAAAGCTACTTCTGCAGTACTTATAATATACAACCAAAATGGCAATATATTTGACATGAAAACAGAAGCAACAGCAACAGACATAAAGTCAGCAAAAGCTGACCTTCAAAAACCAGGATATCTTGGGTTTACAATCCGTATTTACAAGTTTAATAAAGGCTTTACAACATCAATTCCAGTTGTAGAAACAAAAGGCTAAAAGTATATCTGACTAAGGTCGACAGCTTGAAGTTACTTGCAAGACGTGTATCATTACAAAGTCGTAGGTAAATTCAGGGCCAGCGACTATTTTGAAGCTTGTGAGTTTATACTTCAGAACTGAAAGATAGAAAAGAGGTTATTATAGCCTTACTAAACGATATACCAGTACGGAGCTTAGGCTCAAACGGTGAGTGGTTCAAGATGGACCCAAGTACAACGCTAAGTTCAGGACTAGGACCCTTTGCTATTCAAGATAAGTTTTTTGAAGAGCGTAAAGCATTCGCTGAAGGTAAGACTATTGAAATTTGGGCAGGTGTATGGTATTACTGTTCTAACCCAACATGGGATAACCATACTGGCTATCGGGTAAAACCTACGGAAAAGAAAAACTGCAATTCTGGCCGCATAAAACAACAGACAGAGATAAAGGACACCTATGGTACCCATGAAGAACCCTAACGGGCAGATTTTCAATATTGAAAAATCAGAAGTGAACAGACTACTAGGATTAGGCTGGACATTAGTAAATGAAAAGGAATCAAAATGAAATCGCTAATTACACACCCAGAGGCAGATACAGTAACAGGCCTATTCGGCTACTCAACTAAAAACGACGTACCAGAAGACAATATGGAACTCTACGTCCTACTAACAATAGGACTAGCACTCAACGCAGTAGATGATAAAACGTTAGGGGCAATAATAATGGTATTACATGCTGTAGTATCCGACAAAATTACTAACATAGTATCATTACTGCAATACATGGAGACATGTTCAACAAGTAAACAGCAGGCATTAGTAGTAGCCTTGCACACAATTATTACACTACAAGGAAAATAGTATGGCACTAAAAGTAGGGGAGCGCAAAGCTCTACACACATGCAAGAAAAACAGAAACTCCACTTGGGGCAATGGTAGTGCACGTAAGACATCAGTTGGGATGAAGACAGTAGTCACAATCTCTAAAAACAGCAAAGGTCAGAAGATCTCTACAACAACTTACGAAATGTAGTAAACTCGGCAAGTCCTTCGTGTAGTTACTTAAATATTATAGCCTTCGGGCTAACCAACAACTACTACACCTATACACTTGCCGAGCTCAACTACCTGTACTCTATACTTAGTTGCCCTGATAGTCAATAGCCACAGTTATAAAGTCGCTTATATCCTACACTTAACAAGGCGTAGTCCTGTATCGATGTTACTTAACAAACTTTTAATTTGCAATAACTACATCACACATACACTACGTCTTGTTAAGTGTAAATCACTTAAACTCTCGTAGTCTTCGATCGAAGATTACACCGCCTTTCACTCTGACAGTTATGTCAACACTGTCACTAAAGAGCCCCTTTACACTATGACTGATAGCGTACAAGAACCGCCTGTCATTGTATAAGAATCCAGTATAACTCTGGAAATTATACCTATTACTCATTTCATAGGCACACAGTTGTTGTAGATTACAGGTTTTACAGTAATTTTAAATTCACTAGAACCCTGGGTAGCTCCCTGGTACCTTATGCAGCAACACCTACGCACTATGCTAGCCTCTGGCTGTAGTAACTGTGTGTCTTTGAAATGAGTACTTCTAGTTCTTAAACCAGCGCAGTCCTGTTTTTAGTTACTTATTTTGGATTAAACTACTAACTACATACACTGCGTTGATTTAAGCACTAAACCCAAAGGAAACATAATGAAAGCAACACAATTTCAAACATTACTGTTTGGAACTACCAGCAACATTTATATCGACAGCAAGCCAACCCAGTCAGACTACACTACTAGAGAGCTTATTACTGCAGTTTTACTAAAACTGTCAAAGTTAAACCTGCATCTAACAAATCCAGAAATATTGTTTTCAGCAAACAGAGATTTCCTAGCTATAGCTCTAGAGCAAATACCAACTGTTGCAAATTCTGCACAAGTTGGTGCGTATAAGCTCAGAGATTCGTTTGCAAGCACTACTAAGTTAGAAACGTATACTCTTGAAGAGACAGCAGTAATCTTAGCACAATACGCTGTTACTTATGGATGGCAAGACCTTTACGCGGCAAATTTCCCAGAAACTGCTGTAAAAGTATTGGCAAACTATGCAAATGACTATGATTTTACAACAGCCGTAAAACTACCATCGACTACTAAGGAAGTTACATTGCTAAATACAGCAGATGCTGTTGTGTACCTACAATCAATCTTGTCATCTCCAGTACCTCTCCGCCTTCAACAAAAGCAGTTGCTAAAGGCAGCTCCAGAGCACATCATTAAACTTGCATCAACAGATTTTAAGGTACAGGCAACTGAAGCATTCTACATGAACCTTATGCACAACTTAGGTAATACACCTCATATTAAGTCACCAACAATGTTAATGAGGCTCATTCTCACTAACTTCCAACAAGGTGATAATGCAATTGACTATTCAGGACAAATAACTAATAGTATGTTAAAATCCTTCAAATTCCACTTACCAACGAGAATGAAGAAAGTGATACTTCAGTATTTCAACGACTGTGAGAATACTGACTACATCGTAGAACAACTCCTAACAAACGAGCAATTTTGGAAACGTTGCCTACATCATTGCCACTGGACATCAGCTTCTCGTGAACTAAAGAGGTACCCGAACCTCAAAGTACTCACTGACAAACTATATAGCAATGACCGTAGTTGGACATTCAACAGCCGCTACTCAGCAGCAATGCAAGCAGGAGACTTCGCTAAAGCTGTTGAAATACTGCAGGAACGTCCAGGACTTGTACTACGTAACCTTGTTAACTTGTTGAAATACCCAAAGGGTACTCCACTGGCAAGTAAGACAACTCCAAATACAACTGATTTGCTGTTAGACAAAACTAAGTATGCTAAATCTGATATTACTGCATTCTTAAAGTACGATTTTTCAGATTTTCTAACAAAGACAACACCAGCTATTAAAACAGCTTGGCAGTTAATCGAAGAAATTAAGAACCCAGTACATCAATCACCAATTACAACTCGTGAGGTACAAGGTGTCACAGTTCGCTACACAACACCAATACCAGCTATTGACACAACGATGGCTAAGTCAGCCCTTAAGACCTTAAAGAGCTACATTAAGTCAGTCAAGAAAGAACAGAACAAATCTCTTGGTAAAGTCTACATCGATCCATCGCTAGCAGATATCGCTATTCAATACTCAGGAGCAGAGTCTACAGATAATCAAGTCTCAGGCAATTTCCTACCTCCAGGTTCATCAATAACTATCCCAGTAGACACAGATTTCATACGTCTAGGTGTAGTATGGAGAGACGCTGGAAACGGCTCGTGTGACATCGACCTCAACACATCCCTCCTACGTGGTGAACAAGTGTATCAATGCTACTACGGCGCACCGCAGCTACAGGTAGGGAACAAGGCCACCGGGAAACCACAACTACTCGCAGTATCCTCAGGAGACATCACGTCATGCTCAACTACGACATACTCCGCAGAGTTCATCGACATAGACTACAAGCTGGCACAATCAGCAGAGATAGATACTATCATCAACTCATTAACAATGTACAGTGGCGCAACTTTAGACAAATACGATACACATTTGTTCATAGACTTCATTCCAAGATCAAAAAGAGTCATGGCAAGTAATAGTCTAACAATTGACTTAGCACGCCAAGCATACGCTATCAAACTAAATGACCCAGCAAAGGCTTATGTAGGTTCATACATCGACGTTAAGGCTGGTAAGTGTAAATTTATTACTAAACCTATCTCAGATAATAGTTCTCTTCATAACACTGTCATATCCTCATTTGATAACACCAAGCATTTACTGGCTAACTTACCACAACGTCTGTCAGTAGACTACGTACTTCGTAAGTCAATCAAGAAGTCACAAATTACTACGAACAAAATGTCAGCTGACACTGTCATCTCAGCAGACAACAACGGGACACTCAACGTTCTAACAAATGGCGAGCAACTCGCTAAGATCATATTCTAAGGAGCTCTAATGCAATCAAGAACCGATTCATTACGAGAAGCAATCCTTAACATCCTCATCGGCTACATGGTAGCAATCCTTAGCCAACTAGCCATCTTCCCGCTATTTGGGGTACATCTCCCGTTATCAGACAACCTCCTGATCGGACTTTACTTTACAGTAATCAGTCTCATCAGGAGCTACACTCTCCGTAGGATATTCAACAAAAAGGCAAAACACGGCACCGGAGTATGTAACAATGGCAGTGTTGATATTCAGTACCTTGGGTATACTCTTGCTTACAGGGGCACTTAGCCCTACTAAAAAGCAGTTCTAGCTAAAACTACCTCAGACCAAGTACCCAAAATACTTGAAGTACTAAGATACAACAACCTAGCAGACTGCAGTATCAACGCTTCATCGGTACCGTCGGGAACTTCAAGGCTATACTACAGCACTCTTCTCGATGACAGAGCTGGCCTACAGTCAGCTTATAAAACATTACGTATGTTCGTAGACATATCAAAGGACACTAAATGAAATTATTTATAGCAGTTACTATAACGATACTAGGATTACTGGGTTCACTTACCCATTTTGCAGTAAACAATGTAGTCAAGGTATTGGATACCGCAGAGCACGATATCACATCACGTTTTAACAGCGGTAAAAATGTCTACTGTAAAAACAGTGTTTTCGATTCACACAAAATAATTGTTTCTAAAGCGAGGGGTTACATACTTATAAATAAAAAACTGGTCAACCCGTCTACAGACTACTCTTACAACATATTACCAAATTGTTCCAGTTCAGCAAACTAAAGGACACTAAGTGAAAAACCCTATCAACTGCACCGACTTCTACAAGACGTCTCATCACAAGATGTACCCAGAAGGCACTACTCAAATCTATAGTAACTTTACACCACGTTCAGCTCGTCTGTTCAACGGCAGCAAGTATTACGACGACAAGGTAGTTGTATTCGGCATTCAGCTATTCATCAAAGACTTCCTAATTGACGAATTTCAAAAGAATTTCTTCAACAAGAAACTGACGAAGGTTCTAATGAAGTACAAACGCCGTATGGATACCTCTCTCGGCGAGGGTGCTGTATCAACAGACCACATTAAGGCCTTACATGAATTAGGCTACCTGCCTATCCACATTAAGGCACTACCCGAAGGCACACGTTGCCCAATCAAGGTACCTGTCCTTACTATAACAAATACGCACCCAGACTTCTTCTGGTTAACAAACTACCTGGAAACAGTTCTATCCACAGAACTCTGGAAGCCGATGACAACAGCAACTATTGCTTTTGAGTACTTACGTACGTTTCATAAATACGCAGACCTGACAGGAGCGTCAAAAGAGTTTATCCCATTCCAGGGACATGACTTCTCAGCACGCGGTCTCTCTAACAGAGAAGACGGTTACAAAGCGTCGATCGGTCACCTAACTTCGTTCGTAGGTACTGATACAATCAGGGCCATTGACGGAGCGGAAGACTTCTACAACGCAGATTCTTCAAAAGAGCTAGTTGGCTGTAGTGTACCAGCAACGGAGCACAGTGTAATGGCTCTTTCAACAAAAGACGCTGAAATCGCCACATTCAAACGTCTCATAACAGAGTTGTACCCATCAGGCATTATCTCGATAGTATCAGACACTTGGGACTTCTGGAAAGTCCTAACTGACTACCTGCCAGCACTCAAACAAGACATCTTAGACCGTAAGCCAGACGCACTAGGCAACGCCAAAGTCGTAATCAGACCAGACAGCGGAGACCCCGTCGACATCATCTGCGGGACAGCAATAGTAGCGGATTTATTAACTGAAAACCAAGCATTGTACACTGGGTATAGACACACCGGGGAACACATGATAGAAGTTCCTTACCTCAACAGTAAAACTGGCCAATACTACCTAAGCGATGTGAATAACAGAGCACGTAAGCATACACCTACTCCTAAAGACTTAGGAGCAATTCAACTACTATGGAATACCTTCGGCGGTACAGTCAACGACAAAGGCTATAAAACCCTAAACCCACGCATCGGGTTAATCTATGGCGATTCAATAACGTTAGCCCGCCAAGAGGAGATCCTATCACGCCTAGAACAACAAGGCTTCGCTTCAGACAACGTCGTATTCGGTATAGGCTCATACAGCTACCAGTACAACACTAGAGACACGTTCGGTTTCGCAATGAAAGCAACGTACGGAATAGTAGACGGCGAACCACGCGAAATCTTTAAAGACCCCATCACCGATTCGGGTACTAAGAAGTCAGCGAAAGGTCTATTGTGTGTACACGACGACGCAGGACAATTAACTCTCGAAGACCAAGTCTCACCAGAACTGGAGCAATCAGCAGTTAATGCACTCCAGACAATGTTCTATAACGGAGGTTTAACTTTCTATGAAACGTCACTAGAAGACATCAGAGCCAGACTTCGCAACCAACTATAAGGAGTCATAGTAAAAAATACCTACTAAAAAAAAAAAATCAACTTGAAGTTACCTGCAAAGCCGGCAATGAATATAAGAAACATTTCTTAGGTCTTTCTGACAACGTAACATACTTCGCTGAACAAATCTCAGCTAAAAAACGTCAGTACATCGTTTTACAAAATTATGTTTAAACCACTAACAATTATACCTGATATAGACATATCAATGTAGGTGCCCTCTAAAGGGGTTCCTTCCATCCGGTAAAAGTACATTTCAAGTAGGCCACGAGAGGACTGGTGACCTCCAGGCAGCCAAGGTTGGTTCGATTCCAACTGGTCGAGGAAGTGTATGCCGTGAATTCACATCACGGTTATCAACAGACGTAGTACCGCCTAGGCTACGACATCAAATCGGGCACCACTCCTTCCGAGGAACCTGTACGCCACACAGCAGGTTCCTCGGAGGTAGTCCCTCCATGTGCCCACTTACGCCTTGAGTAAGTAGTTTCTACAGGCAGTCTTCAACGTTCTGTACCTCCACTGGTCGAGGACAGTACCAGCAGTTTGAAACGCCAACGCTGCCGACAGGTCCACTAAAGAACCTGCGAGCCAGTCCAGTCTAACTACCTGGACGCTTTTACCCGCACCTCATCTATTGAATGGGAACCAACATAACACTCCTATGAGCACACCGAAACTCGCTCAAGTCGAGATAAGTATGATACAAAAGTAAGTGTGCTCATAGGAGTCTTAATCAGTCTCCAAACTCGCATCTAATTGATGTGCCTCTAGCATTACGGAAATGCTCCCTATCAACAGCCCCGGGTCATGCAGCTGTTACCTTGGTAGCTATAAAGGTGAAGCTACACTGTTGAAACCGATAGTCGAGACTGGTGTCTGTACATCCAGCGAACTAGCCCAGCCTGATTAGCTGGGAGATTTTTATATGAACTATTAGCTCATGGAGAGCAACGTAACGCGGCGAAGGTTGTGGTTCGATTCCGCAGTAGTTCACAAGACCAACGCACTTAGCGATGTCTCTAAACTCAGTATGTGCAGGCGATGGCACCGTTAGTATGCCAAGCAGTCAATTGATGGAGCAGATACACATAACACTGTGGTTAATGACCACGGCAAAGTATCTGCTCTAGTGAATTGATAAACCATAAGGAACCAATGATGAAAATATGTAAAACTGGGTATTACGGCCTAGATAAACTAGATGGAAAAGACATTCGTAGTAAAGAATGGAAAAAACAGAGAAAATCTAGAGGTTTTGACGAATCTGAATTGTGGTCACTAGGAGACACTATAATTAATTTCGCTATACCTAGATTAGAACACTTCATCAAAATAGAGAAGAAAAACAGAACCTTCAAGATAGAAGAAAAATGGGAAAGAGTTCTCAATGGACTTAAAATATTCACAAGAAACTCTGGTGCAAGACTGTTTAATAACGAAGAAGAGACAGAAGTTAAATATGCCCTAGCAAATTTTGGTCTAATTTTACCAGAACTCTGGAACTAAGTAAGGAAACACAATGAATACATGTGAATATTTTATACGAACTTCCTCAAAATCTCAAGGATAAACAATGCTAACTTTAATCATAATTTTCTTTGTACTTAACTTTACACTAATGTTTGTAAACTACATTGTACAAAATTATAAAACAGCACTATTTTCTAGTTTTGCAGCTGGACTTTTACTATCAGACATAATAGATATAGTACTTAAAAATACACTAATATAAGGAACCAATAATGATACACCACCTTTCACACACAGACCTCGACGGTTACAGTTGCCAACTAATTACTAAATTAGCATTTCCAAATGATAACATAAACTATTTAAACGCAGACTATAGCGATATAACAGATGTACTTCATAGTCTTCTAAAGAACCTAACTAAAAACGATGTTCTATATATAACTGATTTAAACCTTACTGCTAAACAAGCAGCATTTGTTGACAATTCATTTATAAAGAAAACAGGTGTTGTTGTGGTTTTATTAGACCATCACGGTACTGGTCAAGAACAGGCTGACATATATGATTGGTATCATTTAGATACTTCTATATCGGCTACGCTAGCTACATTTAATTACTTTTTTGTAGATGAACTTGGTTCTACAGACAAAGACAAGGCGTGGTTACATGAATTTATTAAATACGTTGATACATATGATATGTGGCGTAAAGAGAACAGACTTGATTTCAACAAAACTGCACTGTTAGCTGATTTTGTCAAGAACAAACAAATTGACTCTCCATTTAGCCAAGAATATATATCTATCGTTTTAGAAAAGATGTCTCACTATTATGTTGATGAAGACTTAACAACTTCAGATTTAGAGAAAACTTTAATCGAAGTCATTTCTTCAACTCTGACTTTAATGGCAAAGACACTACCAATGGAAAAAGTTATGAGCAATACTAATATTTGTACTACTGTCAAGCTTTCAACATTTCCAGCTGAATCACTTACTCCATTTGACTCATTTGAATTATTTGGAACCACACTTCATATTTATTCTGATATTAATAGTGGAACTGCACAGTATGGGTTCGACTTTCTTTTTGAGAATGACCCTAGCTATGCAAATGTTGTATTATGTAAAATTGATAGAAACTATGGAGCTATGATGTTTAGAAGCATCAACAGCAAAGCAGTTGAATTTGCTAAGTTATTCGGCGGAGGTGGACACCCTAACGCTAGTGGAGCCAAACTCAATTTGCCAAAACAAAAAAATAATGATTTGGTAGAAATATCTAAACTTATAAAGTCAAAATTAGAAGGATAGATAGTGATTATCTGTACGCTCAACAAATTAAAATGTCTATGTGGATTACACTCTTGGAAAAATACTCAATATGTTGCATTTGAAGATGGTATAGATAAACAATTCCCTAGTATAATAGGTACATATCTCTTTAAGTGTAAGCATTGCAATAAGCAAAAAACTAGACAATTTGCTTTCCCACATGGATCAGGTACCAAATGGACCAGAAAAGATGCTAGATCATCTGCGAAATCTTTTAGCAAAACAAGGTGAACCAAAATGAAAACTATAACTATAGACAACAAGAAATACAAACTAACCCTAATCGAATCTAGTGATTACGGCTGGAGATTACCAACTATGCGAGAGTTGCTTACACTCGTAAATTACGAGAAAACTGATCTTGCTTGTGACTTAATAGACACAGAGAATTCCTATTATTGGTCGTCTACTACGGTTGCGGGTGTTATTTTCGCTGCATGGGGAATCAACTTCAACAACGGCAAAGACTATTGGAGCGATAAGGCGAATACCTATTTTGTTCGCTGTGTCCGCCCGTCAAGTAATGGTCTTGAGTGGTCTAAATCATCAACTAAAAAAATGACTTGGGATGAAGCTCATGAATGGGTTGAAACACTAACAGATAATGATGTATATACAGATCAGCAGAAATTAAAATGAAACGTATATTTAATGAAATAACTACAGTACTATTAGTTGTTTTAATTTTTCTTTTAGTACTCATAAGCAAAGCTCCTTCAAAAGAGGTACATGTTATGTGCTACATAGAAGAAGAAGGTAGAGGTTTCCCTTGTTTAATAAATGAACAAGGTGAGTTTCATTGGGATGACAACTACCACACAAATTACAAAATACAATCAACCTATATGAATGATTATGGAACTCTATATGTCATTTTGGTTCAAAAGGAGGAATAATGTTAAGTAGAGCTAAAACACTAGATGGTAAAACTGTAGAGGGTTACTATAGAAAAGACGAAGATAGTCACTTTATAGAATTTAGAGAGTACTTCGAAGACTATAATGTATGGAGTCATTTTGAAATAGACTCATCTACGCTAGAATACAAGGTTAATGGTTGTTTTTACGCTATGACTGAGATAGAGACTGCTATACAGCTGATGAGTACTAGGACTAGTACAGGCAACGAGGATAAAATGGTTGCATATATGGACAAAGAGCAATACGGAGCATACATGGACTGGTCTATGCAGAATGGCTATAGGTAAATAACCTAGTAAGGATAACAAATGATTAGTTATACAGAAAACTACGAAACCGATATAGATGGCAATTGTGGACAGACGACATGGGTTCACGAGATAGACAATTCTGATACTGATGACATAATAGCTCAACTAGAAGAAGCTATAGCTGATGGTTCTGTAGAGGACTTTAATGAATCTATCGAGATAACTCTTATAGAACCAATATCTGAATTAGACGTAGTGTTTACAGTCACTATTGCTGATTATATAAGCAAAGACAAGTTTAATACATTAATTAAAAAGGCATACGATGATTAAGAAAAATACCATTGCAATCAGCGCTGTACTTGTTATAATATTTATATCTTTATACATAGGAAATTTATTTGACAGCAAGAATCTTGAAATAGCAAAACTAAAACAAGACCAAAATAAAACAACTACCATCTACAAAGACAAGATTATCTACAAAGAACCCAAAGGTGTCATTGCTTCAATCACCATGGCTGACTTAGACAACGACTTAAAGCATATCTATAAATATATCTCTAAAGCAGATAGAGAGATCTTTTTACTCGCTATAGCCAAGTCTGCTGACAGGTTCAACGTAAATCCTGTCATCCTTTATGGCGTTTGCGACGTAGAAACTAACTTTAGACCTTGGGTTACTCATACACAAGTTGTCATTAACGGAAAAAAGGACAATGCTATTGGTATTGGTGGTATTCTCCCTACATATTGGATGAGTAAGCTCAGAAAAGCAGGTATCATTGAAACCAAAAGCGACCTGTATAACCCCACCAAGAACATTATGGCTATAGGCTTTGTACTCAATGAATACAAGAAAAGTCCCATGCTTAAGGGAACCAGTGACTCCACTACTTCCGCACTACGTAGATACTTCGGCGCTAAGAAGCAAAGAGTATACACAGACAAAATACGTGCTGTCGTAGGCAGAATATTATTTGCAAAAATTTACGATTAAACCTCACTAACAGCAATACTGTACTTCAAAGAAGATTGGCTAGACACTGATAACCATTTAGGAGTAGTCCCCTGGTTTCCTGTCATAGGGCCTATGGCTATAGGTATATTCGTAGGCACCGCTATATTAACAATGGGAATACTACTAGGCCCACTCGGTATACGTAATGTGTTTAAATATGTTATAAACAAAATAAAAGAGACTACTCATGAAAACAGCACCAATTAACTCAATAGTCGAAGCTGTCTTTGGCAGCAAGCATAAAGGACACCGTGGCGTAGTCCTTAACTGTAACGGAGATTTCCTCACAGTACGTGCCATCGAACCAAAATCACCCTTCGCCCACAAGTCAAACCTCTACGGCGAGGACGTATTCTACATCGACAAACAGCGTTGTAAACTAATAAAGGACAAATCATGACTATAATTTTACTACACTCAACACCATACGCCTCATAAGTAGCACATACACTACCTAATGTGACTAACAAACTACTGTCAGAAATATTCTCCTACGGGGAACATGTAGTAGGAAAAAATCAAAATAAAGGAGTCATATAATGACTACACAAGAGACCTCTAGCTGCAAAGTCCAATTACTACATCACACACCATTATGGGTATGTGCTAAGGCTATAAGAAAATGCTGGAGTAGTGAGGATAAGAGTGACAGTATGAAAGAATACTGCAGTTCGTGCAATTTAGACATAACAGACCTACATCTACCCGCATTTCCTGATGGCATGACATCGTGTCCAAAATGCGACGCTAATATGTACCCGAAATACACTGGATGCGGCCCAAAAGACTGTGAGCTCATCGACCGCGTCGGTAACAAGAACAAACACAGCTCAACTCTGGAGCATTTAAGTTACACATTCGACATCAACGGCATTAGCCGTGCATGCCTACAAGAGCTAGCACGTCACCGCCATGCCTCACTAAGCGTAAAGTCAAGTCGCTACACCTTAGCTGAGTTAAAACATGCTCCTGATATGTGGTACGATGCGCCTAAGGATTGTGACTGGAAAACTGGGGCCGAGTTTTTAGTATTCACTGGGAATACCGGACTTGACGCTCATAACATCCTTACGTTAGGTATTCTCCAACGTCACCTCAAAAAAGCAAACGATAAAACTAAGTACATGCTGCCTGAAGCCTACAAGACTTCACTAGTTTGGACTATCAATGCTCGTTCGCTGCAAAATTTCTTATCTCTCCGCACAGCACCAGCAGCCCTGTGGGAAATTAGAGACTTAGCAAACACTATATATTCAACTTTACCATCCGACCATAAGTACTTATTCACAGACTCCCTATACAAGGCAGCAAAATGACATATACAATATCCGATATCTACGGCGGTTACATGACAATTGATTTAGCGGGTACCATCCTCGCAGCATCAAACAAATGTATACCCATGCTCAAACTACGCCGAGACGCACTAGTCTACGCAGATCTACACGACGACAAAATAGCCGTAGTTTGTAAAGCTCTCTCACACTGGGAAGAAATGAAGCTACAGTACACCACATACCTACGTAAGTGCACCACTTACAAGGGACTAAACACAGAACTCTACGGCAACTGGACCATACTTCAAGTATCCTCTGACGGACACTACGCTCAATGTACTAATAACGACGGCACCCTCAAATGGATAAAGTTATCAAACTTAATGCAAAGGAGCAACACATGATTCACTATAAACACATACGTCTATATGACGACAAAGGAAACCTAAAGGCCACAGGCGGTAGAACTATCGCCATCGAGCAAGACGGTATCAACTACAAAGTCGGCATTGCAGAATGCTCAAAACGCGACCAGTACTGCAAAAAGACAGGTAGAGAAATAGCAGCCTCACGAATTAACTCGTCTCGTCTACCAAGGCAAATAATAGAAGATGTTCTGTTAGCTAAAGCATACTACAGCCCACTTAGTCGACAAGTTTACCAAGACATGGTTACCAAGACATGGTTACCAAGACATGGTTAAATCACTACCTACTGAAGCGATTGCCATAACAGCAATCTTTGAAGTACTTACAATATTACATAGGAAATAGCATGAGAACAAGACGCACAACAAAGCAAGAACCCCGCAACTATATTGGAGGAATTCTGAAACCAACAAAGGCAATGCGTTCATTATCAACACCAGTAATGCATCAAATCATTAATCGTCACCCTAGAGTATTCAGAGCCGGTAGCTACATGACGCAATCTACCCTTAGAAACATGTGGTCGATTCCTCCTCTAAACATAGAGGGCCTATCTGTCAATAACATAGTTCGCATGGTTAAAGACCATCAGATTGCATTACTAACCGCATACACACGTTTCAATAAATTATTGGCACTACGCGGCTTAGTAATTTGTCAATCAAACAACAGGTATAACATCTGTAACATCAGCCAAGCTAGAGACAGAGTACAAGGTCTATTGCTTGAATCTGATAAAAAAGACAGAACAGCTGCAAGATTATCTGCAGGAATTCGTAGATACAGCTGTGTTTGGTCACCACTATCAGAGATCGAATTAGAAAGAAATAATTAACATACGGCAGTACACGATACGTAAGCCCAACCTTATAAGGAGTACTCATGAGTAACATCAAGAGCGAAGTAGCTGCAGCACTACAAGAAATGCTTGCACCAAAGAAAACTAAGAAGAAAACAACACCTAAATTCATCTTAGTAGTAAACGGTTCAGTTCTACAGAACAGACCAGCAACAAAGAAAGACTTAATCAAAGCAGCAAAGGCAATCGTACTAAGATGCCCAGAAGCAAAGATTGAAGTTTACAAATTCAGCGGTGAAATCAGTATCGACTTACCAGTATCAGGCGCAATGCTTGATGAAGAAAAAGGAGAGTAAAATGGCTGACAATACAGAAGAATTCGACTTAGACGCCCTAATCGAAGAAATGGCAGAGAATGAGGAAGAGCAAATAACTATTACGTCTGTAGAAGGCGGAGTTAGTGAAGCGAAATCAAAATCGGGTGTACACCCTAATTAAACTAACCTGAAGGTAACCTCCGCTATAATACTTCATATCAAGGATAAGGAAGATAAATGAAAACAATCATCAGACACACTGACGATAAATCAAAAGCAGAGGTTACCTGCCATGTCTGTGGTCAAACACAGACAACTGGCTATTTCACAGCAAAACGAGCACAGCATAAACCATGCTTTACTTGCATCAATAAAGAATTAGCGAAAGCTAGGCAACAAAAGGTAGTAGATTACGTAGCCGCACACAACAGTAAGGATAACGGCCTCTACATAACAAAATTTGTTGATGGACATAAGACATGCGAAGTGCTCTGCAAACACTGCGGTAGTAAGTCAATAGTACAATATAGACCCTACCTATTCACACGCTACGGGTGTAAAGCATGCACAGATAGTATACGAGGAAATAAAACACAGAAGTATAAAGACTTAGGTATTACAAATAAGCATCGATTATACCATATTTTCAATAATATGCTCAATAGAACAGGGGAGTATCGAAAAGGTAATGACTATTACACAACTACTAATATTAAAGTATGTGATGAATGGGCACAAGACCGCAGAAAATTTTTTGAGTGGTCTCTCGCCAACGGCTACGCAAGTAACTTAACAATAGACCGAATTAATAACAGTAAAGGGTACTCCCCAGACAACTGTCGATGGGTTGCACAAACCATACAACAAAGAAACACCAGGCTTTTACGCAGCAGCAACACGTCAGGTTACCGCGGTGTAAGCTTTACATCACACGATAAAACTACGTACAGAGCACGTGTTAAGGTAAGGGGTATAGAGGTTCAAATCCACACTGCGGATTCGGCTAAAGAGTGCGCCTACTTCTATGACAAGTACATACGTGACCACAACCTCGAACACACCAGGAATTTCACAGACGATGAGTATACCGCACTACGCGAAGAACTTATTAATAAACTCCTCTAAACATAGCCCTCTCAGGAGAGCTCCACTGTAGAGAAACACAAGGAAACATAAATGACATATAATATATCAACACCAGTCACCGAAGAAAACACAGCACTACTGAAGAAGATCCTAACTTGGTTACCAGGCACAGTCAAGATGCAGGTGGAGACACACGACGACACAGAACAGTACACAATAATAGACACACAAGACAACGATGTAGCAAGACCAGTACCCTTAGATTTCACAACAGAAGAAGGCCAACGTACACTTCTGCGTAACGTCCCGCAGATGTACAAAGTCACTAATCCCGCAGTAGTACTGGCAACGCTACAGACTAGTGAAAGATATGAGGTTTTCCTGAACCACCCTGATGCTCTGTTGACTAAAGTTATTCCCCAAGACCAACCAGACACTTATTATTGTATGTCAGTTTCCTGCAGACGGGAGCCGGTACGCATTAGTAGCGATTACCTTGAGCCTATAAGCACCCTCGAACTACTAGAGTATAGTGCCCATGCAATTTTTACAGCAGGGCATGGCACCTATATTTCGATGGTTGCTTACCATAACCCTACAAATAAATATGTAGGACGCTCCGTCTACGGCACTTTACGAGCTCCAGCATACCTGCACAGAGACTCTAACGGCAAGTACAACAAAATAACAACAGCCGACATGCATCTATTTTCTAGCTATTTATCAGAGCAAATTCGTGTACGTTATGCATTCTTCGACAGACCAAAGTCAGGACTTTCCAACGTAGTAATGGACAGCTTCTTTCCTCGATTAATGTTTAGATACAACGGCGACAAAAAACAAATCCAAGAAAATAGCGATATACCATCAACGGCAGTAGCTATCTCACCATTTGTAGCAGAGTATCTAAACGTAAAAAAAGTCCCTACAGACCAGCTACTTAGAGTTCTCGGGTACACCCTAAAGGACATTAAACAGCTACTGACAGAAGTCAAAAGAAAGAAGTTAAACTTCGTATTTCTTGGGGCGGGGGGTACCGGAATGAACACAGCTTATTGGCTATCAGAATTAACAAAGCTGACAAGCACCTATAAAATATTTTCAAAAGTAGCAGTATTCGAAAAAGAATCTGTAGAGTATTCTAACATGCTGCGTTTCCCACTAGACAGTTCTGCCTATAACATACCCAGAGGCAACCTGAACAAAATACAGCTTATTACCCCTCTACTAAAAAACCTCGGTTCAAGAACATTAGAAATACACGAACAATACTTACCAGCAAAGAAATATATATCTTCAGAAATAGTAAAGAGACACCCAACAGAGCACGTAGTAGATAACACAGTACTATACGGCGCACCCGGAATCGAGTACAGGGACGAACTTGCAAAAATTGGTCCCTTAATCTGCGCAACTCATGCCAACACGTCATGTTCAATTTGGCTTAACCCTAAACAAAATATGGATCTCCAAATTGAGACATACGGCATCATACAACTTGGATCATTCTTTATGAACCAATTACAAATGACGATCGAGCTACTAAAATTATTAGCCTCAGACCAAGACTTACATGAAGCAGATAAACACATCATGGATTTCGAATTCGACGGCACACTAAAACTCCGTCCGGATCGTAACTACCATTGGCAGTTAGACCACAACAATCTCGTAATGACAACAACCGAAGCAAACAATTTTTAAGGATCCTCATGTATAATCAAATAACCGGAACTAGCGATACTTTCATACAACGCCTGCACAAAGCCGAGTTCAAGGAGTTTGTAAAAGCAGTCGCCGTACCTACCTTCAGCGCACAACCCAGCAACCAAGAGCCCCTGATGTTCTATAAGAAGGGTGTACCCATCACTCCGATATACACAAACACAAACGTCTATAAGCGCTTAGCAGTCAGTCGCGGCCGACTAGGTACAGACTTCAATCCAGAACAATCAAACGGTACAGCGTTCTTCACAAGTATCACAAAAAGTATTTTAACCCTCGATGGTGAATACACCATCAAAGAAGCAATACCTATAATAAATACACTAATAAAAAAGGCCGGCAATAACTTCTACGGTGTAGTACTGCGGGGTGTAAAGAGTAAAGCACTTATGATTAACCCACTCCACCCACTGGTAGCGTCTGCTATTTTAACTACATCTACGTATTCAAACATAAAGTTTAAAGTCCTAGTTTATTTCTACCCTAACAGAAAAGCAATGGATAAGACGTATAAGTCCTACAATACTACCGTAGCCGAGGTATCAACAGCTGTTACCAACTTACTACGTCTTTCTAAGAAAAACACAGAAGTTATACTAGACACTTCTAAAATTACAGATGTAATACCAAGTAAAGATAGCACATCAGTAACAGTAGTCAAGACAGTGCCAGCAGTCGACATACCTGAGAACTACAACTCATATTACGACCCAGCCGCAGTACACTACACTCTTCCTCACCAATTACTAACAAGAGGAAACATTGCTCCCTATTACGGAACATCAATACTCCGTCTAACTCCAGGCGCTAACGGCGAGTGTTGCCAGATAACCCCGTTTCTAGCAGCAAATATATCATATTCAACTATCCAAGCAGACGACAATCGCATAATCTTCAATAACGTCTGTACAGGCAGCCAATCGAAGCAAACACTTGAAGGACTCTCAACGCTCAATCACTCATACTTAGGTTCACCACTAAACCGTACACTGATACGACCAGGAGCTCTTCTATACGCTGACCAATGCATTGATACCTCGATGTTCCTTTACCACAAAGCAGGTTACATAGAAGACTACACACCGATAGTAAAAGAACCCACTCCTCCAGTAGTTTTTCCAGCCGAGCACATAGCTGTTTTCAAGAACAACAGTCCTGCCGCAGCTATTATCCAACTTAAAAAGTTACAAGACTGCACAACACTACAAGCAGCATACTACCACAAAGAGATACACGCTTACCTGGAGCTACAACCAAACACTCAGCAAGAAATAAGCTTAAAGTACACAGATGAAGACGAACACTATGTCATAGAACTGGAGGTCCCCGCACTAATCTCAGAAAGACGTTTTGAACAATTGTTTAAAGATAACATGGCCTCAACGGATATTACTACAATATACGTCGGTTCTGGTTACTTTAAAGTAGTTGCCTGTGATAACTTCAGTACTCTAAAAGACCCCTTCTTTAAAAATTACCGCATGGCACAAGTAGCCCGCGCTGAGCTGATCGCTAAACTGACAACTAAATACTTACGTCCACTACAGGATGTCATAAAGGAATTCGATGAAGCCAATAATACCACCACAACAGAAGACTAAGAAGACCTTCCAGACTTACGAGTCATCACGTCATCAAGGAGTTCTACTCTTAAACCAAGCAACCCTACAGGAAATCTACACACGGTCAGGCCCTGCAGCAATTTCCAACGAATTCCAAGTGCACTATTACGCTCTAGTCTTCAGGCACATAGCAGCCGACGACTCAATACTCGACGTCGCAGTACCGACAGTATTCTTCAATTACCCACAACAGGTAACTAGTGCACACATCGACTTCGAATTAAAAGACGTCAAAGCCACATCAGAGAAAATAAGACCAGTACACACTACTCAGGTAACTAAGCTATTGGGTACATCCCTCCAGCAGCAACTAGAAGATCTGTTCAACGTAAAATTCACACCTGTAACATCAACAGTCAACAGTATCCACAGACATCCTGGAGGCTCTGCGCGACAATCATTCTCTGGTACAGATCTAGACCGTACGATCACTGAGCCAGGTATAGTATACCCATTAACATCCGGTAACCTAACACCGAATTTTGCATCAATTATGGCTATCGACAATGGGCAGTGCAACTTAGCGCACACAGAGTATCGCATCGTAAACTCAACAGAGTCTACTACAACGTATACAGAAGCACGCTGTCACTCTATAGCACTGGGAGTACCCATACAACTGAGTACAGTAGAAAGGTTACTAGGACAATGCAAAGATACACCCTACGAAATTAGAGCTAAGAATTCGGCCTTATTGGAAACCCATAACACAGCCTTGGTTTCCATCCTACAAACTACTCTATTACCGCTTCTCTTAATTAACCCTAAGCACGTAACAAAGAAGGCAATATCACCGTCTACGTTCCGTTATACTTCCGCAGGCAGCTGGCTTAAAACTCCACAACTACCAGGAATGAGTGTAAAACGACCAGATGTGCCAAAGATGTATGAACTCTCTGAGCTAGAGCAACTACCTTTAGAAAAATTATATGCCGCGGCACATACGATAGACGACTTCTTTAACCTGGACTATACCGATTACAGTATCTATTCACGCAAAGATTTAGTTACAACAATATTAGAAGGCTACGAAGAAATCAACGACGAGCTAGCAGTACGTGAGTATGACAAGATTGTGATGCAAGAAGAGCTACTCGCAATAGGTGTAGATAAAGCTATCCTTGTTAATCTCACAGACGAACAACTAGCGAAATACCACGAAGAAGCATACCCCGAATAAAGGACATACATGACATACCGTGAATTTACTATAAAGAAAAAGAACGGCAAACATCGTAGAATATGTGCACCTGACGCAGATCTGCTAGCTACACAGCGTAACATATTACCAACGTTGTCAGCACTATTTAACTCAAGAGAAACGCAACTTTTCGGAGACAACAAAATTTTCCATGGATTCATCAAAGACAGGAACTGTGTAACAGCAGCTATCCAGCACATAGGCTACGCCCATACTATCGGCCTCGACATATCTAATTGTTTCGACACAATCAAAATAGATGCCATTAACGTACCTCTAGAAAACCCTGAGCATTTTTCCCACACGGATGGTACTCTTGCACAAGGTTTTGCAACCTCTCCTATGCTTGCAAACATATATCTACTTACACCGGTAAAAGAAATCTGCGACATATTCGATATATACTATACAGACTACAAACTTACGGTATACGCCGATGATATCCAACTATCTTTTCCGCCTTCGTCATATACAAAACTCAACGAAGCAATAGCAATAGTCACCGAGGTCATGTCAGACTACGGACTTACCATCAACCCGGCTAAAACCCGTATACATCACGCCAAATTCGGCAACCGTCGTATTCTAGGAGTCATGGTAGGATCAGAAGGTATTTCACCTACCAGAAAAATACGTAAGAAAATCAGATGTGCCAGACACCAAAGAAATGGTCCATCACTCGGAGGTTTAGTCACCTCGTCAAGACTCTTACTACCAAGAGCTCTCAGATAACCAAACTAACAGTTCCTGGAAATTCTTTGTAACAGAGATCCGACCACAATAGGCGGTGTACATACTCCGTTACACATATTCTTAAAATCCTGTAGACGGGAGAAAGCCAGGGTATGCCTACAGTTCAGCAGGACTCAATTACTGCTACCACAAGCCTACACGTAGAAATAAACAACACACACGTAAGTGGAGTAGCCTCCATCGGCTATCTATAAACTGCTTATGACCACATGTGTTGAACTGAATGAACCCAGAATCTACTCTACGAGAGATCTCTCAGGTTCAATGCAGTTCAACACATGTCTAGCATAGAGCTAGTCTCGTACGTGTAGGTTTCTGGTAGCAGTAATGTAATTAAATGGGTAGTATCGGTAGAATAAGCACACCGGATAGTGTAGTAGCCTACATCGGTTATGTAACACAACGCTATTCACTAACATGTGCTGCCCAACCGTGGCTCCCCGAACAATTTATTCTAAATTGTTTGGACACCACTATGGGCAGCACATGTTAACACCTGGAGACCAATTCCTTCAGAAATTTTTCAGTACCGTGTACTATCCATTTAATTACATAAATAAAATAAAGGAATCCTATGCTAGATATAACAAGAGACGAACTTCTAAAAGCAGGAGCTTTGTCAAATACATATGCACCAATAGTCACCAAAGTAGCAGAGGCTATTCCTGCAGCAATACCTCACCGAATGAAATTAACTATCGCTGCAACAGAAGCAATGCTGTTTGCATCTCATCTACGCCGCAATATCCAACACTGGGATGGCGGACTAATCCCCGTCAACTGCCTAACTTTCATATTTGCAAAGTCGGGAAAAGGAAAAGACTCCTCAATCAACGCAGCACGTAAATGCTTCAAATCAGGCTACGACCAACTAGAGTCTCGCAGACAAGTAGAAGCAACAAACCTTGCAATCCGTAGAGCCATGGAGGCAGGAGTTGACAACCCTAGAGCACCAGAAAACTATGAAGAGTTCTATAGACAACCAGAAGACATCATTGCATCATCAGCATCCTCAATCAAGGGTCTGACTATGCACTTCAATGACCTTGAAGACTCCGGTATCGGCGGTGGTTTTATCTACACTGGTGAAGTAACAAGCGAACTTGCATCAGGAAACGCCAAAGAACTTATGCTTTTTATGTCAGAAGTCTATGACACGGGCCACAAGGAAGTCAAGTTAATTGGAGCCAAGGAGGAGCAAGGACGTTCTATCCGCAACCTTCCTGTATCAGCAGTATTCGCAGGCTCTCAGGCAAACTTACTCGAAAGCCAGGTATCCAAGAACCTCTTTCGTGAGGAGTTTTCCAACCGCCTCGCTAGACGTTCATTCTTCAATTTCAACCCTGAGGAAATGCCACTCGTACATTACACAAGCAACGAGGAGATGATACAAGCAGAAATTGCAATAGACGACAAAGCCCTAGAGGCACGTGCCGTAGTAAATACTGGTGTCGAAATAGTGACTGAGTGGGGACTAAAACATCTAGGACAACCACTAGAAGTAAACCCTAAGGTACGTTTCTTATTCGCCACGTATAAACGTTACAACCAGGAAGTTGCGCTTACAATGTCACCCTTACACCCAATAGCTACAATTTCACGTGAACATATGCAATGGAAGGCACTTAAAATGGCAGGTGCTTACGCCCTCTACAATCAACACGACCGCATTGAGCCAGAAGACTATGTCCATGCCATCAACTTCTGTGAACTACTAGCTGACGACTTATCAAATTTCGAAAACGAACTCATCAAAGAGCCATATCAACTATTCTCCGACTATATGCGAGCAAACGCAGTTAACAACCAATCTACAGCATCTCTGCACATGTTACGTAAATTAGGGTACATAAACGGGGTAGGACGCATGATCGAAAAACTACGAGATCTTTGTCACCTATCAGCTTCTTACGATGTTAACGGTGTTTATACAGCATCAGAAACAGGCATTACGTATGAAGGCATTGAACCAGTAACGGCAATCAACATTACCTATAAAGAAATAGATAACACCCCTATATTCAATGCAGTACCTACTAAAGACAAAAAGCTAATCGACGCTGCCAAAAATAAGGTAGCCTCTACAGCAAACTCCGGTCTCGAGGTAGCAGAAACAACGTTCGCTGAACTAGGTGACCTCTTAAAAGGAGACTTTGCCTATAGTCCGTACCGCTTCAAGGATGGTATCCGAAATAAGGACAACCTCCTACCAGGTACCAAATGGCTAGTCCTCGACATCGATGACTCCACAATAACCGCCGACGAAGCTCACTTCATTCTATCCGACATCAACCACCACGTGGCCCTATCGTCAGACCCTGAAAATAACTTTAAGTTTCGTGTCATTGTCGAATTAGAAGCCGTCGTCACCCTAGACAGCGACGCATGGATTCCGTTCTACAAGTCAATAGCTCGTGAGCTAGCTCTTAATGTAGATCCACTACCTCAGTCACAGATATTCTTCTCGTACTCGACATCTCCAGTACTGTCCGTAACAGACGCCTCACCGATCAAGGTACGTGACCACATTATGCACGCTAACGACACAGCGAAGAATCCTTCAACAACGAAGGCCCTAACAGCAGCTCAGAAAACCTCAGCCCTCGGTGACACTATGGCAACATTCAACTATGCCTACGACGCACCTGACGGACAGGGATCTCGTCGACTAATTTCAGCAGCACACCATGCCAAAGAATTAGGTGCTTCAGTAGAAGAAATCATCGACTTAGTCAAAGACATCAACGACTTCTGGGTATCCCCATTAAGCGAAGAACGTCTAGAGAAAACTATACTTAAGCAAATTAGAAGATTTTAACTACAGGTTACGATAGAAACAATACCTACAAAGGAGTTAAATGAGACCAGATCTAGCAACAAACCACTCAGACAGCAACTTAGACGAGGCGCCTCTAGCCTACAAAAACATCTTCGAGGTTATGAACAACCAGTCCGACCTAGTAGAAGTCCTAGACAGAGTGGTGCCCATCCTCAATATCAAAGGCTAATCATGCAATATATGTTTAAACAGGGATTCTGTAAACAAGTACTCATGGTAAAAGAGAAAGTACCACTGGAATCCCCAGGCTTACTCACGTACCGTTGGCGCAAGGCCTCAGCAGCAGAAGCCCTGGAGTTCCTCTGCAAGTACGACCTCAGTAAAGACCACATGTTCAAGGACACCTTCTTTGGGCAAGTCCTGTGGTTACGTTACGGATTAGGATCACTAGACCTCCCATATTGGTGGTCAAAAGCAAGAGTACACGACACGACAAAATTAATATGTCAGCTCTATAAGGAAAAAAGATGAAACGACAAACGCTAATCATCGGAGATATCCACGGATGTTTTTCTGAATTACAAGAGCTCCTTACTAAAGTAGACCTCACAACAACAAACGTAGTCGCTGTAGGAGATCTCATCGACAGAGGCCCTGACTCCGCTAAAGTAATCAAATTATTTCGTGACAACAACTACAAATGTGTAGTTGGCAACCATGAGCTCATGGCCATTCAGGACTCTCCCGCACTCCAATCCGCTGACATAGAGTACACCCCATGGTATACCAACGGCGGTGGTACTTGTATACGGTCATACTCCGACGACATGCAACAGCTGTACTCCGACATAGAATACTTCAAAACTCTCCCGCTAGCAATTAACACTGGCCATGTCACGTCAGAAGGCCTACCAATCATTGTATCGCACACTGACATTACGGGACTTTTTGCTATCCATGACGACGCCTGCCGTCAGCACACCTTACTCGATGAACCGTCAACATGGAACCGCTCCACTAGACCTCGCAAGCAACTTTACTTCAACGTATTCGGCCACACACCAGTCGATTACTGGAAGCAAGGAAAATATACTAACACTTACACTCAACCACCAACAGCCGAATATAAACATAACACCCTTAACCTCGACACAGGTTGCTGTTACGACACTCGCCATCGCGGGTACCTCACAGCTATCCTACTACCATCCTTCGAAGTAGTCCAAGTAAAGAGACAGATATGACCGCTTTAGTGCATACAGTAGGCCTCATAGTGGTTTTTGCACCAATTGTAGCAGCATTCATACTACTAGGCGTAATGCTATATAACGCGGTAAATGAAGACTAACAAAGGCCAGACATGACAAAACATAAAGTACTAACACACCTAAAAACTATACTACTACTAGGGTCACCTTTCGTCCTAGCTGTGTACACACAGCCACATACCAGTATCTTAGAACAGCCTGCAGCATATTTGACTAACGTAGGTATAATTTATTTCTTACTAACAGCAATAGTAGCAATGCGAATGGTACTACTGGAGCTCTACACTGCAGTGTACAACTACTTTGGTAGAGAACACTGATATGAATATGACCATATGTTGCATATCAGACACCCACGGCTACAAACCACGTAACCTACCACCAGCTGACGTCTTAATCCATGTTGGCGACTTCACTGCTTCTCGGGTACAGCACAAAGATGAATCTATTGAGTTCCTAGACTGGTTTTGTCAACAGCCTTATAAGGACAAATTCTTAGTCGCTGGCAACCACGATTTCCACCATTATTACAACATACGCGGCGTTCACTACCTTCAAGACAGCTCAGTAATCAACCTAAAGGACTAACATGACACATTACAAGTACCCATCAATCGAACAATTCCGTCACGTGTACAAAGCAATTCGTGAACAAGCTGAGTACGACAACCTTCCGTATCCAACTATCAACTTCAGTGGTACAGTTAAACTCCACGGAGTCAATGCTGCTGTAGTACAACTACCAGATGGTACTCGTTACGCACAGTCTCGCAACAAAATCATTACTCCAGAAGACGACCATATGGGTTTCGCCAAGTACGTAGTAGAGCACAAACATTCTTTCGACGTACTGTTTAACGCCATCCAACACCCCAAAGAGACCGTTATCGTCTTCGGAGAATTCGCTGGCAAAGGTATTCAAAAGAACATTGGCATCAGCAAATTACCAAAATCATTCTACGCTTTCGAAATCGAAAGTCATATAGAAGATACGAGTCCCACAACAACAGAGCCTTGGTTAAATCCAGAATTGAATCTACCGGCGTACAATGCTATTCAGTCATTCTACTACAAATCAATAGCTATCGACTTCTCCAAGTCTTTGGAAGAACTGACAACTCTCTTAGCACCATATACACAAGAAGTAGAAGACTGCTGCCCAGTAGCCGCACACTACCTACCTGACGACACTAATCTTATCGGTGAAGGTGTAGTCTGGAAAGCAATGTTCAATGATAAAGTAATCCGCTTTAAAGTGAAAGGGGATAAACACAGTAAAGCTTCTCGTGTACCCAAACAACCATTTACTCCAGAGGAATTAGCAAACACCGCCAATTACGACCGCGTAGCACGCCAGCTATTCTCACCTGAACGTTGCCAACAGGCAATATTTGAAATCTATGGCCCCAACTGGGAACAAGACATCAGTTACAAAGAGCTAGGTACTTACTTAAAGTGGGTCCTCGAAGACACCTGGAAGGAAGAGTATGACATACTAGAAGAGGCTAAACTCACCACAAAACAGGTCAGCAAACCCCTAAGCAGACTAGCTCGCACATATTTTATAGGACTACTCAATGACACCCGTACAACGAGCTAAATCTTTATTACAACCAGGCGACCGCCTCATCTACCTAACAGAATTCGGTAGTACCTTGTATGGCACAGACTCTCCATCATCCGACATCGACTACAAGGGCATCTTCCTACCATCGATTGACTCTGTCATCCTTGGCAGCAACAAGTCCACATACGAGTACTCATCCGGTAACCAGAACTCAAAGAACACAGCAGACGACATCGACATCAGTCTCTACAGTGTCCAGCAATACTTTAAGCTTCTCAGCAAGGGAGAAACATCTGCCCTCGACCTACTGTTCTCAATGAAATCATCCTCAGCAATTTTTTCTGACCCGAGTTTTGTCGACACACTTCACAGAAACCTCGACAAACTTCTAACAAACAACACATCATCATTTGTAGGTTACTGCATGCAACAAGCATCGAAGTACGGCATCAAGGGCTCACGCTATGGAGAAATAGTAGAATTTGCAAAACACCTTTCTACATGTTCCAACTGCTATCAAGTATCTACAGAAGGGTATAAATACATCATGCGCATAGAACAAAAGGGTAAGAAGTACATCTCAGTTCTCGGCAAGCTTCATGACATGTCTCTACCTGTCCAGCTCCTAAAAGACAGAGTTCTCGCAGCACGTGACCAATACGGTTCACGGGCTAAGTCCTCAGCAACAGGTACTGACTGGAAGGCCCTCAGTCATGCTCTACGGGTAACCTTAGAATTACGAGAACTCATATCGACAAACAATATCAAGTTCCCTTTAGCGTACGCAGACAGCGTCAAACAAGTCAAATATAACACAGATGAATCCCTATTGTCAGCAACTCTAGATAACATCAAAGTTGCACTTGACGAAGTAGAGCAGCTAATACGAAACAGTGACCTCCCAGAAGAAGTAGATAGGAAATTCCTCGATCATCTCTTACTATCATATTACAAGAAAAGGCGCGTCCATGAAAACTAAATTAGACTATATCAGTGGGAAGTCAGTCCTTCCTCCTAACACAGAGGGAATATCTCCATCACAGTTTGCAAGGTTCTTTAAAGAACCGCATAAGTGGTATGACACTGAAATCCTCGGTAACGAAGGCTTCACAGGTTCAACGGCCAGTGTGCTCGGAACTTTAATACACTTTATAGCAGAGGACTTTACCAAGACACAGAAAGTCGACTCACGAGAAATGTGGAAGTATTTATTCACCCAAGGTAAAATACCTGCCAACTACGAACAACAATTCCTTCAGCTACTAGAGGAATTTGACACCCTACAGCCTGCTCCAAACGATGAAACATACGACGACGATGTACGTTATAAAGACGATGTTAAATGCGACATCGAGGAACTACTCAGCGAACGTTGGCAAAATCCAGATATAGACGCCGACATCATACTCCAACAATATAAACCAATGGGTAACGCCCTCATTCAGTACATCAGACAGAATGGTCTGCCAGCACACTCCGAAGAACTCATACACGCTGAAGTTATTCCTGGCTATCACGTATGTGGGTCATGTGACGCAGCCCAAGGAAATAAAACGTCACTTTGCATTGAGGATTACAAAACCACGTCTGCACTTACTCCACCTAAAACAATCCCCTATGCCTATAAGCTTCAGCTTCTATGCTACGCCTACATCTACACAGCGTTAGGGTACAAAGTGGACCGTATCCGAATTATCTGGATTACTCGTGACAATATCAACAGGACAGGAACCAAAGGCAACAAAATAAAAGATTATCCAGCGACGTGTACCCAAACAACAGAGTACATTAACCTCGACGACATTCGTTTCATCACATCACTCCTTAAACTAGTGGCAGAAACAATGCAAAAGTCAAAAGAAAATCCATCACTTAACTATTTACTCTACAAAGACTATAGACTAAAGTAGCCTTCATTAAGTTGTTACATTAAAGCTAAGTACGAACAATAACTACGTTAGTACTGTAGTAGCCTCCATCAGCTATGTAACATAATGGTACTAATAAGGTAGTTATCTACGCTAAAGCTCACGATAACTACCTAGCGCATGCTGCATCAGCCAGATCTAGAATCCAGGACATCTTAGCGCGAAAATTTGGTACTTAGTTTTATTGTGACAACTTAATACAAGGAGTAGCCGTGACAATACCAACAACAGGTAGTACTTATATCGGTATGCTCCATAGGCGAATTAACTTTGTTAATTCTAACACTTGGTAATCCTCAAGGAGATCTATTTCCTGATGGTATTATCAGCTACATACTAAAATAATAAGGAATTATATGGCAATTAAACTATTAGTAAGTGGGCAGTCTAACGCGGGTAAAACTACATTGACAGAACCACTAAAAGATACACTTGTAATGTCTCATGACGGTAAGAATTACCCCTTTCCAATACCTCATACAAACATCACAACATTTGATTCAGTTGATGAGCTAATTAAGCTAACAAATTCTAAGATAGAGGCTTACAAAAGTAAGTTTAGCACGTACCCAGCAACGATTGTGTGGGATTCCGTATCAAAAATATTCGATACAATCTTAGATAACTGTAACCAAAAACATACAGGGTTTAAAGTCTACTCAGAATTAGATAGAGAAATAAATGAGTTTACCTCGTATGTCCAGAATACTCTCATAGGATCTGACATAAATGTAGTGCTAATCTCTCATGCAATATGGGATCCCGACACCGCTATGTACAACTTAGTGGGAAAAGGTAATTTTGCCAAAAGAGGGGGCTTCCTTGCAGAAGTTGATAATAGCGTATTTGTAGAAACTAAAAACAATAAACGTATTATTCATCACCGCTCAACAAAGTTCCCAGCACGTACAGTTCTAAATGACCTACCAGCTAGCCAACCAGTAGAAAGCTACAACTTAGCAGAACATATGGCACAACTTAGTAAGTTAACAGACCAGGTAGTAGATTTCGAACTTTAGCTCGAACCCGCTTAAAGTAAGTAAAAATAAAGACGCGTTAAAAGAATCTACAGGATCATCTTTTATAGGCGCATCAGGAGTTTACGATGTTAAAATTAACTTCGTTTCATTAGACCAATCAGCAAAAGGTGCAGTCTCTTTCAATATGAACGTAGACTACAACGGTAACTCTCAGACTATATATGGCTCGACTGTACAAAACATCGACGAGTCTACAAACGAAATCGGAGCACGTCTACTAAATAAACTACTAGTAATAGGTGGTATGGAAGATGGACAAGAGCCGACAATGGAAGAAGAGGTGCACAACGTAGGTAAGGATAACAAGCCTCAAGAGTTTATGTGCTTAACAGACTTAGCAGACTTGGAAATTAAAATCCAAATCAAACAAGAGTTTACTAAATACAAAGGCGAAATCAGAGAATCTATGGTTCCTTATAACTTCTTTTCAGCAGAAGGCGCAACAGCTGACGAGTTAACACAGAAAGAAGATGACGACAAGGTAGTACTAGGCGCTCAGTTAGAAAAGATCCTAACTAAAGACGCTACTACCCAGCCTTTCTATAAAGAAAATAAATCAGCAGGCGAAGCAGCCCCAACTCCAGAAGAGGTAGCAGCCTGGATCGAAGCAAAACGTGGTAGCAAAGGCGGTAAGAAAGCCCCAGCACCAAAGAAAACGGGTACTGCTGGTAGTAAATTCGCAAAGTTCAAATAGCATCAAGGCATCCTCGGAGTAAGTCCTAGATCAACACAAAGGAGTTCGATGACGTATATAAAGTCAGAAGAATTCATAACAATAGCTAATGACTGTAACCACAACCTTACTGCCATGCTCGAACGTATACGGGAGACAAACCCAAAGATGTCAAAACAACGCGTAAAGGAACGCCTAGAACGTTACCGACGCAAGGGCTTACTGCCTATAGACTCTGGGAACTATGTCTCTGTTGGAGAGGTCCTAAAAGGCACAAGTACGCTGTATGATGATTCTGGAAATGTCATAATTCAGTGGGTAAAGTCAGACGTTGCAAAGGAAGACCAACTGTCAGCAGTAGCTGATGCAGTTAAAAATCTAGCAGCAACACTCACACCGAGTGAACCCGTACCCGAGCCGCTAGCAGACGTCAACCTAGACGAGCACTCACTAACGATGTATATCAGCAATGACTTACACTTCGGAATGCTCTCTTGGGGTGATGAAACTGGCAAAGATTGGGACATTCACACAGCAGAAACTGAACTAGACAAAGCCGTTACCTACTTAGTAGACGCTGCCCCTATGTCTAAATACGGTCTTGTAGTTGACCTTGGTGATCTCGTAGAAGCAGACTCTACATCTAACACGACCGCCAAATCAGGAAACCAGCTAGACGTCGACAGCAGACTACCTAAAGTTCTACGCGTAGCGTATAAAGCCTTAATCAATCTAATTGACAAGGCCCTCGCTAAACACGAGATAGTCTACTTCTATAACATAATTGGTAACCACTCATTCGTTATGAGTACCGCAGTCCGCGAAGTAATTCTTCAATACTACCGCAACGAACCACGAGTCATTGTATGTGATTCAGCCAATCCTATCAAGTATCACCACTTCGGACAAAACATCTTTCAATTCGCCCACGGCGATTCATTGAAGATGAAGAATGCAGGTGAAGTACTCGCAGTAGATTGCGCCAGCACATTCTCTGACTCAAAGTTTCGTTACGCTTTCTTCGGTCACACACATGTGGACGCAGTTGTCGACGGACGTATATGCAAGGCTGAGTCCTTCCGCAACATACCCTCCAACAACTTCTGGGCCCATGACATGGGGTACCGACGTCAATTAGGTACAATGAAGTCAATTACCTTCAAAGACGACAGAGGCGAGATTTCTCGCAACACATACACCGTCATTTAGCTATTTCGAGTCCTCTTCGGAGGGCTCTCTAATATCTACAAAGGACCGCTATGAAAATCTTCGGGATACATTTACATAATTGGGTTAATGTTCACAAAGCTACTCAGTCGACATACCTAGGGCAGCCTATGCACACAGACATTATTTCCCATCGCTATTGTCCCGAGTGTGGACAAGCACAAGAACGTAGGTATACCCACCTATCACGTTTTTACTGGCAACCGCTCACAGAACAGCAAACTTTAATACTCAATTCCCTAACCTTCGTCAAAGAGGGTACCCATTACGTAAGGATACCTTAATGTCACAAGTCTACTTCATTGTAAACAGCCACGACTACTCTAATAGTTCAAGAGCCAGCATTTTCCATAGATTAATGGGTACACCCTCTACAGTAATGTAGGCATTGACTAATAAACACTAATAAAAATTAAAATAAAGGACAAAATAATAAATGAACTGTACACCTGAGCAGCAAGCAATTATAGACCATATTAAATCAGACACAGCCGACAATGCCCTCACATTAGTCAGCTCAGTAGCCGGTTCCGGTAAGACCTCACTCCTTGTCGAAATCTCTAAGCAATTAAACCCTAGTAGCGCTCTCTACCTAGCATACACAAAAGCAGTCGCGACGGAGGCCAAGACAAAATTCCCCTCTTCAGTTACTTGCTGTACTACGCACTCATTAGCATACCGCCCGACAGTCGTAGACCGCAACATAAAGCTAGGTATGTTCAACTACCGCTCTATACAAAAAGTAAAACGTTACGATCAAAAAGTAGCTATCCTAGAGTACATAAAGCAATTCTGCCTCTCTAGGTTCACATCCTTCGAGCAATTCGCTGAAGAGTATGAAATACCACGAGTAATAGCAGACCACTGCGTTCGTCACCTCAACTTAATGATGGAAGGCGACATCGAAGCTTCCCATGACTTCTACCTCAAGTACTTCCACCTGTTACTAGCGTCGGGAGACTTAGAATATGACGAGCTTGACCTCCTTATGTTAGACGAAGCAGGAGACTTAAACGAAGTCACACTAGAAATTTTCAAGCTACTACCAGCAAAGAAAAAGATCCTAGTTGGCGACGCAATGCAAAATATCTTCGCCTTCAATCACACTATCAACTGCTTCGATGTAATGAAAAACCAAGGCACCTTGTTTACTATGACACAGTCATTCCGTGTCTCAAAGCAAATAGCCGCGTCAATACAGGCATTCGCAAACGCAAACATCGATCCCACCATGCAGTTTCTAGGAGTCGACAGTCCTACACCAAAGACACCAACAACTGCTTTTATCTCACGTACCAACGCTGGTCTAATCAGTCAACTAATGGTACTAAACAGGCACCGCACGCCGTACACCTTAGTCCGAGCAGCCGATACAATCTTTAAACCGATACTCTCAATAATGAAACTCACGTTCAAGGGCTTCATAGGTGACCCATCTTTCAAACATCTACAACAAGACGTAGATGAGTACTTTCTAGACGATGAACTGAAAGCCCAATTTCGTACACCTCTAATGTACCTAAAGCACTTGCACGAGGACGACATCTCACTACAGAATGCAATAGCTTTAATTCAACGCTACGGAGCAGAAGATATAACAAGTTGCTACAACGAGGCTAAGTCACACGAAAAGACAAAGACAAATTACCTTGTGGGTACTGCCCACTCCTTCAAAGGTCTAGAGGCAGATTTCGTTTCTCTAGCAGATGATATGAACCACGCCCTCAGCAAAATCTTTGACCAATTGCCAGACAACTTTTGCCCACAGGCTCTTCCACAGGAAATGAAGTCTGAGATCTACTTATACTATGTCGCCTGCTCTAGAGCACGCCACCGTCTCTACAACGCTGAACACCTATAAGGAGTACCCATGGTCAAAACCCTAAACACGAAAGTCGATTATGAGTACACTAACGACCCATTTACTGCTATCCGTTGGCTCAATAACTTGGGACCTGTTGCGGCCTTCGACTTTGAAACAGCCTCAAAGTACTCTGCTGAAGACAAAACTAGATACGCACAAGAGCTAGAAATCTCTAGTGACAAACTACGCAAAAGAGTACTCCGACAACGTATTAACTCCACGGGTCTGTCACATCCATCACTATCCCGTCTGACACACGTCTCATTTACTGACAGTGATACGTCAGCACGTATCGTTATCTTAGACAAACCGCTAGTCACCCGTCGAGTACTTCACTGGCTAACGACGACAGATATTCTACAAATATGGCACAACGCTTCATTCGACTTTAAACATATTTACTATCAAACAGGCAAGTTCCCTAAGAACTACGAAGACACACAACAGCTAGCAAAGTCCATCCTCAATCACGTTAACAGTTGGCAAGCTAATACACAACTTAAGCTCCTAATGGGCCACAAGTATGGAGCCTGGGCTGTCTCTGCCGACAAATTTGTAGAAGACAACCTCTTCGATGAAAAGCTGATTAAATATGCAGGGATAGACGCTGCGGCTACTTACGCTCTTTGGCAAGCCCAGCAGGCTTACTTAAAAGAAGTCAATAAAAGTAATACGTAAAGGAGACTAATGACATACACAATACCATCAACTTCAGATCCTGGGTACAGCCCCCACGACTTACTACCTGCTCCTGAACCTAGAACAGTCAGTCCGCCTGAGGGACAATTCTATCATCAAGTCAGTAAGCACTTAATCAAAGACACCGTCCGTATCATGCACAACGGCATTCCCATCGACCTCACTAAAGTCGAAGCCCTAGAGCAAGTCCTCGACAACGTCTTAGCAGATGTTACTCGCAGACTAGCCAAGAACCCGTTAATCCGGCAATTCCAGACATTGCAGCACACTACACTCAAGGCCGAATTCATAGCCGAAAAGCGTTCCAAGATGCGAACACCCAAACACTATTTAAAAGAATTCGACCCTTCCAAGATGGAGCATCGTTCCTACTTTATGCAGCAAGTAATTGAGGACATGCCCAATAAACCTGTACCACCAACAGACACTCTACCAACGGGTGTACCCAAATGGCCAGCACGCCTCTGCAAGCGTTACGAGTCACAACACCCAGCTATTCGCCTCCTACTATCCAAGAAAATAGCACCATCCAACAAATACGCGAAAGCAGCAATGAAGCAACTAGCAATCGACAAGGCAACAATTTACAACAGAGCATACCACGATCTAATTAGCAACGTCGATACAATACCACTTCCACCGTTTAACCCTGCTTCATCCCTACAAAAAGGTAAGCTCTTCGCCTGGCTCGGCCTGGAATCCGACAAGAAATCAAAGGATACAGGTCTACCATCGTGGGACCGCGACGAAGTAGAACGCGTCAACAGAGAAACCGACAACGAAGACATCAAGGACTTTACTCAGGCATTTATTGATTTCTCATTCTCAGCCATAGTCAAACAAAATTTCATCGCCGGGTTTTACGAGTACACCCACGATGGAAGACTACACGGAAACATAAAGCTCTTCGGAGCGAAATCATTTAGATTAACAAGTTCCAATCCTAACATGTTGAATCTCCCTTCAACAAGATCAATTTACGCAAAACCTGTCAAGCAATGCCTCATCGCCCCTCCAGGCAAAGTGATACTGGCAATCGATTACGGTGCGTTAGAAGACCGTGTTATCGCCTCCCTTTCACGAGACACCAACAAGTGTTCAATATTCCTCGACGGCCTCGACGGCCATTGCCTAAATGCCTACGGGTACTTCAAGGAAGAAATAGCAGAGCACATGACCCTCACCGACGACACTAGAATCGACGTCACCGAGTTCTACCGCCTTGTAGAAGACGGCCACAAACCCCTCAAGGCAATCCGACAAAAAGGAAAGCCTGCCACGTTTGGCTTAAGTTATGGCTCATACCCGCCAAAGGTAGCCTCGTCCCTCAAGATCTCTTTACCCGCGGCTGAAGCCATATTCAACCGTTACCACGAAGTCTTGTATCCCGGTATCACCGAATACCGAGAGAAGTACGTCCTCCCTACAGCAAAGGACAACGGCAAAATCCACCTAGGCCTCGGCTGCTACATTAGCACCGACTCGCCTCGTAAGGACATACGTACTCTCAATAACGCCACCTGCCAGTTTTGGTCTCTCCTCACATTACTGGCAATCAACAAAGTACACCAACTCATAGATGCCTCAGGACTCCAAGACTCAATCGAGTGCATTTCCACCATCTATGACTCCATCTACTATGTTGTAGACGACGATCCCGTCATCATCCAGGCCCTCAACAACTGGCTTGTACCCGTTCTAACAAGGGACTTCATGGACAACCAGACCATCCGTAACGAAGCAACGGCTGAAATCGGATACGACTGGGCCGACATGAGACAAATCCCGCACAACGCATCGACTTCCGACATCCAGTCAGTCCTCGACTCATTCCATGGCTAAGGAGGGTGTGCCACTAAACACCCTTCAACATCACATAAAGGAGCCACATGACAAAAACACTCAGTAACACCGACTCAAACGGAGCTACAAAGAACGTCAAAGATATAGTATTCTGGGGCGACGGTGACAAATTCAAGCTCTTAAGCAAAGCATCGAGCGTTGCAGAAGAATGGATGAAGTCCACTAAGGTAATGGAAACACCAATAGGCTGCGTAGCTCAAGTTACTACACAACAGTACGGCAACGTAGCAGAGGCCGTTACATTCGTACCAGGTGTCAAACTATCAGAGACGTTTGACGACAATGGTGTCTGCATCAGCAGAACACTAATAAAATTGTAAAGGAACCACACATGGCAACATTTAACAAAGACGCTTTAATCGAGCGCGTGTACGAATTCGATAACTTCGAAACAAAAGTACAGTCTAGGAGATTCGTAGAGGATTTCTTCGGCATCATCACTACAGAAGTAAGTGAAGGTAACACTGTCAGCATCGCCGGCTTCGGCAAGTTCGAACCGTTCAAGCTAGCAAACGGCAAAGTAGTGCCTAAATTCCGTCCATTTGAAGCCTTTAAGCTACAAGTAGCTTAGCTATGACTAAGACAGCACAGCTCATGGCAGACGCCAAGTTCTATGAGTCATATGCTAGATACGACAATAACCTCAGCCGCTATGAAACGTGGCCTGAGGCTGTCGCTCGTGTAATGCAGATGCATCGCACCCGCTACAAGTCAGTAATGACACCGGAACTTGAGTCTTTAATCCAGTATGCTCAAGACGCATACACTAACAAGGAAATACTAGGTGCTCAAAGAGCTCTTCAATTCGGAGGGGAGCAACTCTTAAGCAAGAACGCAAAGATGTATAACTGCTTCTCAGCTAATACAACTTTTGTAACCTCAGAAGGCCTCAGATCTTTCAACAACTTTGTAGATGGAGCCAACATTCGAGTACTTACACATACTGGTGCTTGGAAAAAAGCAGTAGTCAAGAACTACGGCACTCAGCAGTTGTATTCAATAACTATTCAGCGTGGGACAAACATTTACACTAAACAAGTCACGAAAGACCACAGATGGTTACTCGCTGATGGCACAGACACTACAGCATTAGCCGTAGGAGACAAACTACTAAAGCCGTTTGACTATTTCGGAGATTTTAACTTCGACACAGCGCCAACAGACGAACAAAAGTACTGGCTATACGGTTTAGTCTACGGGGACGGAGCCATAAACGGCAAGCACTCTCACATCCGCTTATGTGGTCATGATAAGCAATTCGCTGAGCGTTTCAGTCGCCTAGGCTTCAAAACATCCACTACTGAGTCTCTTGCTGGGGATTTTTATGCCTACACCGGGACATATAAGAAAACTTCCCCAGACCCTTCAGTAGACGAACCACGTCTAATCCGTGCATTTGTTGCAGGTTACTTACAAGCAGATGGTGAGAAGGCTAAAAACAAGTCTGGCAAACGCTATACCTCTATACAAGCCTCTGATTTAGAACACATCAATTTCATCAGAAAGTGCTTTCCGATAGCTGGTATTACTATAACTAGTGAGACAGAATTGACAAATCAAGTCACTAACTATGGCATACGCCCGTACACTATTAAGTTCACTATAAAAGACCATCCAGGAGGAAAGACCTCAGCAGTAACTAAAGTTACTGATATCAGTCCCCTAGGGACTGAAGAAGTTTGGTGCCTTGAAGTAGAAGACGACCATTCTTTCCTTCTAGAAGGCGGGATAGTGACAGGTAACTGCACAGCATCCTACCTTGATCGCCCAGACTTCTTCGGCGAGTGCTTCTGGCTGATGTTATGCGGCTGCGGTGTCGGCTTCTCAGTGCAAAAGCAACACATTGCCAAACTCCCAGCTATAGCTAAACGTTCAGGTACACCTATCAACCACATAGTAGACGACTCAATTGAAGGGTGGGCTGACGCAGTTCAAGCCCTGATGAATTCCTTCTTCGTCGATCAACCTAACAGCGGACACCCCGTCTACTTTGACCTATCACAAATTCGCCCAAAAGGCGCTGAGATCTCAGGAGGCTTCAAGGCACCTGGCCCAGAACCACTACGTAAAGCACTAGACAAAATTGAGAATTTAATCAAGTCACTCTTAAGCAACGGTCAAACTCGCCTAACAACACTAGCAGCCTATGACTGTGTCATGCACATAGCAGATGCGGTAATCTCAGGAGGAGTACGAAGAGCAGCCACTATCTGCATGTTCTCCGCCGACGACCAAGATATGATTACATGTAAGACAGGAGACTGGTGGGAAAAAGCCTCACAAAGAGGACGTAGTAATAATTCAGCAGTACTACTCCGCTCTGATACTACTAAGGAACAATTCACATCTATTATGGAGTCAGTTAAACATTCTGGTGAACCTGGCTTTGTTTGGACAGACGACCTAGACATTCTCTTCAACCCTTGCGTCGAAATTGGTATGCAAGGGTACACCCCGGATGGCAGGTCAGGATTCCAGATGTGCAACCTTTCAGAACTGAATGGTAGCTTAAGTACGACTAGAGAAAAATTCTTAGCTCAATGTAAGGCAGGTGCCATTATCGGTACACTACAGGCGGGTTATACGGACTTCTCGTATGTCTCAAAAGCTACTAAGGAAATCGTCGACCGTGAAGCCCTAATAGGTGTCGGGGTTACTGGATGGATGAACAACCCAGAGGTTCTATTCGACAAAAAGAACATGATTGATGGTGCAAATGAGGTTAAGTATTGGAATAAAACAGTAGCAGCATTAATAGGTATCAACCAAGCAGCAAGAGTAACTTGCGTGAAGCCCAGCGGCAACGCTAGTGTCCTTCTAGGCACTGCATCAGGCATTCATGGCGAACACTCGCCACGGTACATCCGTCACGTTCAAATGAACAAGGAGACAGAAGTAGGACAGCTATTCGCAGCAACAAACCCCTCTATGGTAGAGACATCAGTATGGTCTTCGTTAGACTACACCATAGGGTTTCCAATCGAACCTATCGAAGGCTCAATTTACAAGTCAGACTTACTAGGTGTAAAGCAGCTAGAATACGTTAAATTAGCACAAGACTACTGGATCGAGCATGGAACAAACCACGACCTGTGCGTTAAACCATTCCTCAAACACAACGTCTCAAACACGATAACAGTAGACGACTGGGATGCTGTTACAGACTACATCTACGAAAACCGTCGCTCACTCTGCGGAGTATCACTCCTATCAGCAGCAGGAGATAGGGCGTACCCACAAGCACCGTTCACAGAGGTATTCACACACGAGCAAATCGTTGAAACCTATGGCCAACCAGCACTATTCACATCAGCCCTCATTGAAGCAGGACTTTCTGCCTTCAACAATGACTTGTGGACTGCAATCAGTACATGCTTAGGTTATGGTGAAACTCTAACAGACGACCACAAAGATCTCCTAAAAAGAGACTTCGTACGTCGCTTCAAGAAATTCGCATTTAACTTCGACTCAGAAGACCAATGCGCCAACTGCCTCAAAGACGTTTACAACCTCCACAAGTGGTGGAAAATAACGTCAACAGCATCCGAGATTAACTGGACAACACACCTCTCAGCAAAGAAATTCGTTGATGTGGACACTCTAGGATCATCCGGTTGTTCCGGAGGCAATTGTGAACTCGAATTCTAAAGGAACCTCGTCCATGACATATTCAGAATGGTCAGCTGAACACTCGAAGAAAGTTGCAGCAATCTATGGCTCACTCCGGGATAAATCCCCGGAGGCAGTCTATCAGTACTTCATGTACGATAACATGCGAAAGAATGAGCCAGACTTCTGTCCTCTCTACAAGTCGAACACACGCTGTCACAATATGAAAGACCTCAACTGTTTCCAGTGTGCTTGTCCTCACTTCAAAGTAGTAGACAACCCAGCACCTGACATCCAGGGATACATCACTGAATCTATATGCACAATTAATAGCAGATTTAGCGCTGTATTTACAACAGGCAACGTCAAACATTGTGACTGCTCCAAGTGTGACATTCCTCACACAAAGGCGTCTACTCTTAAGGCTCTACAATCAGCCAAAGAGAGTACCCAAGACTCATCATCTTTTCTCGAACATCTCCGCAGCTACCAGCTATGGACAATCTTCGGAAAATTCAAGTTATTCTAAGGAGGCGCAATGCCAACAGAATATACAAGAGCAGACTTACTGCTCTTATCCAAGAAACAAATCATCCGCTTATGTGGCTACGACAACATGAAGGCTTTATGTAAAGCAAACCCTTCCATGATCCGTTCCCCAAAGAAAGGCCCAACCCGTAAGACTCTGATAAAGCTGCTGACATGAGCCTAGAAGCACACATTCATGAAGCAAAAAATACTTGCGACAAATACACATCAGCTAGTGAGAGTAAAAAACTACCTAACGAAGTCCTGAGAGCTGCAATACGGCAATCCATCGAAGACAAGGAGTACTCGTTCGAATACGAAGACAAAACACCTACGTGCACTAAATGTGGAAAAAAGTCTGCTGAATCAGGCTCAGACTACTGTATAAGTTGTATACTGCAGACTACCAAAAACACCCCCACTAAGGGTCGTAAGTACGATACTGGTAAATTACGGTACTCCTTAGTCCCACCAGTTGCTATCAAAGGCATTGCAGAAGTTCTTACTTTTGGTGCCTCCAAGTATGGCCCCAACAACTGGCAACTCGTCGATAATGCAGAAGAACGCTACCTCGATGCCCTATATCGCCACCTTGAAGCTTACAGAGCAGGAGAAAGTCACGACCCAGAGTCCGGACTTTCACACCTAGACCATGCAGCAACGAATGCAGCATTCCTTCAATACTTCGAAAGTAAGAAATCAGCCACTAAGGAGGAACATGATGGCATCAGTACCAACTCACGATAACGACCGCGTTGCAACAGAATTCGCTAAGCAGGCAATCCAGTCCGAACTCATTGACAGAGTTGAGGAGGAAATCCTTGCGTACATAAAACCTCGAATACGTGAACTTGCCAAAGGCGCAGTAGCGGCATTTGCCATAAAGCAAATAAACGTGCAACATGAGTCAAGTCCGTTCGACACAATAGACAATATACTGATCACATTCGTAGAAAACGTGATAGTAAATCGAACTAAAGAAATTACAGTAAAGGAAACTTAATGGAAATAATAATCCCGCACGAGCCAAAAGTAGACGACAAGTCAGTCTGGGACCATGAGGTACCCATAATCAAATCTAAGGACGTGTATCACGCCTACCTGCATGGAAGTATTGAAGACCCCTTTATGTACAACAAGTTAGCATTTTCAATTAGCACCCTCGACAAAGGTGAACAGCTAATTCTCCATATCAACACCCCTGGCGGTGTAATCGACTCAGCTCTAGCTATTTGCGATGCAATGAAGAACACCCAGGGCATAGTTATTGCACACCTAACAGGCACAGTTGCCTCAGCGGGTACTATAATCCCGATGTTCGCCCATCGTATAATAATATCCGACCACCTGTCATTTATGGTACACAACTACAGTAGTGGCCTACAAGGTAAAGGTCACGAGTTGAAAAGTCAGCAAAAATTCCAGGATGCACACCTCAACGAGTTCTTCAGAACAGCCTACGCAGGTTTCCTTACAGAAGACGAAATGGACGCTGTAATCGACGGCCGTGACATGTGGCTCAACAGTGAAGAAGTCAAGGAACGTTGGGACAGAAAGGTAGCAGCATGAAACATTTAGTCCTCGACACAAACATCATCCTACTAGACCACAATAACATCCTCACACTAGGGCAGGACTATACAATAGTTCTTCCTGAGACCGTAGTCCAGGAACTCGATACCAAGAAGACACTCTTAAACGAACTCGGCTATCAAGCAAGAGCATTCGGCCGTCTTCTGGCACAATCCACTAACATCAAGATCAACAACGTCATAGGCAACCTAACAGAAGCCACATTGATCATAGACGATGTCACCATCAAGATAGTATCAGCACCCTCGTACCCGGAAAACAGCAATAACGACCAGAAGATAATCTCAATCGCCACTGCATACAATTCCTTCTGCGACACAACGTTCATGTCAAATGACGTAGCCTGCCGCATACAAGCAATGGCTAAAGGTCTCAAGGTCTCTGACCTAAAAGAAGTTGAACAGACTACATATAAGTTCACAAAACACCTCAATGTACCCTCTGAGTTCTTCCCAAATCTGCATAACGCAGCTATTGCGGAAATAGACCCAGACTACACTCTAGAAAACCACAATTACATATTCACTGACCTAACGTCAGGCAATACCAAACTAGGCATTGTCCACCGTGGAGTAATCGAAATCATAGGCCGTGCAACTGAGGCTGAACTACGTAAACAGGAAGTTAATCCGATAGGCGCTGAGCAACTCCTCCTAAGCAGGGCAATACAACGCCCAGACATCGATGTTATAATATGCGAGGCAAGAGCGGGCTCCGGTAAAACCCTGGTAACTCTTTCCAACGCTATGAGGCTAGTCAAAGGCAACAATCCCTACGATTCAATAGTATACATCAGGGCCTCAATCGACGACGTTGAAAAAATCGAGGAAATGGGCTTCCGCTCCGGTAATGATGAAAAGGTCAACCCGTACTTCACCCCGGTAGAAGACTCACTAGAACACATTATGCGAGCTAAGTACTCAAAGAAGAAAGGCTCACAATCAGGCTACGAGGCTATGATACAAAGCAAAATAGCAGACGCTTACGAAAGTTACAACATACAACTCCTAACAGGCCTCGGCCTCAGAGGACGTACGTTCACTAACGCTGTCATTATCATAGATGAAGTACAAGGTCAATCTAAAGCTTCACTCCAGAAGATGCTAACGCGTATTGGTAAAGACTGCAAAGTAATCATTATAGGCTCTCAACGTCAGATTGATAACCAGTATGTCACCAAATTCAACAACGGCCTCTCTGTTTTAATGAACGAGGCAACAAAACCCCAGCCACTAATCCACCTACACGCTGTTAACTTGTCAAAAGTTATCCGTAGTAATATGGCGGAATGGTCAGAAAATATCTTTAGTAAAGATTTATTAACATAAAGGAAACACATGAGACAACCAACACTATTAGACTTCATGGAGTACATGGAATATGCACTTAGGCAAGAGGAGCTTGAAAAAGCTAACGCGGAACTTCAAGAAATTGCCGAAAGCCAGATGAGACAGCAAACAATCTGCGAACCAGATACTGACGGCACTTACGATTTCTCCGACATCCTCGACATCGTGAAAAACGACGACAACAACATCAGAATCAGACGTACAACATGGGGAGCAGCAGCGTCAGTTTACTTAGTCACGCAGACAGAAGCTGTCATAATTGACAACGCGGAGTATTACCCACAACCGTATTTCACTATGGTTAGTGGAGACAATCTACTGCCGTGGCAACCGGACACAGAGGACATATTAGCAGACAACTGGGTCGTTGCGTAATGCTCGATCCTATCAAAGAAATCATCCGCTTTAATAAAGAAGCGGGTCTCCTCAACAAGGGTTACGACGACAAACTCGAAGCCTCTTTCCTCATCGAAGAAGCCCTCGAGGGTTTTGACACAGTAAATCTAGGCTACTTGTCACATGGTACAACAGCAGTAACCTGCGCAGACCCTAAGTCACACTCTCGCTACATTACAAATTGTTGTTCGGGTACTCTCTCTGACGTCGATCGCTTAGACAAAGCATGTGATGCAGTGGTCTTCGCTGTCGGTTCCATGGCCAAGCTAGGACTCGATCATCGTGCAATAAAGAAGGCTCTCAATATAGTAATGAAAGCCAATTTTACAAAGCTCGGCCAAAAGACAGACTCAGCAGGCAAACTAAACAAGCCCGCAGACTTCGTAGGACCTGAAGCCGAACTTCAAACCTTACTACATAAAAGGAACTAATTATGACAAAACAAGCGTATAAAATAACTAAAGCAGTACTGAAGAAAGTATATCGCGATACCAAAAAGACTAACGACATACTATCAGTAAAAATCGATATATTCAGTCCAAGTGCCTTAATAGCAGAAGCTAGACAAGCACTTGTGTCCCGACATCTAAGGATGCGCTAATGGCAACTGCAGAAACAAAAGAAAAGAAGCCTGTAAGCGATAAGCTCGCAGGCTACCTAGATAGACTCCTTCAGCTCACCATAGGTAAGCCTAAAAAGAAGATACCACCAACGGAGAAGTAGCCTAAGCTACCTCAAAGCACTTTTAATATCATCAGGCAGTTCAAAGATAGTGTAAAACGCGCTATCAAGAATGTCACTCGGTGTGTTAACTAAGTTAGTCCAGTCTGTCTCTATGATGGAGTGGTCTAACATATCATCGACAGGTAGTACTGTCTGAACCCCCATAGTCATCAGTGCACTCACAGGATGTTTCTCAGTCAGTTCCTTAATAACTCTGTTCGCACCTACAGCAAATTTAGTAAAGATCACCGGACCAGTATCATTCAGGTACTTCACGTACTTATTATCCAACTTACTATACAGCACAGTCGCCACTTTTGAAGTAATAAATACTTCATCACGAATTTTATTCTGTTCCGCAGTCGTAGCTCTACTGCCTTTACTCTTTTCAAATTCCAGCAACCTCTGACCATAGAGGTGCATAAATATAGCGTACCCAGTCGCAAAGTCATGCTCCTGTATCGCTTTCTCCATAAACTGAAAAGGCGCCGTCTTGCTGTTCAACGTCAGGTAATTAACCAACGTCTGTGCAATATTAGGCATCTTACCTACTAATCCGTGAAACGCATTCACAAGATGATTTCTGTACGCATTATCCTCTTCTGCCAATTCTTCAACCAATCCTAAAAATCCACCATTTCTAATCAAATACTCAGCCGAGTTATCCTTATTCTCATTTTCCAATCTCTTTCTTTCAATTGTCAACCTACTTTTCTCTCTCGCTGTCGCAGTCGTCATCTTTGCATTTATAGCACGAATTTTCTTCACGTTAACTCTATACTTGTGTAACTCGCTAACCCCCTTCGCAGGTAACGACACTACTTTCGTTACAGGTACTCCGTACTGAACCATCAGCACAGTATTCGATATACCATTCCCTACAACAACCTGCGGCAGCTTAGCAATAATATTCGTCTTAGCAATCTGCACAATGTCAACCCACACAGCACCTGCCCTAGCTATATTCTTCTGAACAGCTGCTGGTAACATCTTCACCAGTCTAGTGTTAGCAACACTCATAGATCTCTCACCTAGATAATACCTAGCCAAATCTTCTCTAATCGGTACCCCGTAGTACTTCTCCCTAATCTTCTCAGCCTCCACGTTATACTCCGCCGAGCCCTTACGTAGCCCTTTAGGCATGTACTCTCTAAGTGCTTTCTTGTACTGAGCTGATGCGATTTTTTTAAACCTCTCCTTAGCCGCGTAAGGCAGCATCTCCCAATAACCTATCTCCTCACCTTTAGCAGCTTGCATAGGTTTTATTAGCTTATACTTAAATCTGTTCTTACCAAACTTACTACCAAGTCTGTAGTTAGCCCTCATATCCCTTTCAATAACATCAATAGTACGCTTATTCTGTTTCATAGTCTCCAGCACATCCATAGTCTGCCCGAACGTATGCCCAACTAGCCTACTAACCTTAGTATCCAAATTCAACAGGTCTTCTTTCATCTCTCTGTTCATCTGCAATCTATACGTAGCAACCTTACCTTCCTTAGTAAACGTCGGCATAAAGCCATCGTTAACACTCTCACGATCAAAAGCCTTAGAGTCCCCATTGTAAGCCTTCAACAACTTACGACGTTTCACTTCATAGTCCTTCTTCACATTCTTAGCCATTTCACCAATCAGCTTTCTGTACACAGTGCTATCCGACACCCACTGATCACTAGTAAGCTGTTCAACCTTAGCCTTAAAACTATCAATCATCAACGTCTGAGTCTCATCATCATAGCTGTTACTCAACATAGTTTCAATATCTGTACCTCTTCTACTAGTATCAGTCAACCTAATTGCCTGCTTAGTAAACGACGCGTCAGTAGGAAACTTGTTTACGTACACGGCTACCTTACCCTTACCAACCCTACTCTCCAGCTCTTTAACTTTCGTAAAGCCTTTAGCCTTCATTTTCTTTTCATCACTAAGCAGCCCAAATCTAATCTCAACGTTACTATTAGCGACCTCGGCAGCATGTCCCTTAACTCTATTGTAGTTATCTTCTTTAAATAACTCCCCAGAGAAGTTCTCTTCATGATACTTCATCGCAGACAACACATGCTTAACCGCATCCGGGTTACTCTCAATATACATAATGGTACTCGGGTCAATATCCTCTTTAAGCATCTTCAACGCCTTCAAACTTACCAACACATCAACGCTCTTAGTCAGCTTAGGAGCTCTATTAACTTTATGCCCAGCTGTACCGAAACCGTCCACAATCGCCCTAGCATTCGGTAACTGCGCCTCGTTCCCTTTACCGCTATACATCAAATACGCCAAGCCTTTAGCTTGGTTATACACCATGTTACCTCTATTACCAGCACCTTTAAACACTTCATCTGTATATTTCTTAGTAGCTTCTTCAAGCTTACTGTCGTTAGTTATAAGGGCACTAATCTGCTTAGGCGTAAACTTACCGAGTAATGCCTGCAGGTCACCCATAACAAGCACCCTACCTAAATCTTCTTCAATCCTATCAGTTATATCTTTACCTAATTCACCTTTAACATTCGCTGTCATATCCTTAATAATCTGAGATCTCTGTGTATCTACATTAGCGGACAACAATCCCAACTTCTCTACTGTCTTATCCAAGTCATCCGGGGTAATAAAGTTCCTCAACAACATCTGGAATGCTCCGCCAGTGTCTAGACCAATAGCGTCTAGGGCATAGTACAGCGTACCCTTACCTACATCACCCAACGCCAGTAACTTACCCAATTTAGGTATAAGGAAGAAAGGTCTCAACCACTTAGGCTTACTAGTTATACTCTCCAGCCCGAGTGTACCCAATTTATCTGATTTCAGTAACTTACTAATTGCATTACTTACTTTTTTATCAAGCGTATTCCTCAAGGTGTTAAGGTTATTCTTTACACTGCTCCTCTTAGTATTTCTAGATATCTTCCCTAACTCAATGTTCATATGTAGCAACGCCTCAAAGCTATCTTTACGCCCTAACGGCACCTCACCTTTAATCACAGCAAGCACTGCCTCAACAGTCCTAGCAAAAATCTGCATAAGTTTACCAAATACGCTGTTCACACCGGCGTCTTTCACGTCCTTGTACGAAACATCTTTCAGCTTCGACGCAAGCTTCTCGTTAGTCAACCCGAGTGCCACAAATTCATGCAGCCCATTATCACTAACCATGTACTCCCAAGTAGCCTTCGCCTTCCTTTTAGCCCTCCTACTGGCAGTCTCGCTGTCATCCAGCAACATAGTATAATCGTATTTACCCATAATGTACTCACGCATCGCCTCAAGTTCTCTTCTAATCTGCACCACTCTAGGACTACTCAAAGACAACCCCGTCTTCTCAATAGTATGTATTACTTCATGCGCGAACGTCTCCAACATACTCATATCACCGTCAGTATTAACCATCCCACTATCCGTCAAGTACACACCAGCCTTCATACCTTTCTTCTCTACATAGTTGTAGAACCCTTCAACCATCCCATTCTTCGTACTACTCTTACTCAAGTACACGTCCGTCTCTTCCATCACATGTGCCCCAGCAATACGCCCCAGCACCTCGATGAGGTGTTCTTGATGTTCTACTCCAACATCCGTCTTTGACGCCTCCTGCAACTCCCTAGCCAGCTCCACTAACCCATTATTATCCACTACATCTTTATGCCTATACTTACTCTGCTTAAAACCGCTCTTCTTCCACTTCTTCTTACTGTTACTAGTGTTAAACAGTACAGGAGCCCCATCGTTACTCTCCAGTATTTCACTGTACTTATCAACCCTTATCTCGCCGTTCTTCCACTTATCACTCAGCACAACCTTATCACCAACAGCATATTCTGATTCAACTACACCAGCCAACTTATGATTGCCCTCGCTGTCCTTGCTGTTCTTTCTGTAAACCCATACTTTTAATTTACCGTTATTACTGACATTGACAATACCCTCAGCGGTCTTATCATTCTCAAACTCTACAGCATTTCTACTAGCTAGCTCTTTAAACGCCTCCGGCTTCAGTGCATTGTTCATCCCGAACATCGATGTCGTCAACTGCTCTTGTATTTTTCTCTCCAACTCGGCTGTCTCCGCACTACCACTACCTACAAGGCCTTCGACGTCTTTAAGGTTCTTAGGCTTTAGTACCCACACCTCATTTCCACCCGAAAGCTCTTTCCCAGTCTTTGTTTCATCGGTACTCAGCGCTCCACCATCAACATACTTAACCACTTTGCTCTTTACGACGTACTTAATACTGCCATCTCTCACAACAATCCCCAGTAACTCACTAGCAACACCGTCGACCTTTACGTACATAGGCAATCTTTCATTACTGCCATTAGCATGGGCAACTTTGTTGACAGCACTCAGAGTGTACAGTACACCCCCAGCTTCTGGACTAATGTCCTGCAACACTTGCCACTCTGCTCTGAACTCTTTGTCACCGGGCCTCACGACCGTGAAAGTCTCTAAGTCACTAATCGCACCGAACACACTACTAAATTCTTTAACTTTAACTCTAGCAACTTCATCGACCAACACCTGCACTGCTTTATTCTTCTCACTTTGGAGGAAGTCAACACCTAATTGATACACCTCAGTACGCGGAGTAATGGGTACACCCTTGTCAGCAAGTGCCTCCTTCTTCTCACTAGTACCATCCGCAAGCTTCCACGTAATACCACTCGAAAGTACATACCCGGCCTCTTTAAGCCCCTTGGTACCTGCACGAGTCATCACGTTAATCGGTGACACTCCTTTAACTATCGCCTTCACAAGACCTTCAGGAGTTGTAACAACTGTACTACCTGCCTTCTTCGAAGACATCCCGTACCCCTCATCCCTGAGGGCTGCTACTCCTTTGGCTCTGATAGTCCTACCACTGGCCTTACTCGGTCTACTAGTAAAATCATCCTCTGCACCAAACGTGTACTCTTCTTTGTTGAGTTGTAGTATTACATCCTGGTTCTCTGAGTTGTATAGCACACGAGCGGTAACAACTCCTCTACCACGGCTAACATGAACCTGTTTCAGCCCTAGGTTAACGAATGGCGCTTTGACACCATCGTCTATTTTAGCTGCGATGTTCTTCGTAGTTGCTTCCCCATTCGCTACCAGTACATTCGCTTTATCCACTATCATCATTGCCTGCTGGAGGGAGTCACCTTTGACCCCCGCAGCTTGTAGTGACTTCTTTACTTCTTCAGGTGTTTTACATTCTCCCATTGTCTACGCTCCGCATTCATTTAAGTTGTCTCTTATTATTTGCTGTGCTACTGGATCGTCTAGACCGCTAATACCTTCAGCAACTTTATCTTCACTAGTATACTCTTCTTCAGCTTCATTACCGCTTATATCTTCTTCCTCTTGGTTATTTGCTCTATCGGTACTCCCCACTTCATCCTCCACCCACTCTCCTAAGTCATCAAGACCTCTCTCTTTCAACTTAGGTAGGATGTACTCATTATACAGGTCAATGATAGCAACAGGAGTCTCCGTACCCGCTGCGCTGTGCAGAAGCTGTATCAGTTCATTTACGTCGCCGTCAGTAAGTTCTCTAAGCTTTCCTTCTCGTTGCCCTACAATAACTGAGATCTTTGTAAGTGCGCTGACAAGACCCTTCTTACTGCTCCAGTACTTCTTATCTTCTGCAAGTTCCGGATTCTCATTTACAGCCTTCCTCAGTTCCGTGTTGACAAGTGTACGGTCCACTGCGCTAATCGTTGTAATCTCGCCAATTGCCTGTCTTATAGTATGTCCCCATATCACTTTAAAGAGTCTCTCAGGCAGGACTTTCTTTGACACAACCCCCGGAGTCACCTCAACAGCAGTTTCCGTATGCGTTAGTCCTGTTTCGATCTCCGTAAGACCGTGTGAAATACTTCCGCGCTTGTACTCATACACGCCGTTCACAGTGCCCGCTAACTGGCTTATCCAGATGTCTTGCGCCAGTAGCTTATCTTTGTTCTCTGCAACGAGTAATCCCCATCTTCTCATTTGCTCAAGTAAATCCTCAGCAGGTGTAACATCAACTTTAGACTCTTTATCAATCTCTTCCTGTACTGTATTCCCATATTCGGGTATACCATTCTCATCAATCACTGCGTACCTAGCCGGGAGTATTACCTTCTCTACGTCAGGCAAGCCTTCAAGCCCAGTCAACAGTACCTCCATCTCACCCGCTGTCAACTGGTCTGACATCTGCTTCAACTTATCCGCATAGTTGTGCACAGGGCTATGAGCCATCATAATCGTAAAACTCTTCTCCCCGTACAGCTCTGAAATTCTATCTGCAATCGCCCCGTTTAGTATAACAGCGTCATGTATCGGTGTCACTCCATATCTCTTCAACAACTCTGCCATCGCTGCACCATCACTGAAGTGAGTATCTGTTACACTTGCTAGCGCGTGCACTACAGCAGGCTCCTTCAATATAGTCGATACCGTCTTGCTCATAGAGTTCTTACCCTCTTTAGCACCCTCCGCTAACGGTGCCTGTACAGAATCACTATCTTTAGCCACCTTAGTGTCTATCAGCTCAATACCAGAGCCGTCACCAACCGAACTTCCCGGTACTTTGACAACTGGCGTAAACCCTTGTCTGTCCAGTTCAACTATAAGTTCTTCTACCTGCTTTATACTAGGCTCAGTAACAGACGCTTCCACCTTACTTACGTCAATACCCCTGGCGCTAAGGTCAGCCTTGTTATACTCTGTTATCTTCTCAAGACCTTTTTCAAGCTTCACTTTAAATATATGTCCCATAAGCTTCGCAGCAGTATTCAACGTATTATTATAATCAATCAGCGCACTACTGTCCTTCAACAGCTTATCTTTAATCATATTACCTTCAAGGACGTCAACCATCTGACTGACCATACCGTGCAACGTAACGTTCTTACCTACGCTAACAATCTTACCGTTAATTTTCACAACATCCATGCTAGCCATTTTAGGCATCTTAACAGCTTTCTCAATATCCATTTTCTGCATACCGGCAACAGCGTCAGCCACAGCCTTTCTAATGTCCTTATCTGTAGCGCTAGCAGCATCTGCTATAAGCAAGCCAAGAAGACTCTCGTACTTCTTTCTGTCAATGTCTCCAGTGCTCTCTAACAACTCTTGCGCCTCTGTTAACACGTTAGTCAGTACTGCGTTTGTAATGTCATTAACGAATGTCTTTCTAACGTTATTCACCGCCGCACCGTAGTCGAAGGTCATCTTCGGATATTTGACAAAATCTCTAAACGCCTTAGTTACCATACCTAACCTATCTTTCGCTGACGGCATAAAGTGTCTTACACTACCATACAGCTGAGGTATCGCCACAATCCCAGCGTTAACCATGCCCTTGTCGAGATTCTTTAGTCTATCTCTAACCCATACCATCGCATCATCAGCAGTCTCCAACACAGTAAACCCATCAATGATAGACACGTACGCGTCATTAAAGAACTTCTTCTCTGCAGCACTCATCTGCAGCTCTGCAAAGCCTAACTCCTTTGCAATCTGCTCATCAGACTTACCCGCGGCAACATGTCTAGTCAACGCTATTACATCCTGAGACGACGGCTTAACCGTCAACTTCCCAAAAGTAGTTCCAAAGATCTTCATATTCTCAGTATAAAACCCGGTCTTACTCAACATACTCTCGAACCCTTCGATAACAGGTGCCTCCGCTGTCTTGAAGTAAGTACCGTTAGTCACACCGTCAATCTCGTACGGAGCAGTCAACGAGTCACTACCTTTAGCTCTCTCAATCAAGCTATCTAACACGACTTGTCTTTGTACCTCATGCTCTTTACCAATAGACGCAGTCTTCTTCAGTACACCACTCTCACTACCATCGACAAAGTTAATCGCTCTGTACCCATATTCAACTTGCACGTCTTCACCGGCCGCAAGTCTGTTACGCATACTCTTCAGTTCAGCTAAGTTCATCTGCAGCATTCTAGTACCAAAGGCAATAGACTCTGTCGTAGTAGACTTGTCAATGCTGTGCCCAAATGCCTGCGCTACACCAACAGCAGCATTCAACACACCGCTGTTACGCTCGTCAGTCATAACTTCCTTACTCGTAACCACCTGGCTAGTCGTCCCACTAGGAGTCAACAACCATCTAGCCAGTTCTTTCTCTGTCTGCGGATTCAGGCCATTAGCTGCATCCATAAAGAATCTACCATTCTTACTGTAAAAGTACTTAGTATACACAGGCAACGCACCTACGTTATCACCACCAATCACACTAGCTATGTCTTTTCTAGTCTTATCAATATTATCATCAAGCTCTCTCAAGTACCCTAAAGTACGCACGAATGTGCTGTAGTTCTCATACGCTGCATTTCTATCCGAATACAGCATCGCACTACCAGCAATCTCTTTAGGCGTCATCACACCGAACTGAGTGAAGAACTTACTCGCTACCCCTTCATTAACATACTCGACAATTTCTGCCTCGTCCATATGAGGGTCTTTGAGTGTACCGTCCTCTTTCACAGTCAACTGATCGTACTCTGCCAGCACTTCTTTTGTCTTCTCCTGATTCAACGTATACGCAGTATTCTCCGCACTGCTAATCGCATCCTGAGACAACACTGACAAGTTCTTACCTATCATCGTATTCTTCGGGGTATCATTCTTTCCGTGCACTACCACAGTATCAAACTTCTTATTCGCCTCTCTATCCGGCATAAACACATCCAGGAAGTCACTAATACCACCCTCATTTATCAACGCTCTAAGCTTCTCAACGTTCTTACCTTTGTACTGGTCGTTTACCACTACAAAGTTCTGAGTAGCCGCTGACGCCGACGTAATCTTGTTACCTTTAACTCTATGCACATTCTGCTGTTCCACAGTGTAAACTAAGTCTTTTTTCTTCAGGTACCCAGCTTGCTTCATGTACGTAATTATAATATGCCCCAACTGCGTGTATATTATTGCTCTCTGCTTATCTGAAATTGCAGCTGTCTTAAAGTCCATACCCAACGCTTTTGCAAATATCTTACCTGCATGGTCTTGTGCATACTTCAATGGGTACGCATGTCTCAACTTACCTGCCTTATTACTACCGGGCAACTCACCCGTCGCTTCAGGGTTACCGAAGAACTTGTTCAACTGCTCGTCATCCTTGTACCCGATCCACCCCAGTAACTCTGTGTCCAGCACACTCATCGCCGTCGTATGTATCGCAAATGCAACAGTATCTGTAAACTTAAGGTCCTTACCTTCCAGCTTACTCTTGTTAGCCCCTTCCGCCAACGTCATCAGCGATCTCTGTACTACATTCTTCGCGTACAAATGTACATTAAAATCTACATCAGTACCCTTATAAAACGCCTCACTTAGCACTTCATTAACGTCATCTGCCAATGCCTTCAACGCCTCTTGAGCCTCAAAGTCAATGCTATTAGCCATAGTGTCACTAAAAGTAACCATGTCAGTCAGTGCCACTATTGAATTCAACGCTGATGTCACATCCTTATGGTTCTTACCACCTTCATTGTGACTCTCAATAGTATTAACAACCTTACCTACGTTATTTCTTTTTCCTGTAGGCTTCTTCAACTCATCGTTAACTGCAGCCTCTAAAGAGCTCTCATTGATAACCTTAACCATCTGGCCCGTCTCAACCATCAAACTCTTCTTAAGTTTCTTGATATTATCCTCAGCGTCTTTCAACAACGCTTGCAGGCCACTCTTCTGCTTTCTAGATAGCTCTTTATTACGTCTATCCACCGACAGCATAGTCTTAGCGGTTCTAATCTTCCTCAACTCAGCCTGCATATCTTGCTGTACTGCTTCCCTTGTCGATCTAAATCTATCAATAGTCTCCGCAGTCTTCTCATGAATACCTGCGATCTTCTCTTCCTTCACAGCAACCTTAATCGGTGACTTCGCCCCAAGTACCTTAGATGCCTTAGACATCATGTCCACCCTACTTTCAAGGTAACTAGTTAGTACACCTGCTACATCTTCATCACTAAGCACATCCGCTGAGTCCATCCCAGGAACCATGCTATACATAAACTTAACTAACTCGCCGAAAACTTTCATCTCTCCAGCGTCAAGGTCACTAGCAATGACCTCTTTCATCAATTCAGCAGCCTCATCATCAATAGACCCTAACTCGAGTGCTCTATCAATAGTCTCTACTGTAGGCATTCCTACTGCATCGAACTGCGCCTTAAGCTCTATTTTTCTCTCAGTTGCTGATATAGTAGCCTTAGCTCTAGTTATAAAACTACCAACAGCAGCCTTACTCAACACCCCGTCATGCTCGCTGATAACACTCATCAGCATCTCCTGAAAGGCATCCCCGACAGCATTCTCTTCAATGTCCGCTTTAATCTCATGAACTTCCTTAAGACTGTCCAGCGCTTCCTTATGCTCTTCATCTAACTTTCTCTTATACGCTTCTAGCGAGGCATACGCTTCTCTCAGTTCTTTCTGGGTACTCTCCCCACTTTCGAGTGTCTTCTCCAACGTACCTAGATTACCTGCTACTTTGCGTCTCTTTTTACCACTAACTGTCAAGCTCTCAAGCCCAGTGTCATCCGCTATCTGTGACTTCACTGTTTCGCGCAATTCGTCAACTCTACTCTTAGTCTCTTTTCTTTTCTCGATGCTCTTCACAACTGTGACTTCTTTATCTGCCAACGCGCCAGCAATAATATCCAGTGCACCGTTCTTTACACTATTACCGTTGTATCTCTCCAGACCAACAAATCTGATTGCACTCTCAGTGCTTTTTACCTTCTTTGAGAACTCAGTTCTCTTCACCCTAGCCGCCCTCAGTATAGCTGCTCTTACGCCCTTACTAAGACCGCCAATCTTGTCTGTCGCCTTCATCTTCTTAATCGCAGCATTAACTGCCTTTCTTATCTTCGGACTTTTAATGCTACGCCCATAAGCTTTCATAAACGCCTGTAGATCTTTCTTGCTGCTAAGTACCTTAATTGCATCCTGCTTTTTCTTCACTGCCTTCAAGTTACTTACTAACTTGTCCATAACAGCATCTTTATTAAACAGCGTGTTACCAATCAGCTGCTCATTCAAACTCTTTTCTAACACCCCTAAGGTAGCACTAGCCTCGGCACGCTTCTCAGCATCCTCCGTACCCTCTACCTGTGCTCTAAGCTCACCGATCTCCGCCACAGTGGTCACTAACGTCTCGTACCCAGCCCTCTGCGTACTAGTATTAATCTTCGCCCCGACCCTCTTAGCCCTACTGATAAGCCCCTTAAGCCTATCCTCAGCCACCTTTATTTTCTTACCTACGACAGTACTGTTCTTATCTTCCTTATTATGCAACGTAATCAAATGCTGTATCACGTCTTTCACAGCCACCCCGGCATCACTAGTCTCACCTACCAGGTCTCTCAATGCCTCTACGTTCTCTCCAGCAGCAACCGCCTTTAACCCAATACTGTAGTCAGTATCACCAGCACCTTTCGTGCTGGTACCATCCTTCACTCTACTCTTGCCGATCTTCTTCAGTACATTTATGTACTTATTCTGCAACTTCTGGATAGTACCCGACGTATCTCTATATGCTTTCTCGATACTCTCCACTCTATCCATAGCACTATCTTTAACAAATTTCCCGATAGCAGTATCTTTCTGTGAACTCTTATCAACAAACTCCGCTGTCATCACGTCTGCCAAGTCACCATCAATCTGCTTCAACATGTCCTTAACGTTGTCGTTAATACCATCAATATTCACAGCGTCTAACCCACCTAAAGCGTGTATCAGCTTCGCTGTCTCGTAGTCCGCACTACCGTCATCAATAGCCTCTGCAGCTGCGTCAAACGCCTCGTCGTAGAAGTCTCCGGCAACTTCTCTATTCCCTAACGGTCTATCTATTAGTCCCTCTACGCTACCTTTTCTATCCCCAAGTCTCTTACCGACTTCAGTTGTAAACAACTTCAGTCTCTTACCATATTCCTTCTCTAATCTATCATCGCCAACCTGCTGAGATGCCTGATACAGGACTTTCAACTCCTTGAACTGCCCCATCAACCCCTCATCAGGTAGTGCGCTTAAGTCCACAGTGTCCGTGTATTCGCCACGTGTACGCAGGTCCGCCTGCAACCTTTTCTTAACCGCAGCGACACGTGCTTTATTACTTGCTTTATCGGTACCGCTCTCTTTCTTGTACTTGTTACTGATCTTCTCTGCCAGGCCTTTAGCACCTTTTCCGGCACCGTACCCGACAGCATTCAAGCCTTTACCCATAACAGCTTGACCATGACCAATGTATGCGCCCATATACCCTGCTTCACGGATTCTCTTCATAGTCTTCTCGTCAAACATCTTATCTATGTCACCGTCAGAGTATCCTGCCGTATGTAGCCTCTCTATTACGACACCCATTGCTTCTTGTGCAGCTTCTGTTAAGCCTTCTTCTGCGGCAACTGCTCCAGCTCCGACTATAGTCTTCATTGTTTTAACTGCTACAGTTTTCACCATACTTTTACTAGATTTCTCCGCTGCACCGAACAGTGCACCTAGTATTCTCTTATTTACTGCCCCTACGCCTTTGCCTATCCCAAAGGTCATTTTACTTGCAATTAAGTCCGTAGCCAGTTCCACAGATGTTCCTGCACTTGCAGCTAGTACTTCTTCCCAGTTAGCATGATCACCATCATTATTCTTCAGTCTTTCTTCAAGATGTTGATTAGTGGCACCCATCAGCATTTGTACCGCAGTTTTAGGACTCATCAGTGCTTTCATATACACAAACGAGTCGACCACTAATGGGGGTACTACTTCGATATGGTAGTACTGGTGTATGCAGCAGCACTCTCCTCTATTTTACTATTATCAACTCCAAGTAAGTTCTGGTATGCCTTTTTACTGTCAATGGCATCCTTGCCTTTCTCATAGTCCCATTTATGTTGGACGTACCCATTGTCGTCCACTTCAAATCCGAGCATACCTAAGTTCTTCAAGTCCTCAGGTTTTACTTTCTTTCCGGTAATGCCTTCATATGCTCTTTGTCCTATTCCGGCACCTAAGTCAAATACCGCATCAACAGAATCAGCAGCCATCGCACCAACTCCAGCCGCAGTGTTCTTCATCATAGTCTCTAAATACCCATCACCATTAAGCTCTGCTAACGCCTTCTGGTATATTCTCTCAGCATCTGCATCGCTAGCTTGTTGTGCGTACGCATAATTCGCATTAAGTCTAGGGTCGTTCTCAGTCGCTTTAGTCACGTCATACCCATCGACATTGCCAAACGAGTACGTCGGTCTATAAGTACCCTCACCAACCTGCTTACTTGTAATCGATATATTCAACGGGATGTCTAGGTCTTTACCATTTTCATCCTTGTAGTACCCAGTCAGATCCGTGCGTTCACTACCCTTAATCAGAGGAGCCTTCCACCCATGACCTTCAGGGTTACTAAGATCCGCCAACTTCTGTATCTGCTGCATGTTACCAACGTCATTCACATCCTGGCTAGTAACCTCATCAACAGTCTTCCCCATCAAACTTGCCACTAAGTCTAGTTGAGGTCTTTTCCACTTATTTTTCTTAATCTCTGCAAGAGGGTCACTCACACTACCGTCGGCTCTCTCATGGCTTATCTCAACAGCGTCGTACCCGTACTTCACATCCGTCGCACTTCTTGTGTTTCCACCGGCATACATCGGGTCTTCTACATCCGCTACTGACAATGTAGTTACCAGACTGTCGGCGTCGTTCATCCTCAACAGTGTATCAGCCTGAAAGGTACCAGACAACGAGGTAACTTTAGCTTTCTTACGTGCTTCTAGTCCCGCTACCTTCGGGTTACTTGTATTTGTATTAGTATCTGGTGTATATGCAGGCAACGCTGCTGTAACTCCCTCAACCGCTAAGTCAGCTGGCTGCAATAGGTCGTTTAAGTTTATATCTTTCATTATGTTCCTTAATGCATTATCTTAGTATAGTATACCAGATAGCACATTAAGGTTAGCTTATTGTTTCTTTCTATGTGTCTGTAGGTATTGCGCAAGCAACAACTTGTCTAACTCGCCTAATTTGTTGTAGGTACGCTCTAGTTCCTCTGGTGGTTGCTTCGCTATTTCACTTAACTGCAACGGAGTTAGTTGAGGAGTTTGCAACATTTTATTCCTACGAGGACTAGTTGGTTGCTGTGTGAATAGGCCACTCTGCAAGTTACGAGGGTCTATATCAATGTTAATACCTTTGTCATTTAACCCTAAAGTATCACTCAACCAGCTAAGTTGTGCTCGTGCATCCTTCAAGTTAAAAGGATCTTGCCCGCCACTGCCTGTAGGATTTACCTGTGTTTTCAGCCTGTCCCTAAGAATTTCTCTGTCGTTACGGGTATCGAGTTGTCGTTGTTTTTGCTGCTCAGCACGAAGTGCTACAGCTTTTTCTAAGGCTGTTAGCTGCTCTCCCCCAAACCCGTCTTTCTCATTCTCAACTGCCTGCGCATCTGATTGCTCGAATGCTCTAGACAGTATATCCGCATCGTTCGTACCTTCGGTACTATTCGTTGTCTGGGTACCACCCCTGCTGTCGACCTTCGGCTTCGTCTTCTTTACTGTTTCCACCAGCAAGTCATTACCTGCTGTCTTGTACACCTTGCCCTCTTTGTTCGTCTTACTTCCATTCACTACAGCAGGCTCTACAGTCTTTTGTCCACCTCCGAAGTATTTACTAAATTCGCTAGAGGCAGTAGGTAGCGCGTACTCTCTCTCAATCGCTGCCCTTGCGTTTCTTGCCTGAGTCCTAAGGCTAGCTATCGCGTCACTCTGTGCCTGTGACATCTGCTTCGACTTCACTGACACACTGCTGGTACGCCCGCCCTTGCTACCATCGTGCCCAGACGATATAGACTGCAACAACAGTGGATCTTTCTTAGCCTCTTCAATCAACTTAACTAGCCTATCAGTAACTACTTGGTTACCCGCAAATGTATTAGACCCGATCGCTCTCGTCAGTAAGTCAGACTGCAGCTTAGGTGAGAAGTATACTACTTTCCCTGTCTTTGGGTCTGTAGTATACGCACTCCTAAGTACCTCCGACAATTTCCCTGCGTCTTTTAACTCCCCGTCAGTATTCAGCCAGCTGTCGTCCACGCCGTTCTTCTTAAGAGTCGCTATTGTGGCGTCCATGTTCATTGCAGCAGGTGTTGTCCAAAAGGCTTTGTTACTACCTGGACCACTTTTACTGCTTCCCTTACCTCCGCTGGTGGTCCCAGTCTTGCTAGTCACGGTCGACACACTATCCATAATTGCTTTGACATTAGCTGTCTCGCTAGCATTGATAGTACCCAGAAGCTGTGCCTTACGTGCTGCGTCCTCATTACTCAATCTCTGCTCATACATCTTCTCTGCATGTACACCAGCAGCCTTCGCTTCACTAGGGGTCGCACCATTTTTCAAGGCCTCCTCCAGCACTCTCTGCCCATAGGCATGTGAGTCATACACAGTTCCAAAGATATTCCCTTGCTTGTGCGCGTTTATCGCCTGTGCGTTGAGCTTGTCCAACTCTCGCGTGTACTCATCTGTCTCTAATCCAGTACCATAGTTACCTTTGAACCTCTTAGTCAACTCTTCATACGCGTTGTTTACTTTGCTATCTATTGCTGCACTCTTGGCTGTACCCAGAAGCGCGTCCTTGATAGCCTGCTCACTTGTAAGTGCTCTGGTAACCTCACCTTGCGCTCTCGTATCAGCATTCTGCAACAGTCTTAGACTAGTATCTGCTCTCTCATTCTCAATTGCTCTCTGCTGCAGCGTATCCTCGTAAGCAGCATCTTTTGCTATTTTATCTTGAAAGTCCTTAGCAGCTTTGCCGAGGTTATTAAACCCCCGCTGAGCTACTGCCATGTTGGCTGCACTTCCACCTCTAAATCCTACATCTTTCCACGATATTGGTCTACCCATAGTGTCTCCCTATATCTTTCCGGCAACATTGCCTGCAGTAATTTTACTTCTGGTAGCTGTCCTATCTGCTTCAGACATAGTGTTCCCTGCTAGCGCGAGTCCAACATTACCTGCGTTAAGCCTTTGCTCATTAATCAACTTCGCCTGATTAGCTAGGTTAGTCTGTGACAATGCTTTATTAAACTCAAATTCGTCTTCAGCTAGTTGTAGCCCCTTGTACCCTGTGTATGCGCTTGCTAGCCCACTAAGAGCACCGACAACGCTAGCACCTGTATCCAAGTAACCACCTTTACCCATCCAACCTGGACCTGTCTTCGTCTGAGGTACTTTTGTACCTACCGCCCCGTAGACCCCCGCTAGCTTACTGCCGGCGAGTCCTTCAGGGAATCCACCAACCTGTGAGGGGGCTACTTTAATAGGCCCGCCTGACATTTGTGCCCCTGTGTACACATCACTGTACATTGAGGGGGAATAGCTTTTATATTTCCCAGTCCCATACATCATATCCGTGTATGTAGAAGGTCTTGTGTTGAACGACGTGTTGCCATATTTATTTTTAGTCATTATTTTCTCCTATACTATCTTTCATCATTATACCCTTTCTTACCTTAAACTACACCTAATTGCTTTTTCTTTTCATAAAAGTCCCCAACTAGAGGTCCGTAATCGTACATAGTGCCAAACTCGTACTGCATACCCACTGCCCTGTGCATCATCGCATCAACTCCGTACAAGTACGCAGGCTCTAACTCTAGGCTTACTATTCCTGTAATTTCTTCCACGCTCAACCCCACGTCTAAAGCTTCCTGTGCCTTGTCTAACTCCTCTTCTCTTTGTTCAAGTTTAGTATTAAATATGCCCATTTCTTCTTGTAGTTTAGCCATCTCAATGTTAGTGTTAATACTTACTGCGGTACTTGCTGTAGCCACTACTGTAGCGAACATTGTAACACCTTGTACCAGCATACTTGCGTCTGTGGGCATTGCCATGCCTGCACCATAGGACATCCCAACTATGTATACTACCGCAGCGAGTATTCTAACAAATTCACTGTCAGTACTTTCCATAACCAGCTTTAACAGCATTGTGGCACCTATCGATACCGCTAAACCTATCGCTACATTTACTGCTGCCTGTGTCACTGCCGCAGCGGTAAACCCTACTCCGTTAACCCAAGCCATTGACCCAAAACTAACTATTGTGATAATAACTGCAATAATCTGCAAGAAGCTCATAAACCCATCAGTCTCATACCACTCCAAATGCTGTACATCTGCCGCGTAGTTCGATAGCAGTAAGCTTCTGTTATACAACTCATACTGCTCCAGTGGACTAAGCTGTGTTACAAAGAAGTAAGACAGAGGTACGTAAAATCCGTCCCTGTCAACATCTTTAGAGGCACATCCTACTAGCCCTTGCCTATCTATAAATGTTACACTACTTAAGTTTGTTATAGTTAAAACTACATACTGCTCTTCTGCAGCCTGCCATTTCATGACTAAGTTTTTACCTACTATTGCATGCTCGTAATGCCCTCTGCTTCCTATTATCCCATCAACAACCACTCTTGTCTGCGAAGACCAGGACATCGCTGCATTATAACTACCTTCCGTCATTGTTGTGACGTACTTTCCTTCTTGGTTAAGACCACTGTCGTAAAACACATAGTCGAAAGTCTTGAACAACACTTTCGAAACTACCTTAGAGTTATCTGTTGGTAACAGTCCGAAATGTATAAATGTGTCCTCTATGGTATCTATATTGGGACTTTCCTCAATACCTTCTGTGAAGCTATCAATCTCTATACCTAAGAAGTTTAGCATCTTCTTAGACTGAATATACCTAGCACTCTGCTTATCCTCATTGATACTAATCGTGCTGTTTCTCACCGTAATTACTGGCAACATGTCTAAGTCTTTTGTGTACTCTGAAGTGTTGTCAACATCAGGGTACGTCCCCGCACCGGCTTTGTACACCCAGTACAACCACTCACCTGCGTCAACTGTGTAGTAAACTACCTTATAGTACCTTACAGGTTCATAAGAGTTTACTTGGAGTATATCAGTCGCAAATGTTACATCTACCTCATCCACAACGCTTACTACATCTTCGACACTTTCAACTGTAGTACCTACCAGGACATCCTCAGAAGTGTCACTGAGAACAGTTACAACATTACTAAACTCCCCTTGAATACTTCCCACAACCACTACTCGCTCTTCTACTAAGGTTCTTTTTACTTCGTAGTTATTAACAAGCACCGTGTCGTCATAAGTAGTTACTACTACACCACTAACATCATATTCCACCACTGTGTACAGGTAACTACCATCCACGTAACCCGCTAAGCTATACGCCCAAGCACCCTCACTCACGTCGATTGTGTGCGTGCTACCGTCAATCGTCAGCTCAACATAAGTTGTCGCAGCCTCCGCACTCTTACTAAGAGCTGTTGCTCCTTGTACGTTGTCTGTGACTGAAATTGTCGTAGTTGTAGTTGTAGTAGTAGTCTGATCTTCTTGTCTCCTGATATACACGTCGTACACATCAGTTGTGTAGTTATAATCTATATTAGATACACTCCAATCAACACCCCCATAAGGCAGGACGTTGTTGTAAGGTGTATAGCCGTATGACTCTTGAAGGTGAAACCCTACATAAGCCTCTTTATCTACAACACCTAGCTCTGTACTTATGAGCGTGGCGTCAATCCCGTAAATGTTATCAATCGTAGTCTTTATCACGCCTTCGTTAATTGCTAGTGCTCGTAAATTCCCTTCGGGCAAACCATCTAAGAAAGTCTCGTCACCGTAGGTAAAGTAGCCACTATATCTTTTACGTGTAATTTCTGAGTAAGCCTGTAGCCTATCTATTATACCTACAGGAGCTTGTTGTTCCTCCAACGCAATCTTTGTCATCAGGTCACTCATTTTAACATCATCCTGTACAACACGCTGCGTCAGTACCTGTGTTGATATTACATCTTCATCCTCGATACCAAACAAACCTACTATAAACTCGAACACAGGCATTAGTATATCTTTCCATATAAACTCTAATATATCCCCTATTGCGTCTATAATCGCCTCAACTACGTCCACAACTGCGTCAATAATACTCTCTACTACTTTTTTTGCTCCTGGCATTTCTGGACTCCTAGTACTTCATACATTCGCCTATATTTCGTTTCCATCTCTTTGGTACTAATTCGTACATACTCATTACCTGCATGGAACAACCTAATACTTTTCTTAGTTGCTAGTGACTTAAGCTCCATAGGCCTATCCGCATGCGGTATATGCCTAATTGTTATATTCCCCAGCTCATCGTGTAGCGCCTTGAACATCAATAACGCCCCGATAGTATCTTTACTCCATATACTAGCAGTCAACCACATGTTGATAACTTTGTACACATATATGTGGGCTACTTCTACGCCGTCTTTGATAACTACCCACGCGCATTTCTGCTCCGCAGCTTTAGTCATGCGTCCTAAGTACTCCTCTTCACTAACGTCTTCAGTACTCCCCTTAAGCTTCTGGTAGTGTCCCGCTACTTCTTCTATACTGCACTTTCTAACTTCGTAAACTCCTCCTGCCTTTGTCTTGTACCTTGTTCTCATTTATGTATCACACAAGAGCCGTAGAAACCCCCTAAACCTGCCGCTACACACAATACGTCCCCGTGTACATTATCATCGTCCATCACTAGACACATCTCAACTAGAGAGCTAGCACCCTGCATATGTCCATACTTAGGCTTGTAGTACACTGTCTTTTTACCAGCAACTAACTCAACCTCAGCTTCATTATTACTGTCTGTCCCTGTACCATGAGGCTTAACAACATCACATTCTGATGTTACTAGTTTGTACCCTTCAATGCTAGTCCCAAAAGGGTTTCTACCCCACTCATACTTCCACTTCGTGTCCGTGACCTCTACAGCACCTTCTCTTCCAAATCTGACGATTGCAAAACCATCACTCACTGTAAGAGGGATGTTGTGCTCTTTGAAAATTCTGATCGTGTTAAAGCTCGTTCTCTCCTCTGTAATCACAATAACTTCATCTACTTCTCCACTATCCAGTAGTCTCTGTGCCTCGTAGACACTGTGCATACTACTAGCACATGTATTGTGGTTAATACTCGCGTAACACACTAGCTCATTATTTTCCATCTCACCAACCCACTTGTGTAGGCTGTACGCAGATATCTCCTTAACCAGCATTTTACTCTTACCGTACGGTACGCTTCCAACATATCGCTTATTAGTACTAGTTACATCTCTACTCTCAGACTGATGTATACCCACCCCTCCTGCGAATAGCACTGCTGTAGGCTTTGTCAGTACTATCTTATCAGCTCCTTCAACATACTGTGCAGTCGTGTAATCGTCACGAGTAATCCCCTCTATCTCTAAGTGGTCCCCACAGTCAACTGTAGGTACCCTGTACTGGTAATCTATAACATACATGTCTCTACAATCTCTTTAATAGTAATTTTATCATACTGTATCTCTTTGAATGGGTCTTTGCCGTACCCGCCTTTGGTAAAATAATCGTATTCTCCATCAAGGGCCACAAACACCATCGTGATACCAAAACTGTCCAGGTCAGCATCTCGGAGACTACTATCGATAGTCACTCTAGTGCCTCTCTCTTCTCTGATCTCGGAGTTGATATACTCTAGTACCTCTTCCATTACTGTTCTCCGATAGGGTCGTTAGTTACCGCAATACCTAGGTTAGTATACGCATCTTTCATAATACTATCAATTACGTTAACTTTAATGGTATCAGGAATTGAATTGGAATCTTGGGCTACTGAATACGCCACTGACCAACTATCTAGTGTCTGCTTCAGTAATTTCTGCTTAGCATCGTCGTCAAACCCTTTAGTCTGTCTCTCGACAAGTAACTGTTGTTTCAGTAGTAAGTTTTTCTGTTCTCTGGCTGTATCTGTCTGAGCTTCTGTCTGCTGCTTTTGTAATAAGAACTGCATCGCCGACTGAATGGCCGTTTGTATAGATCCTAAATACACTGTAGCGTAGTCTGGCCCAGTAATTCTACCACTGTCAAACTCTACTCGAACATTGCCGTTCACTGCCTTCATGAGCACATCAAACACACCTGTACCCTCCCACTCAAAACCGTCATCAACTGCTACTGCACTACCATTAGTGAAATCTGCTATATTTATATCTGTGAGACTTGCGACTCTGTACTGCGCTAATCCTAGCCCAATGTCTGTATAATTTGTATCTGTGTAAGGCGGTGCGTCTGTAGTGATTGTCCAGGCACCCCAGTTGTCAGTAGCTAGTGCTCTAACTCTTTTCTCTATATTCAATGCCATTGATTAATCCTTATAAGTATTTAGACGAGGTCCCCACTAGGACCTCTACTAATTACTTGTTCTCTTTAATTGCTTTCCACTCTTCTTCAGTGTAATCCGGCAGCATCTCGATAGCAAATGCTTTACCTAGTTTCTTCGTTACTTTCGGCATACCTTTTACAACAGTAGCCTGCTGAATTAGTGCCTGCTTATCTCTAAGATGCTCAATTATTACCATAGGCTCCAAAGTTTCTACACCAAACTGTACTACTTTTTTAATAAATCCTAGTGACCCGTTACCTACACTGTACATCTCACTTGGAGCTCCTCTGAGTCTCTCATCAAGTGGTGTAATAATACATCTCTTCATCAGCATTGCGTTCTTTCTCATAGTCGCCTTATCAACTCTCTTAGGCTCATCATCTTTCTTCTTTATTGGTTTCTCATACCCAGCTTCCTTTTTTGCCATCTCTGCGGCTTCCACTAATTCTTCTAGCTTGTCAGTACTAATATTACTCTTATATTCTACATCAAGCTCTTTCGCTTTTACTTTTAACTCATCTCTAGTCATCTTGTTTCCTTATATGTTATCTTGTTTTACGTCTGGTGATACTGACGTATTGGACTCTCGCCACCGCTCGCTGTCTGTGTTTGATGAATGGGTACACCCCCTGCACCTAGTAAGTACTGCACTACTACTTCGTTTACCGGGTTGCCTTTATAGGACCTGACTCCGATATACATTTTATCAGAGTCCGGATCCATTAGTAAGTAAGTGTAGTGTATCATCGTGATACCTCCTTGATGTTATCTTAGAGGTGCTATATCACTTATACGCTTAAACCTTGCTTAATGGTCTTCAGTGGTTACTTACTAGTAAGACGCACATGTTTTATAAACAGCTATCCACTCTGGACGTTCTATAAGAATTCCGTTCCAGAACTCTATTACTGTCATACCAGTCTTTCCATAAGGGTTTTCCTTACTTCTTAACTCTTCAGGACTCTTAGTTGTAACATCGAACTTACCTGCTGTACCTGCACCGAACTCAAATCCAATGTGCGTAAACGCTTCTGAACCAACAACAAGGTTAGCATAAACTTCGAACTTACTTCCATCATTTCTGAAAGGATCATTAGTTACATTACTTGTCCACGCTGCACCAACTGCTGCGCCAGATGCATCAGAAAGCTTAACCATCTTAGGATGAACAACAATTCTGAATGGACCAACTTTACCTATCTCACCGTGAATAGTCTTAATCATCTTCTTATTGCCTGTAGCCGCTTCGTACTGGTTAGCTGGAACGAATGCGTCATCAACACCGTTAAGTGCTTTAATTGCCATAAAGTCCATCTTTACATCAGGAGATATAAACATGTATCTAGCTGCAGCAACAGTCTTAGTATCAGTGAGTGTACTACCTGTAATAACTTTAGTATCTCTAGGACACTTGTTATTGTCAAGCTCTGTATCAAGTCTAATTAAGTCTTGAATCGTAGGAACTGAACTTGCATCTATAGTTGCATCTGTAGTTGCTACACCTGCGTAATAGTTCACACCAGCACCATTGATCAATTCAATAGCCAATACGTCTTCATTAATCTGATTCGCACCTCTAACAGCTTCTGTAGTCACATGTTGCTTGAATTTCTTATCAGAATCGAAGTTAACTTCATCCTTACTCCACTCAAAGAAAAATCCTCTATTAACAATGTTTCCTCTAACTTCTTTTCTTGAGAAAGATACCTTATTTACTCTACCGCTATCTTCACCTAAGTCAGGTAGTTTACCTGTAATAAAACCAGTTCCTCTGCTAGAACCGTAAAGGTTACCACCAGCATACTCAACACCAGCAGCATCGATACCGACATTACCTGCATTGTTGTTCTCATCACTTAATAAAGGAACATATCTGTGTTTAACTACTTCTTTACCCTTGTGCTTTGGCTGAGCCATAGTACCTGACATCTGAGATAAAATCATCTCGTCTTTAATATCTATGATCGCCTTTTTGTTATAATGGTACTGTGTTAACTGTCCATTTCCTGCTGCTCCATCTACTGTTGAAGGAGCTCCTGTAGTCCCTCCGTTATAATTTAATCCTGGTTCGTAAGCCATTTCTTATTCCTATTTTAGTTGTTTGTCCATAAATGCAGAGAATTCCTCATCCGACATTCTGTCCGTATTCAAGTAATCGGTAACTCTTGGCTTTCCTGCTCTACTAGTAGTAGGTGCTGCTCGTCTACGTTGCTCACTTTTCTGAGTCACGTTTACTCTTGCCTTCTCTTCACGTTTTACTTGCTCAAGCTTCTGAACCCTAGCTGCTTCCAGCTTGGCCTCTTTTGCTAACCTAGCGTTATTCTCCTCTGACAATCTCTGCTGCTGCTTCTCAGCGTAATACTGCTGACCTGCTGCCACGTAGTACTCTAAATCTGATCTCCTTGCACCATCCAAGACTTTCATCTTCAACGCCGCTGGACTCACCTTATCGTACACTCCGTTCAGTACATCAGAATGTAACTCTTTAATCAGTTGAGGATTCTTCACAAAGGCATCCCTACTTCTATCGTCCCATTCTTTCTCTATCACGTGGTGTGTTACTTGGTACTCTACGTCACTGCTGATCTCGTCAACAACTTCTTTAATTGCCAGTTCAGTCTCATTCCGACCATAACTGTTAGGCTGATACCCATCGTCAACATCTTCGTCTAAATCGAGTGCTTCTACGCCTGTTCTCTTTAGTAAGCTTGCTGTCGCTGCTTTGTCACCCTTCAACACGTCGATCATCAAGTTCATATCATCCTGCGTCAAGCCTTCCTCTTCCATAGCTGAAATCATCTTCTTGTACGGTGCTATCGCCTGCATCTTCTGAGTATAATTCATACTCTGCGCAAACGTCTTACCGAACTCTTTGACAACCTCTTCTTGTGTAAATTCAAACTCTTTCCCATTAGCTTTATAAACTAGCTTCTCTGGTGTTGTCTGTACTTCTTCAGTTTTGACTTCCACTTCTGCCTCTGGTTCCTCATCCTTAGCCTCACCCGTCGGTTCGTCTTCCTCTGAGCCTTCGTCTTCAGTTTCTTCCTCTACCTCTGCAGTACCCTCATCATCGGAATCCTGATCACCAGGTTGTTCCAAGACATTTTCTTCTTCTTCTTCTTTGCTGTTACCTTCAATTACTTCAGGTTCGTCCTCTTTGATTGCCTCTTCAGGTTCATCGACAACAGTTTCCTGCTCTATTTCTTCATCTGGTGTGCTCACCTCTTGGTTAAACGCAGCTTCAAAATCTTCATCTGACATATGCAACATATCTACTTCTGTACTCATTCTAGTTCCCCTTCAAGTCTATCTTGCTCGATACTCTCGGCAATTTCTTTCACATCTTGTAGATGTTCTCTAAGGTAACTAATTCCAACGAGTACTTCGATAACCTCACTTCTCTGTTCATCTGATATGCCTGCCAGCATCTCAACTCCTGTATCTCTCATATCCTCGAGATACCCATTCATCAATGTCTGAAAGTCTGCATTACTCTGCAATCTCTCTAAACATCCTGCCTGCTCTAACCAATACTCTACTGGTCTTGATGTTACAGCTTCTTGGTTAATGATACACATTATCATTCCTTTTCACTTTAAATTCGAGTCCGTATACACGGTGATTCGTTGACCCATTATACCTTGCTATCTCTTAAGGACGGCTTAACCCGCCATCATTCCGCCTGCCGCGAGCCCCTGTTGTTCGGGTACACCCTGGCCCATTCCTTGTTGCTGCACTAGTTGTATCGCTGCTTCGATTACTTGTTGTGGTACTCCTTTTTGCAACAACTCTTCAGGACTTATACCCTGCATCAGCAGCTGTGCTACTTCCTGTATCATTTGTTCCATCTGCTGTGCTTGTGGGTCTTGTGCTACGCCCATTCCTGCTAATCCTTCTTGTCCTTGTGGTTCCATATTAATCCTTTATTGTCTGTTGTACATGCCGGTACCATCACTATAAGCACCAATACCTTGTCTGTAATTACTCTGATCCATCAGCTGATCGTACCCTCTTCCTGCTAGGCCGTCGTACTCTGCTGTCTCGGGTACACCCCAGCCTTTGAAGTACTCTGCTACTCTACTCAGCATACTTTGTGCACCCTCTTGTACACCTTGAGCACGCCCAGCTTCAGCAGCCTTACTCATATTACTTGCTGCAATACTTGCGTCATACGCCTTTGCCTTCTCTGCGTTAACACTCACACCCGTTACATTACTGTCCAGTACACTACCCATTTGTCACTACTCCTATGTTTTTATCACCAGCACGCATTTGATGCTGCATTGCTTCTAAGTTTATCAACCTTGCCTGTTCTGCTTTCTCTAACTCCTGCGCATGCTTAATAGCCAGGTTTTCTCTGTTTACTATCGCGTCAATCTGCTCGTCTTCTTTCAGGAACTGTAGATCTTTCAAGTCTTTCTCGCTACTAATTTTCTCAGTCTCACTCAATATCTTCTGAGTCTCTGCTTTAATTTTATCAGCCTTCGCGAATTTCTCTGCTTCATCCCCTAGATTCTCTCTAGTATCCGCTTTAATCGCTGCAATCTCTGCCTTCAACTTCTCTATCTCCAATTGCTTAAGCTGTTGCTCCATAGGATCCGGCTCTGGTTTAAACTCCAGTAATTCCTTCTCTAAGTCCGGCATACGACTCAGCCTTGCTATCTTACCCAACACCTTCTGAGTCAGCTCAAACGGTACACTATTACCGAGTGTCTGCAACAGAAAACTTAACTCCTGACTCTTAGCAGCATTATCCTCTGCAGTACTGATGGCAATATCTATGTCAATCTTCCCGCCCAAGTCATCACGTCTAACTTCAACAAACTTCTCGCTAGTAATTCTAACCACTTCTTCGTCACTTAGGAATTCTGAGTTATAGCTCATCCACTTTCTCATCAACGGCTTGATCAAATTCTCTGCTAGGTTTCTAACTAAATCTAGTCTTCTTACACTGGTCGCATCCAGTACACCCCTCGCAGCAGTTGCACTACTTCCAAGTCCGTTACCGTTAATTCCACCGCTAAACCCCTTAATACCTGTCAGGCTCTCGACCTCATTATTCATCATTCCCAACATGTCAAAGGCACTCGACGGAATCTGATTATAACTACCCTGCCATATGTCTGCCTGGTTTCCGTTATACTCAAAGTTCTTGCCTGCAAAGAATTTCTTCCTTTGTGTAGGATCCAACGACCCCTTCTTAAGGCCAACTTGTCCATTAGTACTTTGCGCCATGTTATTAATTATACCTCTAGTCACGGCAGTTATTACCTTCTGATGATCGTCAATAACATCCATGTTATTTTCACCATATAACTCAAACGGTACACTACTATAAGGTACTACGATAAACGGAGGCTTCTTATCTGGGTACGGATTGTCCTCGAGTCTGATAACAATGTCACCAACCCAAGCACACACTATCTGCTCGACTTCACCGTCATCATCAATGTCATAGTTTCCCCAGTACTCATAAACAACCATCTTCTTTCTAGGGTCATCCTGGAACTTAAACGCTCCATCGTTAACCTCATACTCAGAAGCATCGTCGTCACTTCTCTCTTTCAACAAGTCATCAAGGTGATGATACCTACCATCCTTCCTCAACGTACTGAGGTCAGTCTCATACCTATAAATTACGAACTGTGCATTATCCATATTATCCTGACACGTCGGATCTAGATAAACATCCTCACTACGACAAACTTTCGCAGTAGGTCTATTCTTAATCACTTTTGTCTCAGTCACTATCTCACTGGTCACATATTCATTGCCGTACTCATCTATACCTACAACTTCTCTCTCAATTTCGACTTCTTCATCCTCGTACAACCAACCAGTTTGTACTACTAACGTAGCATCGACATCCAACACCTTAAGACTCTTAGTCATAAAGCCATACCTATCGAACTGTCTACAGAACTGAAAATTCAACAGTATCTCCGCTTGCCTCGCTGTCTGAGTATCGTCAAAAGTAATCGGGTTACATTTTACAATATCCGGACTCCCAACGAATGGATCCTTCACTGTTGCATGCGCCCATTCACTTTGTCTCTTAGCAACCTTAGGTACAATTTTACTCTTACCCTCTTCTTCATTTCCGTACAGCTTACCTTCGTAGGTATCTCTTCTTTTCTGTACTTTACTGTCGTTAGTCACCTTCATCTCTTCAGCTGCTTGCAAGTCTAACTTTAGTGCGTTCAGTAGCTCTTTAGTATCTATCTTCATTTATTTATTCCTTTAGTATCTGCAAACATTATACCTAACATGCTCTTAGCCGTGGCTTAAGGTTGCTACTTGTTACTCTTCCTGTAGTCCTTAGCCATTGATTTATCCGCAAACCAGAACCCTACCATAGTACTTGCGCTAAACAGCAGTAACTGTACACTAGGCTGTGTTACTGTACGCATTAACAACTCAGCATCCCCACTTAATACAAACGGGGTTAACGTCTTATTTACTACAAACGAGATGTACCCGATTACACCGACAGTCAGTACTGGTCTAACTAGACCCCTAACAGCATCCATAAGCAGCAGATGCCCATACAACAATGGCCTAAACGCCTTACCCGTCCAGCTATTATCGTCAATCATTTTCTCAACAATTCCATCTTTCAGGTACTTACCTGTCAGGTTCTCTATCAGTCCACTACGGCCAATACTCTCAGCTGTATCACTTCTAGCTTCCTCCATCAGTACGTTACCCTCGGCAACAACCTTGCTGACTTGTACGTTAGCTTGTATTTCCGCTAATGCTGCCTCGCTAGTAGCTTTCACCATCTTCAATTCATGACTGTTCTTCTCTTGCTGATCCTTGTGCTTCATCCAAGCCCCAAACAAATTCGTCACTGCTCCTAATAGCCCACCGCTAAATATATTCATTAAAAAATCCATAGTCTTCTCCCTCTGTTACACATTACTTACCACCAATCTAAAAGGCTCCTTGTCTAAATACTTTTCAAATGCTGTAATTGCCTGCCTGCTACTAAGTACAGCTTTCTGCACCTTGCCGTACTTATTCGGAAAACTACCAATCCGCTTTCCTAAGGTAATACACCCCTGCAAATGACTCTGCCATCCTAGTTCCTCATCCCCAGCAAAGTTCGCACCGTGAATTAGTATGTACGATCTCTCGGGTACACCCCGTACCCAGTATGTCTCTTTTCTAAAGTGTCCACTCCATCGTCTCTCTACATTATATTCTCCTGCAGGGATCCTACTTACATTAGGTTGGTTGTCTCTGTCAGGCAGCTCAAGTGAGTACCACCAGTGCCCGTCGACAACCATAACTCCAAAAGTCCCTTCATCGGTACTCTCTAGCCTATACAGGTATACTGTCTTCATAATGCTTTCCTTAGTCTCTCTGGACTATACCATTGTGCTCTTTTGGTTCTTGTCATTAAGTTAGCGTACATTAGTGCTTGAGCACATATCTCACTACAGAACCAACGGTAACTCATTTGTATACCTATAGGCAATACTTGACTTAATACTATACCCATGTAGTCATACCCACTACCCATATTTGCTTCAAATGTACCCAACACTATCTGCTCTTGCTCAGGACTACACACTATTTCTACGTAATCCCAATTGCCTTCCTGCGGCTCTATTTCCTTGGCTCGGACGTTTCCTTCTCTGGGACTGGCGCTATACCACACGTCATCTATTACTATTTCACAATGACTATACTCACTTCTAGTCCACCATCTAATTACTTTATCAGTCCAATCACCTTCGCCTTTATATAACGCTAACTTCATCTTGCCGGCTCAAATTTCTTAAAAGGGTTTATACTTACAGTAAAACTATATTTATAATACTTAGGTAGCTTACCAATATTAAAGTTCTTATACCCTATATTTAACTCTATACCATGTGTTTTAGTCCAAAGCTTACACCATCTATACATGTGATACTCTGTACCATCAACGCCTATGGCAGTGCTCCAAACAAAACCCTCGTGTCCAATTCTGTCCTCTGTGTAGCGATTTCCTTTCCATTTATAATCATCTATGAAATCGTGTACGCCCATAGCTAATGCTAGATTGTGAATTGGATTGCGTAACGCCATGAAGTTGTAAGTCCTCCACCAAGTAGCTTCGTACTTACTTACATCATTGACATACTTCTTCACATAGTAAATGTCTGCTATCCCATCTTCACTATTACCCCATATAGCATCAAACCATTTCCATTTAAACCTTTTTTGGTTAGGTACTAGTACACTAGTTCTATTGCTAGGTACATACTCTTCCATCCATAACATTCCTATCGGTATCACAAACCAGCCTATAATTGTCATTATAAGCTGAAATATGAACATCACTAAGAACTTAGCTATATTCCATATGTGTATCATACTATACTCCAAACTTTGTAAACATAGCTATAAATTCATCATCTGTCGGTAATGGGTTCATAGCCATAACTGTAGGCTGTAGCTCTCTAGCTTCTTTCCATACTAAGCTATTATACGCAACTATGTCAACACAAAATTGCTGATGAGGATGACTTACATCGTCTTTATACAACACACAATTAGTTATACTCTCAAATCTAACTCCATTAGCATTGTTATATTTATCAATCTCAGTCTGTACCAGCTTTTTTACAAGCTCTTCCCCATGTGCCACAAGCTTGACCATATCCTCAGCCTGTATTCTAACTAGGTCTGGAGTCAAATCATCATTATAGTATTCGTAGTATGAACCATCTTCTTTAGTAAAAATGTTCTCCGTTGGCACTTCCTTGTACCCTTTAGAGATGTGGAACTCTGTCAAAGTCCCTTCCCCTAAAGTATGTAATTTTCCATCTGCAATTTTTAAAATCATTTTGTTTCTCCTATATATTCAATTACTATATTTGTGTAGTCTTTACCATCCTCGAAGTATATAAAGTGAGCACTTGAAGCAGCTACACTTTCAATGTACATAGTATCTCCCTTTTTTAGTTCTTTAAGAATAGTGGGTTCAACACCTATGTATTTCTGTTTATTTGTACCACTAGTGTAAAATGCTGTCTCAACCTCACCGTTAATGTATATAGCAGAATTTACAGTAGTAATCGTAGTGTCACCATGCTTATTCCACACTCTAGGGTTAAATCTATACCAGCCATCTTTAGGGCAAGTCCACAAGCCATTATTATAGGCATTATGCGTATCTACTTCAGTCGTCCAGTTAAATATAACACCTGCAGCTTTAATACTAGTCCCTCCAGCATAGCCTGTGTATATTGGCTTATCTCCATATATAGGTGACCCCATTGCCACTTTACCTTGCACATCAAGACTGTCCATTACGTTAGTAAGCAACTCATCATCTTCTCTAATTTCCATAGGAGTCTCACTTGCTACCATTACAGGATTAGGCAAGAAACTTACAGGAGTTGCTAGTGGTTGGTCTAGTGTTGGCTCTAGTTTGTAGACTGAGATGTCATCTACATGTAGCGATGCCCCGTCAACATTAGTACTTAATTGCAAAGTTACATACATGCTAGAAGCAGTTGCTATAAATTCGATTGTATAAACCCCAGTTGTTAGGCCCGAGCTCTGGAATCCCTCCCCTGAAGTAGCCCCATTTCCTATCGCTGAAAACTCCCCAATTGAAAAATACCCAGTATCGCTTGTATCAAAAGTAGCCTGTGCTACATACTTAGCACCAATAGTTAAACCAGATAGCTCTTGCTCTATGGCTGCATAGTCTTTACCAGTAGGATTTACTATTTTACCCCTACCACTATTCCATGTTAACGAACTAGTTGAAGTTTCATAAGTCGAACCATTATAGACTGTTGAAGTCCACCCACTTGTATCAACATCAAATGTACCATTAGTAATCAGCTCTCCACCAGTTGTAGTACAGTACTTACCACTCTCAACGTCAAACACTAGCCTGTTGTCATCAGCACTTTCTTTTTCATACAGCCCAACACTAGGTTTTCTATCTTCAAAGATATACCCACTACCGTCTAACTTTCTACCTACCCATTTCAGTCCATCACTAACACCAGCAAAGTCTATGCTTTCAGTAACTTGTTCTGAACTTCTAACAAATCCGTTTCCGTCTATACCATCTGTGTAAGTGAATACGCCGTCTGTAATCACTAAGTTACTGTTAGAGTCTATTGTTGCACCCCCGCTTGTCATTACATTGCTTGTGACTGTACTTATTCTCTTATCCGCAACTCCTTGCAACTCACTATCAGTAGCTACGGTATCAGTATGCAGTCCTCTTTCATTCTCTATTATATCCCTAATTTTACTCATTATTGCTCCTCGTACTTAGGCATCTCTAGTAGTACCTCTTCAATAGTAGGTATTTCTCTATCGCCATTTTTTACATTAGCCTCTAGTTGACTAGCATAAGCCCATACTTCATAGTACCAATCAGTTAGTTTCTGTGCATTCTCTTTCATGTTTCTAACTATACCACTATCCGTATCTTTTACAGACACAGCACCAGCTCTAGCAGATTTCATATCATCCCATCTAAACTCTTGGGCTTTCTTGTCTAGTGCTTCTTGGATAGCATTGTCTATTGCTTTTTGTTGTTCTTTTGCTAACTCTTCTTGTGTTGGAGGTGGCGGAGGTGGCGGAGATATCCACTTTGTTCCATTCCAAGTATCTTCACTTGAACTAGGCACTAACTCCGTTGCTTCCTCGCTTGGACAAGTTGCACTTGTTCCGCTTCCAGTTTGATTTCCGTTTTCATCAAAATAATATATGTTCATCTGTTACCCTTTCATTATGTATGCTAATTTCATGTATGGTGGTAACGTAGTATGAGTATGAGCCCCACTGCCAGCTACATTTTGGGTTGCGCTTGCTCTTGCATACTCTGCGTGCATAACACCTGACTTTCTTCCTGTGAGCAAATACCCTGCTGCGTTTGATGTTGAATAAGACCAGCCCGATATTGGTATGCTGTGTGTGTGTGAACCAGCCTCTGACGTAGTCGTGCTACCGCCAACTGCACTTACGTCCCCATCTACACTTGCACCATAAACAAATCTATTTCTTAAATCTGGAGTACCATTTGCTCCATTACAAAGAAACCAACCGCTTGGAACTGCACTTATGAGGCCACTCCACATAGTTATTACGCCAGAAGGAATTGACTCCCCTACACTATCATCAACATACTTCTTGTTAACTACATCATAGCTACCGATTGGTTCACTTGATGGAGTAACAGGAAAACTTGAAAATGTTTTAACCCCTGCTATTGTTTCATCACCCGTCTTTGACACTTTCGTATTGTTTTTTGAGTCGATCTCAGCTTTACTGTAGAAATCTGCTAACACAAACGCCCCGTATGCCACTATGTCTATTACATCTCCTGCAGCAGCTCCACTTGATAGAACTACATCTGTTCCACTGCTTACATATACATCTGTTCCGTTTAATAGCTTTCTACCATTCAAATATACATCTGCATACCCGGGGTCATATCCACCAGCGACAGAAAACACCGTCTGTCCTTCCGTAGCAACAATAACTGCTCTCTTGCTAGTACCGTTTACAGTACTACCCGCATTATCCCAAATAGTGCCGTCAAATACCTTTAGTTTACCCTCAGTCGTATTAAAGTACATATCACCTTTAACCCTTGCTCCGCCACTAGGTTTAGTTGTAGGAGCAGTAGCACTTGGAGGGTAATACGTATCTGAGTATCTGTTCACGGCTAACATATTATCACTTACGGTAATAACACTGTCGATATCTGCAGAGACTACTTCGATTTCTGCTAATTTGCTGTGTACAGTATCCAATACACTTTTATCCGCATACAGACTGTCCAATACGGCTTTATCCGCATACAGACTGTCCAACACACTTTTATCGGCTACTAATGAGTCTAGTGTTGCTTTGTCTGCAAATAAACTATCCAACGTTGCTTTATCTGCGTATAAACTGTCTAGTGTAGCCTTATCTGCGTATAAACTGTCTAGTGCTACCTTGTCAGCTACGAGACTTTGTATTTCTGTCTGTAACCCACTGACAGTGACAACGTCAGCAGAGATTCCGCTTACAGTAGACACCTCGGTAGCTGCCCCAGCTACAGTAGTTACTTCACTCTTAAATGGCTCAGTTGTAACCGCCACCGCCGCCGTAAACGTCCTGTCGTCAACACCGTCCGCAACCTTGACAACGTCTTCGATGTTATCAGCAACTACCTTCACATCTTCGTACTGACTATATATCTCTCTTGACATACTCACATCAACAGACTGAAAACTACTTCTTCTCATAAAAACCCCTTACTTTCTACACTACCAAAATCTGTATCATCCGCGGGAAGTACTCCTAAAGCTAACGCTTCGTCACACGCTAATCTAAACCTAGTGTAGTGTGTGTTATTTTCTGCCTGCACGTTACCCTCGATTGCACCATGTGCTCTATACCCAATGTAGTGTAGCATTGCGTCCAGCAGTTGCATAGGTACCCGAACATCTGCTTCTGCCGCATTTCCGTTACCATCATCTACGTACGTTACCAACGTAGGATTCTGCCTATATACTACACTGACAAACGCGTTCTCCGCTATTAAGGGAACCTGCAATTGGTTATAACTGACAGTATATATACTTGCAGGATCATTGTCGTCATTTACACTAATTACAGTCCCGTTCTCGTTATACGCACCGACAATAGCCATAAATTCGTCTTCTGCCATCGGTTGTCCTTTAACTAGTACATTAGGGTCAGTTCCGTCCATACTATATATAGTCCTAGCAGGCTCCATTTGCAACTCGATTATAGCCTCTTCCGTCGACAACTGGAATCTATTGTACAACGCTATCAATGCCAAATTAACATAACTAACAATCTTTCTGTCTGTTTTATCCTTAGCTGACACAGAGGCCAACTCACCGGCTCTCGCCTGCTCTAGTATCAGTGATAACTTCATTTTATTCCTTACTGACTTATTTTAGCCTATTATACCTAATAGCACCTTCACTCCGACTTAAAAAATAACACTGCTACCAGACTCTTCCTCATGGGTACCATCCCAGATATCAGACCACATCCCTCGATCACTACCACTAATACCATCCACGCTATCAATTCCGTTATCAGGCAGTGTGTATTCGATCATTGCTATCTGGCTAATTAGGTCGATCCCGTCATCTTTCTTCGAGTTAATACTCTCGTAAGTCAAGTACTCCAATTCTTCCAGCATCTCTTTCATGTCTTCCGTCGACCTCATCTCCTCAGGGAAATGTATCTTCTGCATCTCAAAGCTCGGCATCACGTACTTGAATCTCTCCAGCTTATTTCCGCCGACTGCCTTACTCCGAATACCCTTCGTATTCACTCCGGCGCCTTTCTGCCTTGCGAACCTGAACCACACATTCTTCTCCATCATCATGCGCTCTAAGGCAAAGATATTCAAGTTCTGCTGACCATCAACCTCGACACCGACCTCCAGCACTCGACCGCCACGCCCCCATTTCTGCACCATTCTAAGTGTTACTTGCAGTAAAGTCCGTCGTAATCAACAACGTAAAATTCGCCAAATTCTTCAGTATGTTCTTCCTGGCATACCACTGAAGCATGCCCTCTTTAATCATTTTATCTTCTTCACTGCTAATCCTCAGCATCAATTCCTGATTAAATTCCCTCAGAGTTCCTCCGTAGTGTGCATCCTCATACCTCTCCATCATCTTCTCATACGGGTGCATCGCAGGCCAACTACTTCTGTAATCTTTGCGTGGTAAGTCCAGACTTATTCTCTCGCACAACGGCAAGCATATAGGAGTCCATATACCACTCTCTAGGGCACTGTATATAGGATCTTTCTTATTAAAAGGTGTATTGACTGCAATGACCATCCCTTTGCTCCCTAAGGCATTCTCTGCGTCTGCATATATCATACTTCTCAACTTCCTCATTATGACCGGGCTACTTGCATCTGCCTCACTCTTAATAATATCATCAAACAAAAACATACTTGGCCTCTCTGTCCTATAACGAATACCACGGACACTACCCCCAGCAGCCCCTTTCACCTTATACATGAAGGCCCTCTTCTTTATTCTCCCGTTACCTTTCCTAATGAACTCACACTCCTCATCAGTAAACCTCATCTTCTCGAAATAGTCCTTACAGAAGGTGCTGTCCTCACAGAAATCTCTAATAGTATTTGCCTGCACTTTGGCACCTGCTTGTTGCGAATCGCCAAATCCTACAACGAACATCATACGCCCAAAGGTAGGCATCTCTCCCTTAATTGCTAGGTAGATAGGTAAGTAGGCAGTAATCACAGTACTCTTCGCGCTCATTCTTCCTGCAATAATGGCAATCTTTTTTCTGTTAATTCTAATCTTTTTGTTGATTTCTTCTGAATACGGGTAGTTCTCTCTCTTAATATTTCCAAAGACAAGGTCCACAAGGAAGTAATGCATCAAGCTATTCTCTACTTCAGGCTCCTCGGGTGTACCCATTAAACAACAGGTCGATATTGTCCAGTGCCTTATCCACATTAAACTCGTAGTCAGGTCTCTTCCTAGTCTTAATCTCTTTCGGTAACTCCTCAACACCTTTGACTACAGCCTGCTCGTACTCTTTCCAGTTCTCATAAGGTACACTTTCATCACCCTCAATCTTTCCGAATATCGGCTCTCTTTCTCTACTACTCATCGACATCCGCCTCGACGAACTCAGTCGTAATTCCGATTTTCTGTACGTCTCCGATGTCTGCACCGTCCACAAGTCTCTCATGCTGTTTTTCACTAATCTTGCTCAACTGGTCAAATAACTTCGTCGTCAAGTCCATCGCCTGGCTACTTGGTCCTATCTGTAATTCAACATTCGCTTGTTCAGGTCCTTTAGTCGCTGTCAGCAACTCTTTAGCAGCAGCAATTCTGTCCTTACTGTACGCAGCATTTTCCATCTCTGTCGCAAGCACACTCACAGCCTTTATTCTCTCTCCTTGAAACATTACGTTCACAGGCAGCAGGCTCTGTGCCATCAGTTGTTTCACTAGTTTACTTCGTCTGTATCTACTAGCAGCAGCCAACAGCGCGTTATACCCATCACTATCAGGAGCGTCATTCCACCGCTTCTGTACAAAGGCA